TTGTGCCGCCATTAAAATTACACTCGTTGCACTGTGTTTTTCTGCAATTTTCCAGTTTTCCATTAACGACGGCAATGTTCCCCCCATTGCATGCGATTTCAATAATCTCTTTTTCATATTTCTCTTTATTCAGCATCCTTCTTCTCCTTATCTATAAAAACTATGACCGACACTATCTTTAAATAAAAATTCTCTATTTTTATCAGCCCATGAATTACCATTAGTTGAATCAAAATATAATGCTCCATTCGTTGTATCCCCAAACTGAAATGCATATTCACAAGCTAATATTGTTGTTTCTGTTACAATTACATTTTTGTAAGCACCACTTGTATAACTTGAGAATTGTGGATATTGTGTAATAACATCATGCATTGACTTTGGGAAATCGTCATGTTCCATTCTGTTTAGAATCACGTTTGCAACATTTACCTTTTCGTCAAAATATGTATCTCCACGCACTTCAGTTTCTACTATTCTGAATAACAATTCTAACTCATATGAATTAAAATAATCATAAATAGACTCATCAGGATCAACCCATGCAGAGTATTCTTGTTCAATTTCTTTATAATTCTTAAACCATTCTTTTGTATCAGAAGTGTCTAAAGCATTTATTTTTGTTACAGCTTCTTGAATTTTATCTAGTTGTCGTTTTGATATAACATCGACTTGTGCTTTAGAAATAGATTCCTCTATAACCAAAGTCATATCTTCTGTTACTCCTGATACTAAGTTGTCTTTTAAAATGCTGTTATTCTGTCCCCAAATGGGGACGACAGGAAAAGATACAGCAAATAAACATGCTAAAATTGCTAACCGTTTCTTCATTGTTTCTCCTTGTTCTGTTGTATAATGGATTTTGGTTTGATTTGTTACATAGATATATTCTCTGTTTGAAAACAAAGATTAATGAATCATTTCTAAGAATTGATCTTCTGAGATAATAGGAACGTTCAAAGATTTTGCTTTTTGATTCTTAGATGATGTTGAGTTAATATCGTTATTAATAAGATAAGATGTTTTAGAACTTACAGAACCTACTACTGTACCGCCATGAGTAACTATATCGGCTTTCAATTCGTCACGATTTTTATAATGATTGACAGAACCTGTTATAACAAATGTTTTTCCTTGTAATGTATTTGGGATTTCATCTAAGACTAATTTTGGTGTTTCAAAGATAAATTCGTTTGCTAACTGAAGTATATCTGAATAATAATTTTTCCAATAAGCATTGAGTGAGCTTATTAATGTATCTCCAACGCCAGGTAAATATCTAAAATATTCTGCGCCTTTAATCGTCATTTCATCAATAAATGTATCGAAATCATGATCTACTGCTTCAGAAATCATTTTACTTGTTGACCTACCGAGCAATGGAATTGATAAACTATAAAGGAAACGCTCAAGACTTGTTTTACGAGACTTTTCAATATAACCAAGAAGCTTTTCAATAGATCTTTTACCAAAGCCTTCCAAAACTTTCATTTCATTTTTGTGGTCTGCTAAATGATAAATATCCTTAATAGAATTCAACCATCCAAGATTAATGAATTTTTCTATTGTAGATTCTGAAAGGTTTTCGATATCTAATGCATTTCGACTTGCTGCGTGAACCAACTTACCTAAAAGCTTGCCCTTGCAGTTTGGATTTTCGCACATAAGAACTTCTGAATCATTCTCTTTAACAATTCTTGTAGGTTTACCACAAATCGGGCATTTATTAAGAATTTTACAAGTATTACTTTTTGTTAAGTTTTCTCGAATTTGAGGAATGATTTGATTTGATTTTATTACAGCAATCTCGTCACCGATTCCAAGTTGCAATTTTTTCAAAATTGATACATTGTGAACGGATGCCCTACTCACAATTGTCCCATCTATTTCTACTGAATCAAATATGGCAGTAGGTGTTAAAATTCCTGTCTTTCCCATTGTCCACTCGACATGTCTTAATGTTGTAATTGTTTCTTCATCATAAAATTTAAAAGCCAGTGAATGTCTTGGATGATGCCCTGTTATACCTAATGATTTGCCGTATTCTACATCATTATAAGAAATAACTAAGCCATCAATCGGATACGATTTTTCTTCAGCAATAGCTTTTAATCGTTCAATTTTTTCTCCAATATCATCTGATGAGCTATTGTATATAACATATGGGACTACCTCAAATCCAAGCTTTCCCGCAATTCCGAATCCTTCGGTATATGTTGATACACCAAATGGAATCTTCCATGCAACAAAATGAATGTGTCTATCTCTTGCAATTTTACTATCAAGCTGCCTTACTGAACCAGAAGCATAACTTCTTGGATTTGCGAAAGAATTATTTCTTATGTAATCTGTGTATTCTTTTCCAGTTAAACCTAACTCTCCAGCTTCACGCTTTGCTTTCTCAACAAGAGGATCATTGATTGCTTTAAAGTCTCTGACTGTTACAATGGCTTCGCCTTCAACTTCAAAAGGCGTATCAATGTGTATTTGTGTTGGAAAATTTTCAAACACTCTCGCATTGTGTGTTATGACTTCTCCTATTTCGCCATTTCCTCTTGTTTCACTTTGTTTTAATGAATTGTATTTATACGTGTTTAAAACCGTTAATCCATCCATCTTCAACGAAAGAACGCAATCTCTACCGTTAGAGAACTTAACTAAATCATCTGTAGATTTAGTTTTATCGAGTGATAACATCGGATGAGAATGAGTAATTTCTTCTAATTTAGACACTACATTGCATCCGACATTCTGAGTAGGACTATTTGCTAACACAATCCCTGTAATTCGTTCCCATTCTTTCAATTCATCAAATTTACAATCAAATTCATAATCACTCATAATTGGACTGTTTTTATTATAATAAGCGTCAGATGCTTTATTAAGCAGCTTCACTCTTTCTGCAATATCGCTTTTGTTCATTCAACCCCTCCTAATTATCTTTAATAAATACTGTAATTTTACACTGTCCTCGTCCTATATCTTCCATATATGTAAAGAATCCTTGGTTATTCAAATTCTTTTCTTCATCAAAAGCCTCTTCTATCGGAAGCTCTGTCGAATAACTATAAAGCAGAGGAAAGCCTTGTTTCATTTCTTCTTCTGATAATAAAAACTGCATAATTTAGTCCTTTCTCATGTAATAATTTTTAATCTTACATTTACTTTCTTTTTGGTTTTCTACCACACGACTTGCTTTCTGTACAATAACCAACTTCATCACATTTTGCATGGAAAAGATTATCTACAATCCACTTCCATTCATCTGAATATTCTCTTAATGCATTGCAAATGTCTTTGAATAACTCTCTGTATTCCCAGTAAGCACGACTGCACATTCTAACTCTACTCATTTCAATAAGACTTCTTAAACTGCGTTTATCTACCATTTTTGTGCAATAAGCTAATGGGAGTAACATTGTTGCATCTTCGACTGGTACTCCGTTATTTATGAGATGCTGAATATAGGTATTAATATATCTCATAACGCCATGCCATGTTGCAGCAACATCTTCATCGTTATTAATTGATTGTGGTGTTATATAACCAAAACCTTCTCCTTTAGAATAATCAATATATCTTGTACTTGCTTGTAATCTGCTTGCTCCAACAATATGAGTGTAATATTCTCGAATTGTTTTTGCTGAATATCCATCTATAATCATTTCAACATTTGGATATTCCATTACTCTTCCATGACCTGATTTGATACAATCAAAACCACGCTTATAATTTTTTTCATCATCTGTAATATTTGCATTCCAACAACATCCTGCCCTTCGTCCCATTAGCGTTATTGGATTCTTTGTTGTTTCTGGTAAAATTGTGATTGTTCCCATTTTGTCCTCCTATATTTTTATTCAAATTATTTTCTATAATATTTTGTGATTTCTTTAATAATTTTTACATTATTTAATAAAGGTTCTCTGTCGGCACCTTCAATGAATAATTCATCTCCCGTTACTAAATAAACGTTTTTATCACTTTCCAATAATAAAACAAAATAATCCGCTATTGCATTTTTATTGGGGTTTTCTGGGAGTATAGGATAATACAATCCATTAGACTCAACTGCTCTCCATACAGACACTCCTCCTTCCTCTCTGATTACTGAATCTCCTCTATGCACTTCACTTATTTCGTCAGTTGGTATTTCACCAAACCTTATATATAATGGAATACTCGCCTGTTTCATTTTAGTCCTCCTAATGTGTTTTCATATGAAAAAATCATTTATTATGTTATATTGTTCCAATATATTGTTTCCCTGTTCCATTACAAGAAACACAAGTTTCGTTTTCTTCTTTAATTCCACAATCGAAAATTCCACTGCCATTACATTCCAAACATTTTATTTGAAACACAAAATCTTTTTTTATTACAGGTCGTTGTTTAACAACTGTATTTCTATACCAACCACAATAAACATTTATTTTTTTATTTTGTAAACTGCCAAACATAATCAACAAACCTATCAAAATTCATCATTATTTGGTCATAAACATCAATCTTAATATCATCTGCTTGTCCAGTCCAAGGTGATAAAATTATTTCATATTCACATTTAGACCAAAAATAATACATAAGATATTTTTTTAAACCATCTGCAAATTCATCTCTTGACAAATTTTCTTGTAATAACTTATTAACTTTTTCTGCAAAAGTACCATGATTAAATACATTCCATTTAATAATTTTTTGTGTATTGGAATCATGATAATAAACATACCATTCCATCTGAAATGTTTTATTTTTCTTTGTATTGATAATAAATTTGAAACAAACTGGTTCTGCAACCATATCAACCATATGTTCACCTCCTGATTATTTATTCTCTTTTCCTTGTGGAATAATGAGCGAATTGCTCTAAGATATGCGAAGCATATTATATTATAGCTTATAAGTTATATTTATGAATATTCTCCATTAATAATTTTTTGCAAGCGTTCTAACTGGCACTTATACCACTCATTTTTTTTCGTCTGTTCCTTGTTTGTTAATAAAATAAATTTCTTTTTCTGCATACTTTTTTGCATCTTCTACAATGTGTTTCCATGTCTTGTTGTATGTAATAACATTCACTCCATATTCACATATAGGAAGACTACTAGCCCATTTGTGTGCAATTTCAAATGCTTTGTTTTCATTTCTTGTATATTTACAATTTCCCCACATTTCAACAACTCTAGTTGGAACAAGTTTTCCTCTCTTATTCATATCAGTACACAAGTCACCGTCAATTACTGACCATGTTACATTATCAATAGCACAAAGATGTGCCACTCTGTACTGATCTTTTGTCTTTAAAATATAAATTCCGTTATCTGCGCTCATTTTACTCTCCTTTTTTAAATCGCAAGAAAGTTTAGATTCCTGTGAATTTTTATTTATTATTTTCTACTAATTCTTTAACGTATTTACAACTATCATCGTATGTAATATTAATTCCTTTCTTCCTAAAAACTTTCAAGTCATTTACTCTATAATCAGCTATACGATACCAACCACTATCAGGGTTGAATCCATCACTAAAAACATGTTTTGTATTGAATCTACCTTCACAGTTATATAGTCCTTCCATACATCCATGACCATATACATTGATGTCAATTAAATTATCTTCTCTTTCTTTACACATATATCTTATTCCCATATATCTATCTCTTCCTTTCACATGAAATAATAGTCTAATCTTCTTCGTTATCATCACCGTCATTGCTCGTACTTATATCAACACTAGCTTTAATACAAGCAGGAAACAATAACGCCCAGAGACACCAAGCAGATTCTGTATATTTAATTGCAAAAATTACTGCTATTGATGTTGCAATCCATGCAGATGCATAAGCAATTGTCGTTGCGATATTTTTCATTAATGTATTCTCCTTTTTTATTTTTCAAAATTACTCAAACATCATCTTTAATCTTTCAACAAATGATTTATCTGATTTTACTTTTACAATTCTAACTCCATAAACCGATTTCTCATTTAGTTGCTCTAAAATTTTGTTGAGTGTATCTGTATCTTTGACTCTAATTGTGATAAGTGGATAAATTGAATACTGCTTTTGTTTCGTTCCAATAACTTCCACATTGTTTCTAGCTAATACTCCAAAAACATTCTTATCGTCAGACATACAATCTGTATACTGTAAAATTACTTTCATATTTACCCCTTTCTATAATAAATATCTCAATCCACTTAGATACTTTTCTTTTAACCTATCTGTTAGTGTATCTGTTAGTGACAAATGATCTTTCATATCGGCTAATTTAACCCAATATGCACACAAATAATCATTTGTGTTATACTTCTTAAACCTCTGACAATACTCATCATACGAAAGATCGTCTGGTTTAGTTAAGAGTAATAATGCGTTTTGGAAATTATCTGGCAAACCAGATGATTTAAAATTTGTATCTTCTACAAGATCATGCATAATTGCCAAAGCCACACACTCATCTCTTAAATCGTATGGAATAAAGATATTTTCTGATACATATGTAGCAACTCTAAGCGCATGTTCTAATTTATCCTGTGGATAATACTGTTTTGCAATTCTTAATGCTGTGCTTACTTTTATCGTTTCTTTATCTAATGTCATATTTTTCTCCTAATCTCCACATGAAATAATGGTTTCTTTCTACTTCAGTAACATATAAATCGCCCACGGATAATAGATATAATCTAACACCACATTAAACAGCAACTGAAATCTGTGAAACTTAAAATCCTCAATATTGTAACTAAAAGCTGTTTTTACTTCTGATAAGTTTACACCCAATGACCATAAACAAGTGAATACCTGTAGGGCAGACATTACAATAAATTCAGTTGTTCCAATTTTGTTTCCTAATACTATATAAAAGATGATTAAGAATAGCTCCATGAAAAATGTAATCAATATTACACCACCTTGCATTGCATCACTCAATGGCTCTCCATTATTATTCTCTTTGTTTTTTGCGAGCTGTTTAATCATTCTCTTTCGCCATAGTGTTTTACTTAATGCACTTGGCGTACCTTTAATTCTAAAAAACATCAAAATAAATAAAATTGTTAAAGCTAAAATCTTCATATTATATTATTCCCCTTCTAAAATCTCTTTTGGACAGTAAATAATCTTCTTACCTGCTTTCTGTGCTTTACGAATTGTTGACCACACACCACCTGATTTAATTCCATCCCAAACTGCAAGTAAAACATCACAATGGTCAACCATATATTGATCTCTCACATTGTCACAGCCTTTATAGAATTCATCTGATAATTCAACCCATTCATCAGCTTCTGTCTTTAATTTATTGTAATATTTGTTAGATGAGTTGTAATCTTTACATGGTAATATGCAATGTAATTTTAAATTTCTATTCTTCTCTAACTCTGGCGAAACTGCTCTGTAACTCTCCTTAATAACACAAGTATTTAACCCAATTAAAATATCAGAGCCATTTGCCATGCCACAATAAACATTAGATACATCAAGAATTTGATTAAAAATCCAATGACCAATTTTTGCCCATTTAAGATCCAACTCATCATCTGGCAATCCTAACCTCTGAGGTCTATGACCTGTTAATGCTACTCTCATTTTTTACCTCCAATCTTCCAAAGAAACTGTCGATTCTTGTTGTCCTAAAATTTAACTTCTCCATTTTTCCATCTCTGAATATCGTACATTTCTCTTGATTTATTTGTCATAGTTGCTTCAATAACATTACAATCAAGTAAAATATTCAAAGCTAATGGTAATTCGTCAATTAGAATATCTTTTGGTTTATTTCTCATATCTAAGATTTCCTGAACTGTATATACATCCACATGTTTGTCAGTAATTTTCTTGATTGTTTCTTCAAGATACTTTTTCTGAGTCTGTAATCCAACAACAATTGGACATCCTGTTTTAGTTGCTTCCATAATAAGATGCGTTGTTTTTCCACAACCTCTTGGCACATTAAAAATTTCCATATTGATTTATTCTCCTATCTTATAATTTTTCTACAATAACTCTGTATTTATCATTTTCATTGGTTTCAAAATTGTGATATTTAATCACAAAAGAGTTTTCATCGTTATCCTCACACTCGCAGCTAACATATGTTCTTTCCTCATCAAGAACGTCTCTTTCACTAATTCCTGCTTTTAAATCTCTAATTACTTCGTTCATCTGAATCATAGTCTTTATTCTCCTTGTAAAATTTCATTATTCTTTCATATAACTCAAGTGAAATATTTATTTGTCCTTTTTCCCAACGACTAATTGTTGTTTTGTTACATCCAACATAAAATGCAATTAACCCTTGTGAAATTTCTTCATCTCTACGCCACTTTCTAAATTCCTTATTTGATATTTTAGCTTCTGGAATTTCTGACCAAGCATAAACATCAGTTAAACCTTCACAGGCATAAAAATCATGCGGATAAACATCATATCCAAACATCTTATCTTTAAATCTTTTAAAGAATCCACATCCACCACATAATTCAATTGTACTTGGATCATAAAAACCAACTAGCACTCCATTATTTTTGGTGTATAATAATAGTTGTGTACTCGTAGGTGGATAATCTTTTTTAGATTTTAGTTCATGTATCATTTATTGTACTCACCTCATTTCTATATACAATATATGGTGGTGTACCATTACTACCGCTACTATATTTTGTATATAACTTCAAAAGAAATCCGTCTTTCCTTGGCTTTTTGAGTCTCTGAAACGCCCTATTTATGGGCATTCCAGAAATTCAAATTACTCTTCTACTGTATTATTCTCTACAGTTGAGCTAATAAACTCTTAATTGGCTCTCTATTCATATTTTCTTTAGCCCATGATATGTAACTTGGATCTGACTGAGCAACATCAACAAGCTTCTCACCACTGTGCTTTCCAAAGTTCAAAACATAATCCTCTAATTTAACAACTTCCTTTTTTGGTACTTCAAATCCATCAAACAGAACTTCAATATCTTTACGACTTGCAAGGTAGTCTGCTAAGTGTAAAATTGTCTGATATTTGTTTTTAGGCAATGGCAATACCGTTGAACTTCTTTTATCAGTATTCCATGCACCCATATGGCTCTCAATTGTAGTTGCAATCATTTCGATTTCTTCATCAGAAAGTTCATTGCCTTTTAACTCACGAATAACATTAGCTGCCAAAAGAGGATGATCGAACTTTGTATATTTATTTTTTGTGAAGTCATCATCATTTCCGCTTTTTCGTGAATCATGCATCATTCCTGCAACTCTCATTAAATCTTTCTCTCTTTGAGTAAAATTTTTACCAAAGCAATCAACAGCAAAAATATGATTTAAGAATCTTACCAAAGCACATGTATGTCTTGCCAATCCTAAATCACCAAGAGCATATTGAGGATGGTATTTTCCTGTACTTGACGCTCCAACATTCCAAAAATAATCTGGAATTGTTTTAATACATCTTTCTGCAAATTTTCTAATATCTTCTGACTCAATTGTGTTTAAAATCGAATCAAAAATGCTTGACTTACTATTCATATATTCTCCTATTCTGCTTTCATAAATATCTGAAGCATTGTTTTCCTATCGAAATTTTCCTTCTTTTTAAGTGCATTATTTACTGTACGAATTTCTCCAAGGTGATAACATTTTTCTTTTGCTCTACTCTCTCCTACATATAACAAATTGGAATTCAACATGAATGTGTGTGCTTTAGGTGTAATTAAAACAACCACCTTGAACTGACCACCCTGAGATTTGTGTGTACTGATGGCATAAGCCAATCGAATATTTTTCATAGAACTTTTTGGGATATAGATAAGTGTTCCATCATAATCAACAACCATTGCATCTTTTAAAATTTTTATAACTCTACCAGATTCACCATTGGCAATGAATGTTGTATTTTTATCATCAATGTATTCCTCATTGTAAATAATTGCTTTGTAATCATTAGCATAGTTCATTACAATGTCATTCAATCTGAATTCTGTATCTCCAAATGTGATTTTCGCCTTTGGATTAGAATTAACTGCATTTTGTATCTTCTTATTTAATGCTACTGTTCCATAATCACCTACGTTATAGCAAGACAATACTGCAATATCATCAACAGAATATCCTTTTGATAATAATGTCTGATAAAGTTTTACAGTATATTCAACAAGTTTATCTTGAAGAATCGGCATAAATATATATGACTGATCTTCGCCAAACACTTGCATACCTGTTTTGGTCTTATCTAAATATTCAGTACCAGTTCGTGTATCTGTCGCAACCGTAGATAAACCACCTTTACCATAACGGAATACCTTATCAAGTGTGATAGTAGGAATATTCTCGCATTTCAACAAATCATAAAGTACATTACCAGCACCAACAGAAGGAATCTGTGCATCATCACCAATAAGGAGTAATTTTGTTTTCTCAAAATCTATAGCTTCAAGCAATTTTCTAAATAAGAAAATATCTACCATTGAAAACTCATCCACAATTACTACATCGTACGGCAATTTATTCTCTTCATTAAATCCCCAATCAGCAGGTGGCATATACATAAGACCTCTATGAATTGTCATAGCAGTTTCATTTGTAAAACCTGACAGTACCTTTGCAGCTCTACCAGTTGGTGCTAAAAGTAAATGCCTTTTGTTATAAGCATTTAACATATTTACAAATGCCTGTGTGCTTGAAGATTTACCACTACCACCATATCCAACAAGAAGAACAATGTTATTTTCACACATATATTGTGATGTTTTACACTGATTATCAGTTAGTTTAAAACCATCAAGTTCCTGAAATTTTGAACAATCACACTCCCATTTTGTATGTATCTGCAATCCTTCTTTTATTCTCTCTGCTATATATTTCTCTGTTTCATATGTTTCTTTCTTACATACACTTAATAATTCTCTATCGAATATTACATCATTATCACCTTTAAGAATAAGCGGCAAGTTGCTTTTTGCTTCTGGGACTAATACATCAAACTGTTTCTTCAAATCACCAACATGCATATATGTATTACCATTATTTTCATTCTCATCAAGTAGATAATCTACACAAGCTTTCGCTCTCTGATATGATGTTATAAGATCAAATCCAAAGAACAAAACTGGTTTTCCCCCATTCTTCTGACATTCTTTACTATCCTTATCCAATGTCAATAATAGAGAATCAGCAGTTTTAAAACCAATCCCTCCTAACCTACAAAGACACTGATATGGTTCTTCTCTAATAACTTCCTTGATTTTGTCAACAGAAGTATATTTGTCATACAGTTTTTTTACTGTTGAAAGATTAAATAATCCTCTGAATTCTTCTACAATTTCAGCTAATTTGAAATTCTCTATGACTTTATTCTTAATAACATTGAATGTATAATCTTTAATACCTTTCGTTTTTGATAAATCAATGTCATCTAATCTGTTATTCATTATTCTATCTACGATGTCGGGATATGCTTCTAATAACACATCTGTCTGATTTGGTGTAAGAATTTCATATAAGAAATTCCGTGTTGCAGCTAATGTAGTAGGTTTCTCTCTTTTAATATTAATTACATCGTATCCGACTCCATGAGAATCGGATACCTCCTTTGCTTTTACAATGTAATCTACTCCAAGATTGAGTTCTGAAATATTACCTTTAATAGTTGCTGTGCCATATTTTCCAATCTGTACATCGGGATATTCAAATGAATTGACAGAAACACCATATATTTTGAAGTCAGTAGAATTATATACAAGTCTTTCTGGTACACATTTAAATTCAATTATTTTATCCAACTTTACATCTCCTTCTAATATACATCCCACTTCTTTACTATTCTCTCTTTTTCATCCGTTTTAATCCAATCGCCGCCAACCTTCTTCATTTTATTTCTCTCACCAAATTCTTTTACATTGATGACATTACCTGCTATAAATGGGGATTCAATGAATGACTTTCCAGAAGTAATTTTTGTTTTAAGATACTCACCATCTCTCATGTTATAAAGCATAAGGTATGGTTTTGTTTTATCCTTATAGAACTTACACTCAAGAACATAATACATATCTTTTGGTGCTTTCGGATTTTTGTACATTATATTTCCAAGATACTCTTGCTCATATACAATCTGTTCTTTTATTGATAATGATTTATTCTCTAAACCGCTTATCATAAGTTTAACAAGTTTGTCCTTGTCAACATTGCTATACTGTTTAGGTGTCTCTTTCTCTGCGCATTTTCTTACATCTTCTTCTCTAATGTTCAGTGATGCAATTTTATCTTTTTTCAATGTCTTACATTTTCCTAACAAATTGTACATATCAATAATTGACAACAAATATTTATTCTTGCCAAACTCAGAAAAGAAATTTAGTGTCGTAAGAATATGTAATTGTCTATCATCCACAGATGTTTTTGAAATAATATCAGAAAGTAAATCGACAAAATTATCATAATGATTTTTAGACAATTCATATAATTCATCTGCAATCTGATCATTACAATATTTTATAGAAGAGATTCCTTGATAAATTGCATTTTCGTCTTTATCCATGAAATACTGTGCTTTAGATTTGCCAAATTTTATTCCTTTGATTTCTATTCCCTGCGATTTGATATATTCTTTGATGTTTGACATTTTTTCATTATTGTCTACATAAACATTCAACGCTGATGTTAATAGCTCAATCTTATGGTAATATCTTAACCATCCAATAAATAGACCTATCATACTATATGGAACGGAATGATTTCGTGAAAACAAATAATTAGATGCATCTTCGATTACTACCAAGAATGACTTTATAGCCTCTCTTGCTTCGGCTTCGGTCATTTCATACTTCTCTTGTGCAATTGCAATAAATCCTGGAATATATCTATCATCTTTATTACCGTGAATATCTACCATATATCCACCATTTTCAATGATAGGTATATCTGCTTCAGTACCTGTTTTTTTAGCAAAATGTCTACGGACAATATCTGCCTGCCCCATAGTAAAGCCACAGAAATCATGCAAGAAATCAATAATCTGTTCCTGATATACTAAATAACCAAGCGTAGGTTTCAAGAAATTATTAAGTGCTTCGTTGCCATTGTCTTTGTAAATACCATTGAATAACTGTTCTCTATAAGATTCACCTGCTGGTCTAATAGCACCACTAACCATAGCCATTACATCAAGATATGAGATATTATCATTCTGTGCTTTAATATTCTCCAAAGTTTCCTTACTAAGTGTTCTTTTTAATGAATCACTTGCAAAACCACTTTCAAACTGGAATATCAATGTAGTATCTTTTGCTATTGAGTTAATAACATTTTCATCTGAGAAATTAACTTTATCAGGTGTTAAATAATCTATACCTGCAAGTTTACAAGCACCATCAATTAATCCAACAGCATTTAATCCTAACAAATCTAACTTTACATAATTCAAAGAATCAATTTCATGCATGTCAATCTGACTTACAGGACGTGGATCTGATGTAATAGACAATGTTCCAAAATCATATCTTATATCTGTAGGACTACAAACAATTCCTGCTGCATGTCTGCCAAGTGATGTAATCGTGCCAATTACCATATCAACATATTTAAACATTTCTGAATATTGTTCTCTGATTTTTTCTGGCATATAATCTTTGCCTTTATCATCAGTTTCTACCATATTTGATAATTCCTGAGTTTGATCAGGAGTCATCCCATATGCTCTACCGACATCTTTTATCGCTGCTTTTAACTGAATTGTATTAAAAGTAATAATGTTGCAACAATACAAACCTTCCTTATTAAATAGATACTCACGCACTTTATATCTATCTTCTGCGTAAATATCAGTATCTACATCAGCCAATGACATTCTTTCAGGATTCATAAATCGTGAGAAGTTAAGCTTATATTTAACTGAATCAACATCAGTACATTTAATCAAATATGCAATCTCACTACCAGATACAGAACCTCTTGAACATCCATAGTGCATATTATTTTTTAGCAACCAATTCTTGTAATCTGAATCGAGTAACATAAAATCAATAGCGTCATTATGTTTATATGTTTCTAACTCTTCCTGTATCCTTGGAATATACTCTGTTTTATAATTTGGGAGTTTGCTTATTCCACGTTCTTTTACGCCTTGAACTATTCGTGCCTTAAATTCTTTCTCAGCATCAGGATATAATCTTGGATATTTATTACTATAGTCCAATTCATATGATTCAATATTATCTGCGAATCTATTTGTTTCTTCGATTGCATCAAGATAAATTGATTTGGGTAATGCATTCTGTAATTCAAAAGCAGTAACCATATCATCATAAGATTTCCATGATAAATCACACGCATCTTCGTCATGGAAATTAACATTTTTTGATTTCTGCATTACTGCTCTACCCATCATATGATCCTTATCAATAGCATGTACATCGCTTGTAGCAATAAGCTTCATTCCATATTTCTGAGCAATTCTATACAAATACTGATTGTAATAAATCTGAACGTCAAAATTATGTGGCTGTATTTCCAACCAACATCTATGCTTATTTTTAATAAGGAATTTCAGAAATCTTTCCTGTACTTCTTTCGTTCCTTTGCATAACATACCTGCAACACAAGCTGTTAATACTAAAATATTATCTGATGTATTCTCTAGTTCCTCTAAAGTAATTCGTGGATTATAATAAAAATGACCATCATTACGATTAAATGAATCAGAAGAAAGTTTGTTAAGTTCTAATACCCCATCATAATTCTTTGCGTATAAACAACAGTGATAATTATCTCTTTGCAGATTATCCATATCAATTTTTTCTGTTACATAGAATTCTTCTGCATTGATATATTTTAACCCAGCCTTTTCACATGCCTGTCTTTTTGCAACATTATGAAGGACTGCGCCATGCTCTGTAAAAGCGATAGCTTTCATTCCTTCTGATTTCGCTTTATCAATATAAGCTTGAAAAGGGGTAATTGAGTCAACTTCAAGACCGCTATATGGGTTAGAATCCATACTATGTAAATGTAATACTGTTAAATTGTTCAACTTCTCACCTACCTATATCTATAAACTATTCACAAATGCCAATAAATCATCCTCATCATCATTCTCATCTGTTTCTTGTTCTTTAAATAGCTCTTTATCTTTTAAAAATTTATCTAAAGGTTTATGTAATTTTCTTGAATATCCACATAAATTTTGTAATCTAAATTCATCGGCATCTGTCACTTCTTGCCAAAAGATATTTTCATCTTCACTATTCTTATATTCTCTCTCTTTAAAGTTAATTTCTTCGACTGTATTGACAATGTCTTCTTTTAAATCGTTAATCTTTTCTTCTGTTAGAGGTACTTGTATATAACAATCATGGATTTCAAATTTTTCTCTAACCTTATCTGGTAAGCAATCAATATTATTGTTTAACACCATCTCATCAACATATTTATCAATATCATCTTCATATCCGAAATTTTTCAGCCACATCTTTGCCGTATTGATAAGACTTTCGCCTATAGAATTTCTTTCTATATATCTATCTTTTTTCTTACCATTTTTCTGTTCAATAGTAACTGTGACATATTTTAAGAAATTCCATTCGCATACAATATCTTCCAATGGAATATTTAATGCTTGCCTAATACCTTCAGCATAAATAACTAACTGACCACACTCTGCATTAATTTTTGCACCTTGATAACGTGTAGATGTCTTCCAATCTACAATATGCACACGCTTTTTCTCATTGTCATTTTCGTCTTTGCATGACTCGATATAAAGCATGTCAATATATCCTTGCATATAAATATCATCAGAAATTTTAATCGTAATAAAATGCTCAACTTTATGTGGGAAAGTAATCAGATTATGATTTTTAAAGAAATGTCTAATGCAATTTTCATATTTATTTGCTATTGCATCATTTTTATCAGAATCACTGCGATTGTATTTGAGTTCTGCACAATTCATTGTAAATAAGCTATCTTCATATAAATCTGGCATATCCTCATATTTAATTTTGCCAGTATATAGCTGCTCAATAATATCATGTACATTACCACCAGATACACAATAAATACTATTTGTTCTATCTTCTTTCTTGTGTAGGATGTATTTCAAAAAATATTCCCATCTATCTTGTTTGTAACAATGATATCTTGACCATGACCATAATGTATCAACACCAAATTTGTTACAAATTTCTGTTAATTCTTTACTTGTCTTTCTTGCCAATCTCTTAACTTTCTCCTTTCTGGCTCATCATATAAAACACGATGCTTGAGAAGGAAGTTGTATACTTTATTTGGCATATCAGCAGGACTATCTTTACTACCTTTCTTAATCAAATCCCAACGATCATATATGTAACTTACTTTTCTAATAGGATAAAATTTATCACATTCCTGTCTAATATGGTTTATATCAATTCCTTCATCTAAAGCCATTACAATTTCTACATTTAAACTAATCAGTATCCTAACTTGTTCTTCTGTAAGTTCACAATTTCCTATTGCAACAGCCGTACCATCTTTTCGTGAATACCTTTTAAGCACCGATTTCTGCGCTTCCAAAACGACTGCAAAACCAGCCTCTTGAATTGTTTGATAATTCTCATTTAATCCATATACATTTATTCCTTTTGGATATGTTTTGGACAACTTAAAAAACTTCGGAATATCAAACATCTCATAGTTTGGTACAGTAGTTCTCCCACTAATACCTATATATTCATTGTCATCTCCATCCCACTTTCGTTCAGGAATGACAATTCGTTTTCTATCATATGAATATCCAATGTTAAATCTTTTACATGCAAAAGGCATAACGCCTTCACGAACCCAATCAATATATGGTAAATCAGTATATTCTTTCATACATGAATCATCATACACTGGAACATCTTTATCAATTGTGTATCTTTGACGTTTCACCTTTTTGAAGATTGCCAATGGATCTTTCTTATTATCTTTGTTGTCACTCTTACTATATGAATATTTCAAACCTAAAATATTGTGGAGATATTTATTAGCTTTCCCAAAAGATGTACCTTTTATTGTCATAACCAATGTAAAAATATCTCCACGCTTATTTTCTTCCGAGCTTCTAATCGCCGTTGATAATGTATCTTTCTTTACACATATAGCAGTTTTATTATTGCCTTGTGGTAAGGCGGCTCTCCATTCATGAAGATATTCGTGTAGTCCATGACACTCCAACGATAATAAAATCTGTTCTATACAATTATTCTCTATAATGTATTCCTTTAGTTCATCTGCATTAATACACGCTCACCGCCTCCATCACAAATTTAAAAATCAACTGGGACAGAAGTAAAACCAACTTCTTTCAGTATGTTTCTACTCATATCATGCTCACATACAATTTGTATACTACTTGCAGCACCCTCACGGTTTTTACAAATGAATATAAGCTGATAATGTTTGCCTTCGTCCAGTTTGACAGGTATTTTTGATTTATTGTTTTTTCCATCAAATCTATATACCTTTAAAGCATTTTTCTCACCTGTATACTCATCTTCAAATACATCTCTCAACATTAAACATGTACTTGCAGGATCGACAATACTTTTCGCCATACCAATATTATCTTGACTATAAAATCTCTGACGTGCTGAAGACTTTGCCAACTGGAATGTAATAGTTACATGAACTTCCAATCCACCTTCTTCTTTACACTTAATTGTGTCATAAATATCAACCATATTCTGTTGCATATCTAACCACATCTTATCGGAACGACTGCCTGAATCGGCTTTATATGTATCAAGAATGAAATACTTAACACCGAGATTTGCATATTTCTTTAGAACTTTTATGAATTTCTGAGTCTTATATCTTTTAAATGGAATAAGAGTAAGCATGTTATTCTCAGATTTTTCAACAATCCAATCTGCACATTTCTTTAACAAATCTTTTGTCTCATCTGAATATTTACCATCTCTTACAACAAACTTCTGTAAGTCTTGTTTGTAGATATTATTTGCAACCCATACAAGTAATTCTCTCTGCCACTTACGAATTCCTTCTTCGTTTACAGCTATAACAAGCCTTTCCCCATATTTAATCGTGCTTGGGATCAACATTGATCTTGTTAATGTGGTTTTACCCATATTAGATAATCCACCAATCAGTGTTATATTGCCAGGTAACTGACCACCAGTTTCCTTGTTGAGAATATCCATATTATTATAAGGAAGACCAACTGCAATGCCTGCATCTAACTCATCAATTAAATCATAAATGCCATCAGCCAATGAATATGATTGCACGTCATCGTCTGCATTGATAAAAATATGATTTAACATTGCTTCATATTCTTCATATATTTCATCCAAAGACATATCACAGAATTCATTAATACGGTTATTTACAGGAAAACCATTTTTCAACATTTCTAAAACTGTTTTCCACTTGTATAGCTCTTTGACATACCCATCCATATTGTTAATGTTCACATACTCTTTGGCTTTATCAATCGTTTCATATCCACCATAATCCTCATATTCCTTTTTGAGTTTTTGATGCTTTTCAAGATATAAACCAACAGTCATATCATCCAATACTGATTTCTTTTCTACTACAATAATGTCATTTGCAATCTGCCAATAGACTCGCCATGTATTTTCACTAAAATCTTCAAGCTGCAATGTATAATCAAAAATTAATTCTGGTTGTTTATATAAAATAGCAACTATATTAGCTTCTGCTATTATCTTGTATTCTCGAATCTGTTTTGCACATTTTAATACTTCTTCCTGATAAGGAGTTAATTTTTTATTCTCTTTTTTCTCAGCCAATTAGTACCTCCTCAAAACAGTTTCTTCATTCTGTCACTTGTCTCTTTAGTCTTTTTTACATATCCAGCATTCTCATTACCCTGATTATTGAAGTCTTTAGATTCAACTCTCTCTTCAATCTTTTTAACATTCTGTAATCTCAAATACACATCGTTGATTTCAGGTTCAATCATTTTCATAATAAGATTGATTTTATGTTTTTCATCTTTGATTTTCTTTTCATTCTCATGTAAATATGTAACAATTTTTCTCTTACACAACTTAAAAGTACATAAAATTGTGTAATCATCATAATTAGCTTTTGCTTCATGATTATTATTCGCTATATGTTCGCCACGTTTAATACCTTGTAATTTTAATGCGAGATACTGTGGAAATTTCATATTATCATCGTATTCAAGAATCTCTTTCTTTACATACTCACATAGTTCAATCCACTGCTCGTTATCTTTCTTTTTTATATTTCTCATTTACCAAATCATCCTTTCTTAAAAACTCCAACAGGCAATTAACCTGTCGGAGCATAATTTTAATTAGGCTAACTGTAACTTGGCAAAATCAATTAACTCTGTAAGAGTATCTGGTGACTGCATTTCAAGATTCTTTAATGAAACATCCTTATCCTTCATCTGCTTGTTTACTTTGAGCAAAGCATCTTTATTATCCTTGAGTGACTTTAATACATCTTTAAATTCAGCAGCCAGCTCTTCTGCTTTCTCAGCTTTGTCAACCATAGAATCTGTAGAAGTCTTTAAGTCATTCTTGTATGATGTCTCATTTGTCTCAAGATCGTGCATTGACTCAAAATAATCCTTCCAAATATCATAAGATGGGTTCTCAATAATCTGTCCAACCTTAGTTACATTCGTTCTATCCTTCTTAACCTTTGCAAAGTAACGAACATCCTCACCGTTCTCTTCCTTATAGAACTCAAGGATTGTATCATAATCAAATTTAACTGACTTATGCATATCAGGCTTAATGCCAACTAACTTACGGTTATCGCCTGTTCCTTCATACACTTCTGTTGCCTGTGCAACTGACACAACATGCTTACCCTTTGCAGAGAGATCAATCTTAGCCTGCTGAAGCTTCATGTTAATAATTTTGATACGTCCCCACTGTCTCTGAGAAACTACTGTATCGTCAACATCTCCACCTTTTCTACGAGCTTTCTTCTCTTCAACTTCTGTAGCTCCAACCTGCATTGTTGCATAAAACTTAGTCTCTGAGTCGATGTCAAGTGTCTGAATCTCATCTGAATCTACTGCCTCGTCAATATCATCCTCTAAATCATCAAGATCTGATGTATCGTCTACTAAAATAAGATTGTTGTAAGTCTTACCATTTGCTAATGTAATATCCTTGCCCTCATAGTGAGCAATACCTGTCTCTGAGTCGATACATGCAACCTTTGGGAATGTAAGAGCAAACCATGACTTACCAGAACCCTCATAACCATATGCTAAAAACTTTCCACCAATCTTTGCTTCTCTTGCTTTTCTAAATGCCAATTTTTTGTCCTCCTAAAATATATATATTCTTTTGATAAAATGCTCACCCTGTATTAAACAGGGCAAGCGTATTTTTTAGTTCATACCTTCAAGCATTGCAAGAAGGTCATCATCTTCTGATGAAGTTTCCTCACTCTCTGAATCTGTATCATTATCTGAACTTGGTTCTGCACCAGCATCAAGTAATGCCTGCTCGTAGAAATAAAGGTCGTCCTCATCATATTTACCATCTTCAAATGCTACAGTAGGCTTTCTATCGTCACCAGTTCCCACATATATAATGTCAGGCTTTACAATAATCATTCTTCTCTCACGATTACCATTACCTACTGCAATCTTCTTCTCTGCCTCCTCTTCTGAATACAGCCCCATTTCAATAAGTTCTTTAATATCATCAGGAATATCATCTTCTGTAATATTCACAGTAGATCCACCCTTTACTAAATTACCTGTAACTGTAATCTCAGTAATTTTACCCTTCTTAGGCTTGAAAAATCTCTGAAGCATCTTAGCTGTAATCTCTGGATTCTCATTGATAGCGACTTCAAATGTCTTAGGGTATGTAACATTCTTCTTAACTTCAATCTTCTCTCCGTCAATTTTAGGTTTTCCAACATAATCAACAACATATGCTGCCAGTTCCATAGTACCCTTATCATCATTTTTCTTTCCGATGCTCTTTGAATCAACGAGAATTGTCTGTGAGAATGTAGCCTTGAAATCTGCCTCATCGTCAATTTTTGAAAGTACAATAGATGTAATCTCTTTCTTTGTAGAAACATTACCTTCATACTCACTGTAACCGATTGTACCCTTTACATTTACAATCATTCCGTCCTCAAGATGCTCATTTAGATACTCTACTGCATCATAAGCTGTGAGGAACTTCTTATATACAGTCTTATCCTTTACATCTTTCTCAACACCAACTGTTAAGAATGAAGAATCTGAAATGCTATCATACAGAGATTCATCAAGACGATCCTCCCACGCAATCTCTACTGACTTGCTCTTTCCTGCATCGTCTTTCTCATCCTTACTGTAAGCACGAATTACATTATCCTTATCAGGGAAGAAACCACTTCTCATCTCTGCATATACTGTATTGCCATTTCCACAATCAACACCTACATACATACTGTTATCTGTCCAACCAGAATCATAACTATTGTCAAGATTGAATGTCTTGTCTGTTACTTTTACACGACCAATAAGATTGAATGCTGCCTTACCTTTTTTTAACGCTTTTCTTTCTTTTGTCTTTGCCAAATTACTTGTCCTCCTTAAAATTAAAAAATTATGTAAATATTGTTAATAAAACAATCTATCTAAACGCCCAAATGGACGGAACACAGAAAATAAATTTATGTAAAATCTATCTTCAACAGTGATTTTTGAGTATAAAAACCCAAGGGTATGCTGTTCTCCCACCCATACAAATGCCATCCGCATTTATTTATTCTCTTTTTTGTCACGGTTTTTATATATTATTCGTGACATTTTGTTTTGGAATTTTTTAAACTGAATTGTTCAATGAAAATACTTACTGAATTGACTGCTTATGTAATCTTCTACAAAGGTTATCGTATGAATTACTAATTGAATTTCCCATAGTGAGCAATCTTGAAATATAACATCTGACGGTTTTGCAAATCTAAACCCATCTCCATATTTTGAAGCATGTTCCATTGTTCCGTCTCTACAATGAATAACAATAGCAATGATTGCTCCAATTATATGAATGATTATTAGACAATTAATCATCGTAAAATACTCCACCTTTTTCATATCTCCAATCTACACCACCTAAAGTCGATGGTCTTTGTCTTCTCTCTGAAAGAAAGCTATCGTCATACTCTGGATATTCATCGTCATCAACCATACCCATTGTGTCAAAAAAATCATGATGTATATCATCTACAAAACTCATATAATCCTGAAACATATCATCTACAGAACTCATATTCTCACCTCGCTTATATATTCTCTTATTTCCAACGAATATAATATTCATTATGTTTTTGTTTGGAATTTTTGAACTGATTTGTTCAAGACTGATTAGATATTATCTAAGATATTTCCTGTTACTTCATACATTTCCAAATCATTTAATTCACACCATGATTCGAAGTTATCTCTCTGAACATACCAACCAACATTCATTCCGAGAAATTCATTCTCACCATTTCCATAAGAGACTACATTATATAATTCTCCGTTTAGAATGTCGTTTTCAAAGATTAACTTGCCATTCTTATCATGGCTGCCAGTACATCTACATAATGTCTTTGGATCTATTTCTTCAAAACCATCGGTTTCACCATGAGAATAGAATACTGTTGCTGGTTCAAATATTATATAAATTTCTTTACCATACATATCTAAACCTTTTACATAATATCCACAAACCCATTGACCACTACTAATGCTCTTTGCTTTACATAGCTGTGTATCTAAATTCTTCATTTTCCACCACTTATATTCTCTATTTATACAGTAATCTTTACTTTGATAAGTCTATATGACTGATCAGCGTTTGGATATTTCTCTCTATCCACTTTACTGATAAACATTTCATATGGTCTAATCCATACTCTTTTATCCTTTAAACTCTGATATACAACCATTTTTTCTTCTGTTTCTGTATTAGTTCCAATGGCAACAATCTTATAGAAACCACCTTTGAAATGTTGTACTGTGTCTCCTGGTTGAAAATCTCTATCATACATGAATAAATCATCTACACCATTTGATTGCATATGCCCCAATATCTGAACATTCATTGTGATAAATTCACCATGTTTTAAAAGTTCGTCCTTTTCAATAAGTGCAGCTTTATCAATTAAATAACCATCTTCTTTTTCTTCACAAGTAACTATCTGACCTGACTTCCAATTATTTGCAAAATCTTCATTAAATCTAAACTGTGACACTTTTCTCACCTCACTTACATATTCTCTGTTACTATCGAAGAATATGAACCATTCCTTCTCTTGTACCCATTAAAACAGGTTCTTCACCATTAGCTTTCATCTTCCAATAAGCACTTTTACTTTTCTCCATTTCTAATTGATGTTTCAATCTTTCAATTTCTTTCTCGTAATAGTCATTATCGAACTTCTGAGTACCAATCTGTTTATAGTCTTTGGAAACGTATTTTACAGAATAATTTGATATGTAATCGCTTGTACCATCTGAATACTGAATTGTTGGCTCAAAGAACCCACGCTTTCTACATTCATCACAATGACATATATCTGAAATGTAACCAATTCTTCCATCTCTATTTTCTACGAAATCTCCGATATTAAATTTTATATCTGTTACATTATTCTCTTTTGGTATATGGACTTCTTCAAAGAAAAGGTTTACATATTCAATATTTTGTCTTGATCCGATAAATCTGTATCCTAAGTTTTCATATTCTTTAATTGTATTACGTGCATCCGATAATCTAACTCTTACTTCCATATTCTCACCTCCTCAAATTTCCCAATGAAACAGTGAATTACTGTGACTGCTTCACTTACTTATTCTCCCGTTTTATAAAATTATTTAAGATAAACTTTCTTCAACCAATATATTTAATTTTTTCCAACAAGAAATACATATATGGAATGGCTGACTTTGTAATCTGAACGATTTTAGATATATGATCTTTTCATTACTTAATTCTTTGTCACAAATTTTACATCTACATTTTTTAGTATTTCTTACTTCAAATTCGTTAAATTCGTGTATAAAACTTTTATCCATTTTCCCCTCCATATATGTTTATTCTCTATTGGATTTTCATTTTATTGGAAATTGTTTGGTTGATTAACCAATAAGATAAAGCATTCCGATTATATAATGTAATGTCTGGTCAGTAGTATATGTAATCTTATTCCATCTTGCTTTCAACGGATCAATAATCAGATGCGAAATAAAGATTACTGTCAACTGCCATGTCCATCCGAATACTATTAAGAATGGGACACAATATAATGCACAATGTACAAATAAATGATACCAATTCTTTCCTTTTGTCTGTGCAATAAAATCACATTGCAACACATAATCACCAATTAAATGACACAACACAATCAATACAATTGTGTGTAAATTTAAATTCACTATACTCACATCCTCACCCCTAACTATATATTCTCTGTTTTCTTTCTTCTCATTACTAATTCAAACTCTGTGCTAGGATATGAAATCTGATATTCTTCTTTCTTGCCTTCTGAGTCTTCCATATTGCCCATAAACCATGCATATACAGCATCTATTACTTCATTTGTAACATCTATTTTCTGTCCAATCCACATATGGTTTTCTGTATCCTGAGTTCCATAGTAAATTGTATTTGTTATTGGACTTATACCAAAACCTTTCTTTTTCGCCATTTATTTTTCTCCTTACTGCAACATTTCTGGATAAAAGTCATACAAATAATCTCCAAAATCTCCACTTCTCTCTGAACCTGTTTGACTCTGCCAAAAATGTTTCCATTCTTTACCTCTTTCAGTCTGAATAAACTGTTCGTATTTAGGTCTTAAAGCTTCTCTATCTTTACAAATGTCACTCATTCTATAATTCTCCTTTAAAATTGCACTAAGAATTGTCAGATTCATGTACTCTTATTTTACCAATTGCCATTAATACCAACATGACTAGGAAGTACAGTTGTAATTGTTGAGTAATTTCCTGCAATATCGTTATTTATCATATGATATAACTTCAAATAATCATTTACAGATAATTCCTTAATCTTGGCATATAAACTATCCATATTCTTCCATGTTTCGTCATGCTGCTTAACCGTAACTTTCATATCTGTAATCTGTTCCATGAGTTTCTGTCTTTCTTCCTTACGGTTCTCAATCTCTTTGTCCTTCTGAACACAAAACTCTGCAAGTTTCTGTTCCTTATAATTTTTTAAATACTCATCAACTGGATTAACTTCTTCCAACGCTTCTTCATTTTTAATTGTTTCATTCATATGTATATTCTCCTTTCGTTCACAAGAAATCGAAATTTACTGTGGTTTTTCGCTCCCAGAAAGCCTTATTTTATAGGCTTTTTGAGAAGTCAACATAAATGATTTCATGTTCACCTTTAATTTTTGACTCAATTTCTTCAAGTGAATGGTCATATTTATTACCAACAACGATAATGTCTGCTTCGATGGTTTCTAATTCTTCGTGAGCGTCTGTCTCATATACTGTTTTCGCTCGATCTGAATTAGCAATAATTCCTGCAATATAACTCTTACCTAATCCACTATCACCTTTGAAAATCCAAACAGGTCTTTTATCCATTGCACGATTTGTTTTTGTAAATAATTCTTCCGTAATTCCAACATCGCCATTTGGATACCAACAGTCATCACCATCGTCATCTACATAGAAAATATCATTCTCGGCATTGTAAATAGTATCTTCAAAGTCTCCTTCTTTTGTCTCGATTTCAAACGATAAATCTTTGATTGGTTTATGTGTTGAGCCGATAAATGAATCGACACGTTTTACTTCACAATGTCCCCATGATGCGCTGCACCAACCACTAGGACAATCACCATATTCCGTCCAAAGTGCTACTTCATATTTTAAATTATTCTCTGAAATACAATTTAAGATATATTTGTAATTGTCTTCAAAATCATCATCTCTATCGTTATATGTACGAATATGTTCTATTCTTAATGAATGTACTTTTAATTTCATATTTACCTCTCTTTCTAAACTTCGTAAGAAACCGATATTTCTTGTTCTTTTTATTACTATATATAGTAGTTTAAATTTATCAATCTACTATATATAGTATGTATTTTTATAAAATACACTACCTATTGTATTATTCTCTCTTTTACTTCAATAAAGCAGCAATCTCATCAATTTCCAGTTCTGTTTTCTTATCATCAGAAAGCAACTTGTCCAACTTGCTCTCCATTTTCTTCAAATCAGACTCTTCTTTCTTCAGACCAGATACCTCTAACTTACTCTTAATATCTTTAATCCATGCTGTCACACTGTATCCTGAAATTTCAAAATCAGCCATATTAAGATCCTTTGCAGACATTAAATATGAATTTAATCTAATCAAAAGTAATAATAATAATGCATCGTCTGAACATACATTGAGATTAATTGTCATACCATCCATATTAAGAACACAATTTGTTTCAGGAATAAACCTAACCTTCTTCTCAGAAATTGATTTCTTCTTTGTCTCAATCTGTTTCTTTAATTCTAAAATTCTGTCATCGTTTTTACTCATTAAACTCGTACTCCTTCTTATATTCTCTACCATTTGCTAAATATTTTTGTTTGTATACTGGTTTTAACTTTTCAAAAACTGTTTCAATAGAAACTGGAATCATATGTGTCTGAATTTCTTTTTGACCATAACGTACTTCCACTTCTCTTTCTTCTGTCGGGAAAATATCAATTGCTTCCTTATCTCCATGATACATATTTTTGGCACTATATTTATAAACAGTATATTTGCCGTTATCTTCTGATCTATATGGCGTTGTCATTTCATATTTAATATATTCTCTATTGTTGTTTACCATAAAGCGAACATCGACATATTTTCTTGTTATATCATCATCAACATATGTATTAATTGCTTTTTCATAAAAATCTTCAAATGAGATATTTACAATTTTATCCTTGCTATCGTCTATAGGGGAGAATTGATAAGATGATTCCATCGAATCATAAATTTCAGAATATTTAGAAGTGCATTTATCATCGAGACAACTAATAAGTTTGTTTTTAGGAACACTTTTGAATTGCTCAAATTCATACTTTCCATCGCTTAATCTTGCGAACCAATGCATTTTACCATATGGAAGGTTGTCAATTCCTTTATAAGAAATTTTTGTATATCCAAAACGAGTTGGTTCAGTTGGAATATCTTTATAAGATTTTATTCTTACAATTTTACCATCCTGTATAAACTCATAACCATATCCATATGTTTCAAAACGTCCCATATAAATACATTCAATATTTTCTTTTGTAAGATATGTTGCACCAAGAATCAAGTCTCTTGTCTTAATAGATTCATTGTTATGTACAATCTTATTATAAGCTGCAATCTGTTTATAATCAGGTGACTCAACTGGCATAAGAACTAAATCCTTACCATCCCATCCATATATAAATTCTCCTTCAAGTCCCTTACCCTTGATACAATTCGCATTTTCGAGAATGTATAATAAATTTTCAATGGTAATTTCAAACTCAAATCCTCTTGGATCATATACTCTACAATAAGCATGTCTGTGATCCCATCCTGTAGAATAATCACCAGCTTTCTTATTTAGTACAAATCCTTCTGTTGGAATATTATCAAATTCATCATTCGGAATTTTATCATCACGCCAACTATTCCATGATGCTTCTTTTCGCAACTTACCTTTTTCATCATAGTAAATGACATAGGCAAGTTTTCCTGTATAAGTTCCTGAACGATTTTGATATCCAACATTTATCGTTTTAGGAACAAAAATACTGCTGTTCAATCTGTTATTCTCTCCTTTCTTTTCCTGATTAATTACTCTTTCAGAATAATTCCTACTTATTTATTCTCTGTTCTTAGAATCCCATTTAACAAAATCTTCTAAATCATATTCACCAGACTCTTCTTCATTAATCTCAGGAACAAATACGTTATAGTTACCTTCGTTGCGATCATGTTCAGTAATCTGTTTCAACATTTCATACATATTTGTAATTCCTAACTGATATGCTCTCTTTTCGCCTTCAGTCATTCCATCACAAATTTCATCATTTTTACTTTCTAATAGAACCTTATATTTTTCTAAGCTTTCTACAATTAATAAAAATTCTTCGTTCATTTATATATTCTCCTCTTACCATGTAAGTTTTTCTGTTACGAGAATAGGTGTAAACCCTGATTTTTCATAATCGTGGTTACGTTCATATTCCTGAATTAATGCCATCGCAGTCTTTTTATTTGCTGCTCTAACAGCCTGTTTAATATCATCTACAAATTCATCATCTGCGCCTAAAAATACTGTATCTGTGTCAATATCTCCAATCCCTGCTTTTGCTCTAAAAGTACCTTTGTCTCTTGTTCCAAATTTAATTAGTACATAAAATTCATTTTCAATCTTCATCAGCCTTCTCGTTCTCACCTTTCTGTAATAATGTAACGCCAATTTTTACGATAATATCTGTTCCTGACAAATAACATTCAAATAAATATACAATTGGCATGTTGGCATCATCATAAGATCTGTTATATAATTCTTCTTTGATAATATTCTCCATAAAATCATACACTGTTTTATATGTACAGTTATTTGTTGAAAGAGTATATCTTTTTCTGTTTTTCCATAAATCTATTCTCTCTTTTGTATACGGATTGTATGCTTCATCAGAATCGCCTAACCACGCATATCTACATTCCAAATGCGCAATTAAATTCTTATCAATTTCTTCCAAGGCGTTTTGAATTGCGTCCTGTACAATGCTTTCGATCAAATTGGCTCTTGAATCTTTATCAAAAATTACATTATGGTAATTCATTGCGTTCCTCCTTTGTCGCTAAAATAATTTTTGCAACCTTCTTGGCGTTAATATATCTGTCTTTCATTAGTGCTTCTGCCATATACAAATCAAAGTAGTCGATAGTATCTTCTGCATTCTTATAACCACGTACACCTTCGTCATCATCATTAAATCCAATTTTTAAATCATTTAATGCTTTTTCAAACTTATTCAAAATATTTTTTATACTGTCAAACATTTTTCTATTCTCCTTTTTACTCAATATTTAACTTGACTCTTTCTTTATCATATAAAATTCCACCGTTTTTCAACATTTCATCTATGTTGATATTGAGACTTGCAGACTGAGACTTTTTAAATCTATGCAGGATATTTCCATCTGCATCTTTAACATCCGTATATTCTGGTTCGTCTAACTTAAATTCACAAGATAACATCATATTTTCAAACTTATTTGACTGTTCTTTCATAATTAAATAATCCGATTCAGACATTCTCACTCGTTCAATAAAATAATGTACTTTTCTTGCAATCGTTTTTAATTTTCTTCTCATTCAGCACATACCTTTCTTAGTCCTATTTTCAAAGGAAACGAATCTTTCCTGTTAATTTATTCTCTTATTGGCTCAACCCTATATCGTTCATTCCAATCTGTTCTCTTCTTTAATAATGGAATCCAAGGACAGTGTAGGTTTTCAGATTCAGTTCCTATTAAGTCATCTTGATCGCAACCAAGATATTCTTCATGACCACAATTAGGACAAGTTACTCCATATTCAGGAACTTTATATTTAAAATTACAATAGTTAGGAAATATCATCTGAACATTCCAATCATCCTTTGATTCAACTTCATATACACAGTTGCAGCATCTACATACAAACTGAATATTTTTACCGAAATAATCACCTGCTACAATCTTCATATTCACTCCAATCAATTTCTACATACTGCTTATAACATGGATAATATGTAGTAGCTCCTGTCTGATCTTTACACCATGTATCTAACACATTTTGCAGACCACCAATATCACACTGTTCATCAGCATCTTCATGTAACTCTTCGCAAGCATTGTCAACTACATTATCAGCATCAATATGAATCTTCTCCACGCTACACACCCATAATCTCTCAGGTCTGCCATCATTATTAAATTCTTCATCTGTATAACGCCCAAAATAATCGTCAAAGAAATCGTCAACTGTATTGTAATACTCGTCAAATTCCTCACAGTAAAGCATTGTGCCTACATCTTTTTCATCAACTGGAACTGCTTTAGATACTTTCTCATTCCACTTCTTTATTCTCTCTTCTTCATCAGCTTTCTTCTGCCCTTCGCAGTCGCAATGTAAATAAGCCTGATTTTTATAAGGTTCTCCACAATAAGGACACAATCGCTGCACTCCGTTATAACAACTCTGACAAAATGAAAGTGCTTGATGCTTGTATGGAAAATGATATTTTCTGCCAGCTTCAGAGTTGTCACCTTCAATCCCATAAACATTATCTGAAATTCTCATTCCAAGACCATTGCAAACAGGACAAATTCTTTCATGTTCTGTTAGATCATTGATAAGAATTTTAGGAAAAGATTTCTGAATTGCTTCATGAAGATTTACTTCTTCTCTACGTGTTAAATTATCCATAATGTTATTCTCCACTATTCCTGTTCAATCTATCAATTTTATCTTTTTCGCTATCAGCTCTATTGAATGGAATAACTCTTCCGTCCTCAATGCAAGTAATCATTACGACATTTGCTTTATTGTCTATTGCGTCAAATTGTTCTTTGTGAACTCTAACTGTTCTTATTGAACTAAAATCTACTGTAAAAGACATATAATACCTCCAATCTGTCCAAATGAAAGAAAAATTTCCTTCTAATCCAACCATCTGTTATCCAAATAGTAGAACCCAAATACCACTCCACCGATTAAAATAACCCAAAAGATCCAGAAAATAATAATTGGGAAATCAGATTCTAGTCTTTCTATCGTCTCATCAATAGTTGAATTATTATAAAATGATGTGTTATCAGAAATGGTTTTATCTCTCAAATCTGTAAAAATTGTTCCTTTATATTCAGTACCAACACCATAATATTTGTACCTCACATGACTCGATTCTTTGATTGTGTCAATATAATCAGTATCAGGTAAATCAATCTTATTACTTGCGAAATTCACTCCACAAAATGATACTTCTTTGCACTTAATATCTTCACTTCCAACTCTATCCCAAGTCCAATATGTTTCTGTTCTTGTATGAGTTTGTCTTGTTTTTCCACTGCCCGTTGTATATGTAACAGTTCTTGTATGCATCGTATATCTCTCTTTGACTTTTTCTACATACATATATTCTCCACCAATTTCAGGATATGTAACTGTATCTACCGTTTTTAAATCACCATATACAAACGCATTACCAACATTTGTGTCCATTCCGTATTGGAACATTTCTTGACTTTCTATCTTAACAGCCTTGTTATAAATTTCATTTTTATCCATTTGGTGTTCTGAAATCTTGGAAGAAATCAGAATACCAAACAGAATCATAACTGCAATGATAGAAATACTAGCCAAGATTTCACGTTTTGTTATTTCAAAATCGCCAAAATCAAAACCTTTTCTACCATATCTCATAGACTAATCCTCTTTAAATAAATCCTGTGGAGCATCAACGGGTGCGTTGTAATCCAAATACTCATATTCCTGCACTTCATATCCAAGCAATCCAAGAAACTGTCTTGTAGGGAACTTTCTCACATATCGCTTGTATTCCTTAATCTGTTTATTGTAATTGCTGCGATACTCTGCAATCATATTCTCTGTCATAGATAACTCATTCATAAGAGTCTTATAGTTCTCATTGGACTTCAGCTCAGGATATGCTTCTGCAACTGCTGTAATAGCTGTTGTTACATTCTCAATATCTCCTGTTGATCCACGACCATCTGCAACTGCTGTCAATGTATCAGCTTCGTGTTTGTCATACTGTTTTACACAATCAGCAAGGTTATACACAAGGTCAACTCTTCGTTTTTCCTGTACCTTAATATCTGATGATGCTGTATTTACCTGCTCCTCAAGTGCAATAGCTTTATTCTGCGAACTCTGTACACCAAATACAATCATCAAAATAACTGCTAATACTCCTACGCCAATAATTACTGGCACTTTCCAATTTGTGTTCTTCATTTTAATCTCCTTTATATGTAATATTTTTATATTTTTAGATTTTAAAAGCCTTATTTTTCATGGCTTTCGTAACCTCTCAATTTGTTATTCTCTACTTTTTATTCATTTTCTTTACAAATTCACGATATTTCCTTGTATATTCATAAGAATCTCCAAAAATATTATTAACAGCCTTATAAAGTTTCGGTTCATACTTTTGAATTACTTCTAATTCGTATTCAAAATCTCTACCAAATGGGCAGCCTGCACAACCAGTTCTTTTCAGTCCGTATTCTGTATAACATTTGCTGTGTTCAATGTCATAAGCATTTTCATAGTCTATTTTGTCTAAGTCTTTATACCAAAATAAAGGTCTATAATTATCACAACCAGAATCATTTTCATCAAAACAACTTTTATATGCAGTTGCTCTTGCTCCACCTTCGGCTTTTCTTACACCTACAATATTTAGATCAAATGGTATTTTTCCATCGCCATATACACCTTCTCTTAAAATTTTATGTGCAACATCTTTCTTCGCATATTGACAGCACTTATTAGAAATCTTAAAAGTTGGTGGATTTGCAACCATGAATTCTTTTAAATATTTGTTGCGTGATATATTAAAATGACTTCCTTCGCCCTTTTCTCCACACCACCATTCTAATGCTGATTTACATTTTGGATATTTTTTATACAGAATATCAAAATTTTCGTCTTCCCATTGAAAATTATGACTTTGTAATCTTTGAATAAATTCGCTGACCTGTTTAGATAAAAATGGTTGACCATACTGTTTACATGACAATGGAATTGGTTTAATTGCTTTATATCTAAGAATTTTTATATTATATTTTTCTTCAAGATAATCAAGATGTTCTTTTGTGGCTTGGTATTCAAGACCAGTATCGAAACACACATAGATAACTTTATCATCCCTATCGCATCTCCAAACGATATCAATCATGTCGTCACTATCTGAACCACCTGAAACACTACAAAGAATATGTAAATATTTTGGACTGTTAATTTTCGACCATGCTCTAACCAAATTATCACCAATAATTTGATTGCATGGACATGTATCTAACAACTCATCAAGCGTTTTTGCTTTTCGTAATGAATTAGTATTTTTATTTTCATTGTTCATAATCTCTTATTTACATAGAGATTGCGCAATCTAAATTACCTATAGGTTTACTATTTTTACCTTTCTATATTATAAAATCATTGATTTTCCTAGTGTTTGCAACCACTATAAGAAAATACTGTTTCTTTTTATTACTGGGATTCCCATAGCCGAATGGCTTAGATATTATTAAAAATTTCAGAATGAAAGATTGGTTTACTGCGAATTAACTTATTCGTCATGAATTCTTTTAAAATCATTCAACTCATATGATGTTTTAAATTTAGTACATTTTGCTAAAGTAATAATATGTTTGCAATTTGGACAAGGCACATAACATTCGTTTGGTTTAGGATTAATATGTCTTGGATAAGCAGCTTCCGAACTCTCAAAAATAAAAGTTGTTCCACAATTATCACAAGTACACCCATATCCATAATCCTTCTTTTCCACTTCTTTAAGATGATTGTTCATTACTGAAAGAATTTTCATTTATATTTTTACCTCCAATATATTATTCTCCAAACTCACAAGTGTCACATGTTGAAAAATACTTATCGTGGTCTATGCAGCATTGTGGTCTGTTATCATCTTCATCAGTTTCTTCATTAAATTTGATATAAAATGGAGTACAATCACAGACCAACATTGATGCGATCGACATTCCGTAAATAATGGCAGATTTACACTCTTGATTATCCTTGAATATTGAACAATTGACCATCTTATTAAATTCTTCAGAACCAATGAAATTCAATACTGTTTTCTGTAATTCAGTTGAATCAATTAGCTTTTTATAATCATCCATTTGATACCTCTTTTCTATAATCCAATGATATGTTGCTTTCCTGTGAAGTTACCACAACTAATTACAATATTTTTCAATACCTTGTGTCATGATATCTCTTAATTCGTCTTCTTCATATGTAGAGCCAAACTGCGACCAACTACATTCTGTATCATTGTGTACTAACGCAAGTTTAAATACACTGCCACCATAATTCTTATATGCATCTAATTTGATAGCTTTAATATGAGGAATTTCTAAATACCAATTATGCTCTTTATATTCAAACTGGATATTAGTAGCTTGACCAAAATTATAATCAATGAATTTAACGTTATTCATATACTCAATATCAAGAAGCTTTTTAATATAATCAATATACCAATCATATGTTTCCTTTTCTTTATATTTCTTTCTCTTATCAAGCTTGTTACCATCTGCATCCTGATTCTTTGATAACATATTTAACCATTCTCTACACGTTTTAATCGTAGAAGGTTGATTAAGCAGTATATACTGAATATTCTCTTTATAAGTGCGAAATGCCTGTTGTTCAATAAGATTATATTCATTCTTCATATCATCTAATGCTTGTTTCTTTGCTGACAATCTTCTTTCTACTTGTGCAAATTTATTTAATGAACCCATTTCATATTCACCATTATAGTTATATGTGTCATTTTTATATACTAAAGACATTAATCGTTCACCTCTTTTATTTTTTCTTAGTTCATAAAAATCATTGATTTTATCCTTACTTTAATATTCTCTCTTTGTTACCAAAAGAAACCTGAAATTCTTATTACTCTACTTTCTATTAATCCATTCCTTAAATTCTTTGAAATCATCCTTTGTCAACACAATATCAGAATAATAGAAATCTTTATTCCAGATAATCGCCCAAATTTTCTTCAACTTCTCAAAGAACGGTCTTTGTTGAGTGTAAAAGTTACCGTTTGTATATGTTAAGAAAGCGTAGTCTCCATCACCATAATCATGAATCTTAAAGTGGATACCTTCGTCACATCCACATTTACAACTTACGATCAACTCATCATCTTTAAATTTTTTAAATACCGCCATAGTAATCTCCTTTACTTACAATTTCCAAATCCAACCTTGTAATCGTCCTTAACATCAATAGTAACTTCTCTCTGGAAATTTCCTTTCTTATCGTACAGAGACAAGTAATATCTGTTGCCACGTTGCTCTAAAACGACATCTTCATTCTCGAATAGTTCAACTCGTTTCTGTTTCTGGACTGGTTTAGTTTCTACTTTTAAGCTATCTATTGCTTCTTTTGAACCAACCAATACGACAGGATTTACTTCTTCAAGAATACAGCTAATGTCGTTATCTAACTGATTCTCATCGTTTGTATGTTTATCTACTGTTTTAATCACTTCACTTTCAAGTAATAATCTGTTCTCCATTTTAATATTCTCCTTTCCACTCACCCAATTCATAGAAGCCGTTTATCTGGTCATCTAACTTTCTAACCTGTTTTCTCAGTTCATGCTCTTCTTTCTTACTATCTGTTCTCTGACACTTCTTCCATAATTCATCACGCTGCTTAGATAATTCATTGTACTTATCAGATACATCAATCTCGTCTACGACTGAAACCTCAATCTTTTTGCCACAGTGAGGACAAAACTGGATTGGATAATTGTCTGTCTGCTCCCATTCGTCTTCATAAGATGTAATGACTTCTGTATGTGAAGTACAAAATTGAGGAATTATATAGTCATCTGAATCTCTTACTACTAATCCAAAAGTATCGTTGCATACCAAATCTTCACCTGTAAATACAATAGCTTTATCATTTTGAATTTCATCGCAGCAATAAGTGAATGGCTTATGCTTATATGCACAAGTATCATTGAATTTTAATTTGATTAACTCTATCTTCATATATTTATTCTCCTAAACATCTTTCACATAAACAGTAATACAACTTCCAATCTCACCACTCACTTTTGGGAATACCATTGTAATACTATCTATGTAATATTCTTCTCCGTCTGTATCAATGACATCATTAGTATTGATTATTAATGGAATTTCGTTTTTTCTCATATAATCTAGCGTCTTAAAAACTTCTGATATATTCTCCACTTCTTTATATCCAAGAAGTTTATAATCATCATATCTGTCGCTAAACCCAACAATTCTTATATGCAAGTTCTATACCTCCTTATATTTAGTTATTCTCTCTTTTTTATTTTGGAAAACCGTGTGTAGAAATGCTCTTAGACAAAATTAACAGGAAATGCTTCTTTCCTGCTAACCATGAATATCCATATAAGGATACTTAATTCCTCTATATTCCTTATAACCTTTTGTCAAAAGTTTGAAATTCACATTCTGTTTATAATACCCTTTGTATCTCTTTACTAAAAACAAATGAGTACAACTGCATTGAACACAAAATTTGCTATTTTGTTTGGCTTCATTTTTTGAATAATAATATCCTTGAATTCCACCACAACAAGGGCAGGTTGATACCCATACTTCTCTTGTTAAGTTGTGTATTTCTTCAAATGGAATTTCATGGAATATTAGACCTTCAGGAGTTACAAGATAATATTTCTTTTCACCAACATCTATGCTTTCTGACTCAATTGACCTCATACTTTTATTCTCCCATCTGATCTACAATACTCTGTAACTTATCAACATATATTTGAGCTTCTTCCTTGTTGAAAATTTTAAAGTTACATGGAACAATAGCAGCTCCGCATTTATCAAAGATTCCTGCATTCTCCCATGCTTTATAGAACTCAACAATGGTGTCAAAATCTATATATTCACTATCTGGATTCCACCGAAGAACTATAATATCACCTTCGCTTGGATGTATCTTCCTTAGCTTAGTCATATTCTTCTTAATGAATTTCTTTTTCTGTCTCTTATTCATACTATTATTCTCCTAATTACTCAGTCTATCTTTGTCATATTCATACATTGAACAATCTTCACAGTATAAATCTTGTTCTTTGCAATCTTCACAATCGAAACATCCACCATAAATGCCACCATTTTCATTCATCTTACAGGTATTACATTTACAAGTTTCACATGATGTATCCACTCAATCACCTCCTCAAATGAAACGTGGTTTTCCTTGGCTTTTTCAACCTCTGAAAGCCTTGATTTTAGGGCATTTCAGAGATTGAGATTTTAATAATTTGTGATTAATACCTCGCAATCGGCACTCTTGTCCTTTTTCTGATAATTGCAGTTGCTATAATCATGTTTTAAATAATGAACTATGTATTTATCTTTCCATTTATCAAGTAATGGATTATCATATTTGAGATTATTACTTAATGCAAACTTAACGCCTTTATCATTCAAAGTATCAAGAGTCTCTAGTAATTTATTCTCCATTTCTTCTGTCCAACCACCATTTTCATTGTATGTAGCAACAGAATTAAAATATGGTGGATCTGCATAAACAAAATCACCTTCCATAAAATCAGAAAAATCAAATCTCTCAAATGGAATATTTAAGAAACTACAATCTATTTCATTTAGTCGCTTGTGAAAATCTATAAATTTTTGTCTAAGAGTGGGATTAAAACTTGATCTATCTTTGCCAAAAGGCATATTATATTCACCTTTGGAATTGAATCTGATTTGATTATTGAACGCATAACATAAAAGCGTATAGAATTTAATTGGATCTTTGATACCTATGTTGTATTCTTCTCTAAACAGTAAATATCCTTCTTTGTTTTCTTTCGTTAATTCATACTTATCAATATATGAATCAATTTTCTGTAGCACTTCTTCAATATTTGAACCTTGTAAATATTTTAGAAAACCAACTACCTGTTTGCATATATCATTATAGATAATATGATCGGCATTTACATTAATACCAACATTAAAACCTCCACCAAATAAATCCACAAAAGTATTTATCTTATCTGGGAACATTGGTACAATGATTGGTAGTAACTTATACTTGCCTCCGACATAATTTAGAGGCGATTTAATATATGTATTTTTCAAATTTGTTCACCAATAGTAGCTGCGCAGCTTTACTCACATGTGAACTTTTTTCCTTTCCTTAACTTGTAATTACATTGTTATATTCTCTTTTTGTCTCGAATATTGTATGGTTTTCGTGACAAACCATGAAACTTCGGTTTACTGTGTCTTTTGTAATATCATTTATTTACTATGGTAAGTCAACAATATTGTATTTAACAGTACCATCGTCATATTTCTTGGTTTCTAATATTCCATCAACATATTCTCCAATTTTGTCTGAATATTTGTTATATGTATTACTACCAGAAATATTATATTCTACACCGTTATATTCAACAGTAATTCTATAAACTGCTGGATGCGATTGTGGCATCATTGTTTTAGTCGCAGGACTATAATACATTGTTGTATAAGCAGCCCTGTGATATTCATCTATTATTTTTACTTGAACCGTAGATGTTTCGGTACTAATGCATTTTGCACAGCCAGTTAATATAAATATAAATGCTAATAGTAAAGCCAAACTATATAAAATTTTCTTCTTCATATGATTTACTCATCCTCCTTCAACACAAGAATTGCTTTATAGTATCTACTATTGCATGAACTGGATTCTACTTTATATCCATCATCCAAATAATCATTCATAGCATTCTCAAAATCATTACTATTTTCCATTTCTAAAATTACACAGTTCTTCATATAGATTATTCTCCTTTGTTATATCCAGTCTCTTCAAGGAACTCATCAAATTCCTTTTTTGTCATATTGTTTGGATAATACCTGTCAACCACCATATCAAACGGCTTTAAATAATTATCCAACACATCTTCAGCGTCTTCTTTTGCTTCCTGCATTTTCATATTGATATAATCTTCTCTTGTCATATTCCATGCTGTAGGACAATCCGTGACACTCGAAAATCTACAATATAATCCGTTTGGTTGCTTTGATACAAATCCTGCCATATTATTCTCCTAATCTTCAATATACTTTATTTCTTCCAAGATAGAACTCCCTATGACATACAGTTTCTTTGAAACTATTCTTCTCACTCTTTCAAGAAATTCTTTATGAAGTTCATTTTCTTGTTCATATACCATCATCTTTTCATTTCCATTTCTATAACAACAAGCATACGTTCCTTCTTCATATTCAGCTCCATAATAATAAAAATACAGACTGTATTTATGATTATGTTTACTGAATAACCACGGATGAAGCGTTGCAACAGTTACATGGTTATTTCCGATTTTTATTCTAAAATCATAATGTGATTTATTCTGTACGATTTTCAAAAACTTCACCTCTTTTCATCCCGAAGGAAATCTATGTTTCTTGGTAAAAATATTACTATATATAGTGTCTATATTTTCTATAAACACTATATATAGTATCTCATTTACGCCTGATACACAAAACTTGGCATTGGCTGTAATTTAAACAGATTTTTCTCATGCATTGAATCAATCTTAGCTTTTACTTCCTCACTTGGCTCAATTCCATCTCTGATATATGCATCTAATTCAGCATATGAGAAACCAAAGCTTTGCTCATCCGTCAACCCAGTCAAACCGTCTTGCGGTGTTTTATGAACTAATTCGTCTGGTAGACCTAATTCTTTTGCCAAAGCAATCACTTCGGTTTTTGTAAGATTTGCAAGTGGACTCAGATCTCCTGCACTATCTCCGTAACGTGTATCGAATCCAACATAAGACTCACTCATATTACATGTATTAACAACACGACCATTCAAAGACTGTGAAATTGCATATAATGCAGCCATACGAATTCTTGGAGGTAGATTAATTGTCGTCTGTTTGCTAACTTCGATATCAGTGGGGAACTGATTATCAATTCCAATAACAGCATCCCAAATATTCATGGTATAACTTTTAATTTCAAGATATTTAATAAGCATATTAGCATATTCAATATCTGGTTGTTCACCACAAGGCATTTTAATACCAAATACTCTATCTTTCCCCAAAGCTTTCACACACAATGCCGTAACAACAGAAGAATCGACACCACCTGAGATACCCACAACTGCCATACAATCTTTACCATTCTGTTCAAACCAATTTCTGATCCACTCTATGATTTCATTTTTTACTTTCTTAACATCAAACATTTATATATTCTCCTTCCTACATTCGATTCATCACATCATAGAACCGAATTAAATACTCATATACATTTCTAGGAACTAATTCTTTAACCTTTTCAAATTCACCCTTTTCACATAAATCTCTAACCAAACTTGAAGAAGTATGATTTTCTGGTATCTGAATTTCTGTGAAATGATCTTTATATTCCATAAGATTTGCTTCTCTTAAAGCACTCTCAAGATTCTGACCTTCTCTCACACATGCTACAAAATTATATTCCTCAACAAACGGTTTCCAATTATACCAAGTTGTAAGTGTTTCAATATTATCCATTCCTAAACAAATATAGTATTCGTTGAAGATATAATCTTTTTCATTCATATCTCTTATCTGAGTAATAGTATTGTATGTCCTCTGTGGAAAGAAGCTGGTTGTTTCAACTTCGGATGCCCACATATTATTTTCCTCACAATTTGGCATTGAATTAATCAGCGATACTCGACAATATCCAGGTATCAAAGTCTTTTTCTTCGCAACATATGTATCATGTGCAGGAATAAACAATATAGCATCGGCATTAACCGCTTTTTTAGCAGTCAATGCCATATCAACATGAGCGTTGGTAATTGGATTAAAACTTCCTGGTATAAGTAAAATTTTATTCATGATTCATTCTCCAATTAATACATCTCTTTAGATAATCAACATAATCAGGGTTTTTACACATACCTTTACCTTCTACATCAGACACTTTTGCAACATCCATACCGTTACATTTAGTGGTTTTCATTACAATATTTAAAGCAGGAACATCTGTGTCATTACTCAAATAAGTACCAATTCCAAATGCAACGTTTACTCTATCATGGAAGTGTCTGAATAACTTATCAGCTCTTTCAAAATCCAGACTGTCACTAAACAGAAGTGTCTTTGTCTTAGGATTGATACCAAGCGACTCATAATGATTAATCATCTTTTCACCCCATTCAATCGGATCGCCACTATCATGTCTTACACCACTGAATAATGTTGCATATGTCAACTGAAAATCTTTCAAGAAACAATCAGTTGTAATTGTATCTGTGAGCGCAATACCATTTAACACACCATACTCTCTAACCCATGCGTCTAGGGCATACCAGTTTGAATATGCTGGATTGTGCTTGTGATTGCCCTGACCAGAACACATAATCCATTCATGAGCCATAGTTCCAACAGGCGTGAGATTATATTTCTTTGCGAGATATACATTAGATGTACCAACAAACTTAGATGAACTATGCAATGTATCATTCAAATGTGAAAACTTCTCAACAGCTAACTCCTGTGCTTCAGCAGAAAGTCTTCTTCTAAGACCAAATTCAGAAAATGTACCAGCATACCAATGACCGCTTCTGAGATTTTCGTACTTTTCATTTAATCTCTTTTTGAAACTATCAAGCAATTCCTCATAGTTATATGCCATTCTGAAATATACTTCGTTTACAATCGCAAGTGTAGGAATCTCATACATAGATGTATTAAGCCATGTACCAAATGTTTCGATAGAAAGACCGCAATCTGAATCTGTTGTAATCTCAAAATCCTCATATCTTGGCTGCCATAATCTCAGAAAATCAACATACGAACCTTTCATCCATTTGATATTATCAATATAAGTAAGTTCATCTTCTGTGAATCTCAAACCACAATATAATTTAATCTGTCTGCGAATCTCTTCTACCATTTCTGGTGTAAAATGAACATCCTTATTACGACATTTAAAACTCCAAGTGGTTTTATAATCGCTAAACTGATGATAAATAGCCTGTCCCATTGACAATTTGTAGGCATCTGTTTCCAACAAACTTGTAATAATCTGTTCCATATTATTTTCCTTCTTTCTTGATTTGATTAAATATTGTTCTAATATCATATTCTCTGTTTTCGTACTCATAAAACAGATTAATATACTTATCAATAAAAGCTATATCATTTGGATGCATTGCAATTGGTTTACTTTTCTTAGATTTCCACCATTTTAATTCCTTCTCAAAATTAAATGATTTGCCATGATATGCTCTACCTGCTCCAAGATAATCACAAAGCATTTCTTTTTTATACTTCATTGGCATTTCAATAGGATTTCCACCATTATCAAAATTGTCTTCCCAATACTCGTAGTGGTGCTTGTTTCTTCCCTTATGGTGCATCCAAGCTGCTGACCAACCATTCTCTTTCTTACAAGCATCTATTGGACTTGAAGTACCTTGATAATACTTAACACTCTCCCAAAATTCCGTTGGAGAAAATTTAGATAAATCATGTACTAACCCTTGAAATGGAATCCCCACTTTACAGCAATAGTAGAACACCCAACGTTTGTGAGTACAGACTTTCTTAAAATGTCTGAAAGTATTAATAATATAATTCTTACATTTCATTATTCTCTCCAATCTTTTTATACTCCGTGTATACTTTGTTTTCACAGTAGTACAAATTGTAATCACACTGTTTAATGTACCACCATAACTTCTGATGTCCTTCTCTAAGATATTCTCTACAATAATCTGTTTCTTGATAGTGTTCATCTACCATCTGTCTAAAACTCAATTCATCAATAATATCTGAGTTATGACAATACACTGCTATTCTGTTAATTAAATCCTCTGTGAAACTTTTCGTGACTACGAATACGACTCTTACGATTTCATAACCAGTACGCTCAATAGACTTTAACTGTTCAAAATCATGTAAATGGTATACAACTCTGTCAAAATATGCATATGGTGCATCTTTTACATTTGACATACTTGTATGCAGCTCTATCTGAACTTTATGTAAAGTTATATCGAAGAATTTCCTATACCACTCTACATTATTTTCTAAATTCCATAATGGATCTCCACCACCAGATATTGATACCCAATTACACTGATTTTTCTTAATCTCCTCTTCCAAAGAGTTCAATCCATCAATTGTACTCTTTGGAATCTGAAGATTATTATTCTTTACAATGCAATATGGACATGAATAGTGGCATCCAAAATTGGTTATCACACTCATGTACTTATCCATATTCTACTCCTTCTCTGTAATTCTTCTTAAAATTTTCATATGCTTCATGTGCTTCTTTTTCTGTTGAAAATCTTCCTACATAAATATTTTTATGTTTTCCACAAAATGTAACTTGCCATTTTCCATCTTTTAATTTTGTTACACCAACATATCTTGACGATGTATGCAATTTCCTTCTAGCCAACATTTCTGAAAAATTAACTCTGTATGGAAGAAATTCACATGTATTCAAAGAATATTCTTTACTACCATGACCAACATATGACATATCTTTATCTAATTCTAATTCACCAGCCAGGAATTTTTCTCTGTCATATCCTTTTATTTCTGGAATGTCTTCTACAAAATTTTTAAAGCATAACCATTCTTTGCATACTTTTGTCCCTTTTTCTCCATATAAGCAATAATTATCACTGTTTTTGTCATAGCATCTCGAAAGCATGAATCTCCATAAATTTAATTCTTTTTTATATGACTTAACATTTATATTTCCCAAACATCCAACGCCATAATAAATTGGATAATATGGATCTCTTATTTCACCAGCCGCCAAACAAGACCTTGATATATCTTTTTCAAATCCAGTAAGAATAAATTTTACTCTAAATCTATTTTTCGATATTATATCTACAATTTCAAAATCGCCATATTTATTTGAACTCCATACTGTTCCTATATCATATTTTCTATACATATTTATCTTCTATCTGTAAACTTTTCATAACTATTTTTGTTGCGTTAAATGTTTCAGGTGTAACTGCTGCTGTACAATCTAAATTAATAGATACATTTGATTCTGGGAATGCAGTCTTTATTAATACTGCATTTGAGATGACACAAACATCTAAACATAAACCAATTAATTCGATTGAATGTTGTTTTGGGTCAATATTATTCTCAGAAACATATTCTTTGATTTTATTTACCAGTTCAATTGAACCAAAAGTATGTTTTAATATGTATGTAGCATTTGTATTTTTTAATGCGTTATAAACTTCATCATTTAACTGCCAACCATCTGTATTGGCAATACAATGTTCTACAGGTAAATGTTTTCCTTCGTATGTATCCAAATAATCTTCATAATGTGTATCTTGGGTTACATAAATTTTATCACCAGCATCCTTGTACTCCTTAATTTTCTTTGCTACATTCGATACAATTGTCTGTGCTTCCTTTGTACCGAGTGAGCCATCAATAAAATCATTCTGCATATCTACTACGATTAATGTTTTGCTCATTTTGTTACCTCTTTTCTTTGTTCTTTCATTACCAAATGGCTAACGTTTACTGCTTCTCTCATAGCTTCTGCAAACTCATAAGCACAATCAGAAGTAAATCTTTCCTGTACTTTTGCAATATCATTTGTATCAACTTCACTATGAATCCTTGCCTCAATAATATATTTTCCGTCTTTACACTGAATGTCTACCATCTACTTATTCTCCTTATTAAGCCAATCACAATATTTCTGACAAGCCTCTTTACTTCTGAATGCGATTTTCTCTCCATATCTTTTACCATTGTGATATGCAATTACATCATCATTAAAATCATCAAAAATATTTTCTATTCTGAATTCACTGTAATAATCATACGCATCTGCATAATCCTTGTTTGGCTCGTGATTTTTAGTAAAATAGACTTTCTTTTTATCGCCGCACTTTGGTTTATATGCTTTATGAAATTTAATCTCCTTATTCAATGAAATAACTGGCTCATAGATATATGTTGGTCGAGAACATTCACACTCCTTGGTTACAGTTTCACCATTTGGATATACTGCAACAAGTTTTCTTTCTTCGTTGCATAAATTACATTTTGGTTTCTCATGAGGAACACGTTCTGCGTACCACACTTCTGAGTCTTCTAAAAGTTTCTCAAAAACTTCTTCCATTGTTTTATTGTAAAAGTCTTTTTCTACCTCTCGTTTGTAATTATCTATCTTGTACTGCAAATCTCTTTCTCTACAAGAAAAATCTAAATTTTTATCATTGTACTCTTTAACTTTTTGCCTTAATTCTATATTTTCTTTTGTCAATCTGCTGATTTCAGAGTTTACATCTTCACGTAAAATTTCTCTGAACTTTTCTTTCATTTCATCAAAAAACATTTCGCCTTCACTTGGCTCATAAAAATCATCGTATTCTGGATACATATTCTCTCCTTTCATCGCAAGAAATTCCGCATTCCTGCGAACTTCATATTATGTTATTCTTTTAACCCACTCAAAATCCATTCAACAGTAGGTTCATTCCATCCATTGCCCATCAAACTACATCTTTTTGAGTATGATAACCAACGATTGTTAAGCTGAATTTTTGTAAAATTATCAGGCAATCCCTGTAATCTTTCATATTCAACTTCTGTAAGTTTTCGTGGTCTACCCCTATCTAATACCTTCTTTTCCTGATATCCACCTGACACGCAAGTTAATGTAGACATTTTGAAATCGGGATTAAAAATACGTTTGCACATCTCAGTTGTATTAACTTTCAACTCTGCACATACACGTTTACTCATATCCAAGATTTCAAAATCTTTCTTATAAAAATATTTCTCATCTACACCATTCTCCATAATATCCTTCAAAACTAATGGAGATTCATCGGGTAATTTACCTAATGGTATGTTTGTCCAATAATATCTTTCACGATTTTGAGACGAAAATCTTCCTGAATCAATCAAAATAGGTTCTACACCAATGCATTCTGTCATTGTCTTCAGGTCTTCATCACTACTTGGTATTACATTTTCAAACATGAAATATTTGGGCTGAATTGCCCTGAGACACTCAACTGCTTTAAAGAAAATTCCTGACTTACCATCAAGCCCATTATTAACCTCTTTGCTTTCAATTCGCACTCTTGAAAGTGACTGGCAACAAGTTCCTGCCAACAGTAAATCAAATCCTTTGAACTGTTCAAAATCCGCTTCATATAAATCGCCATGATGTACCACAAACGGAAAATGGTACTGAGAAACTGCTATGGCTTCTGGCAAAATTTCATATGTATGATATTCTCTTATAAATATTCCGAGCTGCTGTAACGCATACAATCCTGTTTCAACGCCACCACATAAACTTAATACTCGTAGCCCTTGAGAATTATTTTTTTTATTATTCTCTGTCAAAATACACTATTTTACAGAGGTTACGTAACCATAATTACCTAGGAGTTACTGCTTAATTCCTTTCTTCTTAATTATTTTGTTGTAAAATCCTATGGAATTTGCACGTCTGCAAAAACCATAAGAAAAAAATATTTCTTGTTACTTTTACTTTTGGGAAATTTGGCTGAGTCGCCAAGATAGAAATTTCTATGTATGATTATTCTTCGTCTTGAAATGATTTAATTCGATTTTCTAAATAATCAATCTCATCATTCCAATGGTCTATTAGCATGTCTTCGATTTGATGCTTTGCATCTTCTATACTGTCTGCAAACAACGTATCATATTCAACATTTAGTTCTTTTGATACATATATAAATATGTTTTCGTCTGTCTCATCTTGTACAAAACCAGCTACTACATTTTCATCATCTTCTTCATAAAATTGACTAAAATGTAACCTGTAACATTCCTTACCAAAGTCATTCTTTTCACCTGTTTCCCAATATTTCTTCACTTTATCACCTCGCTTAATTTGGCTGATCAGCCGTGAATAGAATTACTTCTATATTAGATTATTCTCTATTTGAAACTTTTTTAATTCATCTTGAATCATCTTCTGCATATCTTCTTTGTCAAAAGATATATTTGCAACTGGAATAACTTTTGCATTTAGATTAACATCACCAATAATAGCTTTGTCAAACGCTTCTAAAAACATTTCTGCAATTTCCTTTTCATAATTACCACATATACCTTTGAAATCAATATCTGCAATTACTCTTGAAAAGAAATCCTTGAACTTGCCAGCGCTAAAATCTCGTTCATATTCTCTCGGAATATCAATTGTTATTTTCACTCTCTCACCTCGCCAACTTTGAACCATAATATGTGATGTGTACCTTCACTTTGAAATACTCACCACAATTATGACATTTTACTTTTACTTCTTCACACCAACCTTGTGTTACCAAATTCATCAAACCATATTCCATAAATCCATCTTGATATTCTTTCTTGCAATATGGACATTTTGGATATGTAAATTTACTTTTTCTCATATTTTACCTCGCTTATTCTCTGTATGGTTCAGGCAACGGCATCCAAGCTTTCATGCCACCATTAATTCTTCCCCAAAACCATGTCCCATCATAGCGTTGTCTTTGTACTTTTGTTACCATGCCTCTATTCGTAGTAACAAGTACATTAATTACTTTCTTACCTTCGTATCTTTTATCATCTTCGGGCATTTGTCCTTCGACACATTTAATCCATTCCAATTATTCTCTCACCTCACTGTCCAAAGATTTCCCCAATAATTTTCAACTTAATACTCTGACCAAATTCTGAACCAGCAGCTTTTGGATGACCACCGCCACCAAATAAACTTGCTACATCTTTACCAAGATCAATATCTTCTTTAACGGTTCTATAAGATACCGTACAACCATCAATATCAATCATTGCCACAAAATCAATTTCAGGATGCATTTTACAAAGTTTATTACCTAATTCACTAACAAACCTATCTGCAAATACAAAACCACAAACCTTACCACACATAGGAGTGGTAAACATAGTTTCATTCTTCTCTTCGATATATCTATCAATTTCATCCTGTTTAATTTTCAGGATAACTTCATCTTTGGCATATAATCTTGGGAATACCTCATCATGGATTTCTGAAATGCACCAATGAATAAAATCATCTCGACCGTAAAGATATAATAAATCATTTATCTGCTTACAAATAACACCTTCATCACCGAGTTCTGACCATCTCCAAGTGTCATAATCTCTCACAAGTTCAGCAAATTTCTCTAACGCTTTATTATTCTCTAACTCTTCACTCAGACAACCATTCATACCTAACCAATGATAAAACAACATAGTTCCAGATGTTTTAATTCCTTTGGAATCTTCGATAACTACATCACACCAATCATACTTATTTAATCCAAGAGCTGTTGGATGATGATCTAATAACTGAACATTGCCTCTTTTATTCAGCAACTCAGCAGTTTCTTCATTGACACGAATATCGGTAATATAAATTGGGATTGTGTCGTCCTGTTCTGTTTCTAAATATTCCTTTACAGTTGAATCAATATTGTCGTAATCACAATATGAAATTTCTACATTATCTTTACCAAATACAAGTTTTGCCAAAATACCACAACCGATTCCATCAAGATCCGTATGTGAAAATAATTTAACCATGTAATCTCCTCTCTGCTATTTCTAATAATTTTTCTTTCTCATTTATATATTCTCCACTAATGACTGAATCCAACAGATTATTTAATACCTCACCAATTTCTTTTCCTGGCTTATATCCAATAGTAATTAACTCCTTACCATTAACTGCTAAATCCTTTAGAGAAAAACATTCATCATCCTGTAAGACTTCTTCTAAAATATATTCGATGTTATCAATCTTCTGTAATCTTGTTTCCTGATTCATGCCTGCTTGTGCTTTAATATCGGCTCTACGAATATTTAATAATCTTCTAAATTGTTCTTCTCCAATTTTATTAAGCCATCTCTTGACATATTTCTTTCCAACCTCAAAAGTAGCATCATGATAATAAACTAATTCAACAACCTTTTCTCTTGTGTCATTATCAAATCTTAATCGCTTCATTATTTCATCAGTCATATCAGCACTGACTCTTCCATGACCTTTGAAATGTCTAATGCCATCCTCGACATCTTGATAACAATGTGGCTTTCCAATATCATGAAAAAATACAGCCAATGATGTAATCAAATCTCTTGGATTCAAGTCTGGTTCACAATCACATTCATAAGCTTGTACTGCATGTACTGTATGATTCCATACATCATAGATGTGATATGGATTATTCTGTTGAAAGCCAAACATATCTTTAATTTCAGGAATGAACAACGAGAATACTTCACGGAATAATCCTATCTGTATATAAAACTCGCTTGATAATGCAATCTTACAAAACTCACTGTTGATTCTCTCAATAGATATATTCTCTAAATTCTTATACATTTTATGAATGTTCAAACTTACATCAGAGTCAACTACAAATCCCAATTGTGAAGCAAACCGAATAGCACGTAAAATCCTTAAAGCATCTTCTGAAAATCTATCCTCTGCTCTACCAACACATCTGATTTTATAATGCTCAATATCTTCCATACCATTAAACGGATCTATAAGACCAATTTCATCATTGTATGCCATCGCATTGATTGTAAAATCTCTACGCTTTAGATCTTCTTTAAGACTTCGTGTAAATGTTACGCTATCAGGTCTACGGCTATCTGAGTAATTACCGTCAATTCTGTAAGTGGTACATTCATATCCCTCACCGTCAATTACAATGGTAATAGTTCCATGTTGCAAACCAGTTTCAATAATTCTCTTGTCCTTGAATACTTCTATCATTTCATCTGGCGTTGCAGAAGTTGTAATGTCATAATCGTGAATTGATCTGCCAAGAATACTATCTCTCACGCATCCTCCTACCAGGAAAGCTTCATATCCATTATTCTGTAAAGTATGAATAATTTCATTTGCACCAGATGGAATTTCAATTTTCAATCTTTTCATCAAAATTCACCTCAATTTTCGGTTCATCAATAAACTTTGCCAATAGTCCTTCATGGTAGAATACCTTGTCACTTTCAGTAATTTCTTCTCCCAAGAAATATCTAAGTACGAATGGCATCATATAGTTGTCTAAACATTTGAACTCAATACTATATTCTCCATTTTCTTTGTAGATTTTTTTACAGTATCCGTCAGTACCATTGATTTTGTGGAGCGAAAATAATTCAACTCTGAATGGGATATTAGATTTTGTACTTAATCTTTCTTCAACACAATTTCTCACAAGATTTAACATGTGCAAATTACTTACTGTTGTCATATCATAAACAATCTCATCATTTGAAAAGAATACAATTCTCTCTTCACCAATGATGTCATATAATAACGATAATGTCTGATCCATAAGGTACTTTTCATATGTGATGTGTCTTTTGGGATTGCAATTACCCAAAATTACCTGACGAATATATTTACTATTTATAATATGTTCGTTATCTGTGAATTGAGAAATAAAATCTTCCCATGTATCAGTTCCAAGAAATATATTTTTATCATATTCGTGTAAAGATGAAAAATTAGCCTTTCTCATATCAATACTGATAAAAACTCTTCCAGTATTAGTTGGCTTAAATATATCTTTATTAGATAAATTTTTATGAATCACAGTGAATTTGTTCATATCTTCCGCATTAAATCTCTGATATGCCTCTGACTCTTTGATACTTGTAATAGCTGCATCCTTTACATGATTATATTCTTCAAAATAATCCTGCTCACAATTATACCCCTGTAATTCGCTTGCAAATCTAATCCACTTGTCAACAGTTCCATAGAACTCATCAAAAAGCTTAATTCTATCTAAAAAGTATGGCTCTTGGAATAATCTAATTGGTATATTGCAATCCTTACAGAATCTTTCTTTCGCTCTATTTGATATTTCCATCAGATATCTCCTTTCACAATTCTCTCATTTACATACATCTTAAATTCATTGATTTTCTTATAATCAGGTTTATCAGGCAAAGATGTATTTTCTTTTGCGTATTCAAAACGTTTTTCATATTCATTCAATAAATCATAGAACTCAGAAATAGGTTGTCTATTTTCATCTAAATATTCTCCATTTCTAATACTCATGAGTAAATCGTGCTCATCTGATCTATAAGTGATAATCTCTTCCTTTTCCAGAATATCAATACACATCATATATAATCGAATCAAATGAGCCATATGTTTTCCTAATTTATCATGGGCTACAGCCTTTTCATTTCTTTTACCAAATTTGCTATAACTACTAACAATGGACTTCATTTCGTTCCACATGCCAGCCCAATCTCTTAACGGATAATGTTGCAAGTTTACATCCATAAAAATCTCACTATCATATCCTTCTTGAACAGCCTTATCAATATATAGTTTCACATCACTATTTTCATAAGGATAATATCTGTTTTTAAATTCATATCTTGCATTGTTGATGCTTTTTAAAATGTAGGCTTCATTTTCTGCCTGACCAACCAATCTCGCAGCCTTATTTTCCATACGTCTTAGCTGAGAACCTGCATATCCTCCAAAGGTATGAACACAAATCTGCGAAAGAAACATTTTTCTATTGTCCAATAATTTTTTACCAATTTCAGATAAATGTAAGTAATGTTCTGGTAGACAACCAAGTTGTTCAATTGTATTAGGGTTGCTTGACGTTAAAAGTTGAATCATTTTATTAAACGAATACATAGTTGTATCTGTATCAACATCTACCACCTGTTCAAAGTCTGTCCCAAGTAAAATATCTGATTTGCTGTTGAGTGCAATACCTCTTACATCTAAATCAGATCCTTCTTTATCCATTCCATATGCATGACTTCCACCAAGAGTTAAGATAATGATATTGTTACCCAAATTCTTATCTGTTCTCAGGAAGTCATACTCTTTTGATTTTAATTTGTCCTTAATCTGTTCAATTGTCATTGTCTTAACCTCCAAAATTTCATAAGAAATGTGCGATTCTTGTTACTTATCACATCTTTCCATTTTTATATCCAAAGCCTTTTTATTTAATTTTTCAATCTTCTGCTTTGGAACAATACTTTCAACGACTCCGTAAAGCCTACTTCTACAATCTTTACACAAATTAAACCCATGAACTTGAATTAAATCACATAGTTCACCATTTATAAAAGTGGCTGCAATCGGTAACGAATATTCATTATATTTATCAACTTCCTTATCACATAAATCACAAAAATATCTAACCATATATTCTTTCTTTTCTAAAACCCAAAGAATCGAAGTTTTCTTGTTAATTATTTGGAATATATTTAATCGTTCCATCTTCGTTTTCTTTTTTCCAGAATACTTGAATGTATATATCTCTGTTATAATAAAGTTCTTCTAGTAAAAATACATCATTAATATTCCATTCAACAGGATATACACCACAAAATTCAACAATAGATTTCACATTATCAAGCTCATACCAATCATCATTTAGATTCCAGCAACCACCTACTGTATCAACTGTATATGTCTCATACCCATTCCTTTTAAATAGATCTTCAAGGACATCTTTTGATTCTTCTTTTAATAAAAGTATCTGAAATAAGCAATTTATAGTATCATTGTCTGCTAACCTTTTAGCAATCATATTCTGTATTTTATTTTTTCTATCTTCATTATTCACCTATTTTTCGCCTCTCTTCCAATAAAAATTGAACCTTACTATGCTTTTGTTTTTTCATCTATAAAATATGTATTTCCATATTCATTGACTTTCTCTGTCAAATTCATTCTTGCGTAATCAAGAACGTCCGATGCGAAATTTGCCATACATGAATAACATAGATAATGTTTAGTTTTTCCTACACTCATTTCTACTAACCCAACTTCTATTCTTCCGCAAATCTCGCATGACTTATTTCTAATCCATTGACTCATATAATACCTCTTCTAATTTACCAAATTCCATTTACTGTCTTATCAATAGCTTCTCTCATTACACCACCTGTCATTTTGTTCATTGTATCTGCAACAAGACCTTTGAATTCTGCTCTTATTCGCCTATTATGGTGAGTACATGGCGTTGAACAATAATTATTTCTTCTACATTTTTCACAGTTACCATTCAATTTCCACTGTTCATTTTCCTGAATCTGTTCCATAATATTCGTATGTTCCTTTCAAAGTTATATATTTATTCTGCCTAATATTGCTCTGCTATATCATCATATTCTCTTGAAAGATATCCAACTAAATCCTTATAAATATCTAACTGATGTTCATGTAAATAATTACATAGTTCAATATCTGTATTGAAAAACTTTTCAACAGCAGTTGAATTAGCCCATCTGTCAAAAGCACTTTCTGTTGTAACTCTAAGTAACCATCTGTTTCTAGTTCCACTATGAGGCTCTACTACCATAAAAATAACTGTATCTGTTCCTGCTTCTAAATGACCTTCGTATTCATAAATTTTGTAATTCTGACCATTGTTTACTTGGTCATTTTCAAACCATCTTCTTATATTTTCCATTTTTACCGATCTCCTTGTTTTGTGATTAGAAGAATAGCTCATCAATCGACAAGTCCATATGTTCGTATAAGTCAACAATTCTTGAATCATTTTCATCTAACCCAAGTAAGAAACAACCACCTTCTCCTTGCTCAATTTTTACAATCTCATTCTTATGAAATTGTTCTATATCTATTTTTAATCTTCTAATACCGTAATATTTATATAAATCTTCTATTGCTGAGTTCAAACCATCCATCATTTTTTTATATTGGGAACTCAAGTCAAAATCGTATAAACTATTAATACTGTTTTCAATTTCATTATAAATATCTATTAAATTCGTCATACTTTATACCTCCACATGAAATCGAACTTTCTTACCAAAACAGTTCTTCAAATTCGCAGAAATATTCTAGTGAATACCACTCTTCTTTATCTATATCATTTTTGATTTTTATACAATCTCCATCAAAACCAGTAACTAAATATTGTTTTCCATCTGTTAAATTAAACTGTTCCCCTCTATTATTCGAAGTAACTGGTTTCCCAATTTCAATATTGACTATATTTTTATGCATAACACAATTCATAATTTTCACCTCACAGTCCAAAGAACTTTACTTCGATATTTCTATTTTAATTTCTGTTCCCTCATAGTTACCTGTTATATGCCTTTTGGCTACAGATATTCCCTCTTGATATTCATTAATGACATTCTCTAAAGATTTCATAATGTCATAAAAATCTTTAAGTAGCCAAGGATGCGTATAAGATATATGAATTCCATCACATAAAAATCTCCAAAGAAAATTTTTCGCTTCACTTTTACAACGCCACTCTTCTTCATATTTAAATTCCATAGAGCCAACATAATCATAATATTCAAAATCATCAACTACTACGTCTCTATTAGTACAACCAAAATTTTCGGCATTCCTTAAACTGTAATCCCCGTCTGTATATAATGTATAACTAATATTTATTTGCATATTTTCACCTCACAATCCAAAGAAAGAAAGAGAATTTTCATCTCAATTCTAATCCCATCTTTTCTTTCAAACATACAGCTTTTTCTTTCGTAAGAGTTCTTGATAAAAGTTCTCCATCAACATTATAGACTGTAATAATTTTAAAATCTAAATCTGAATAAAGGAAAATATCAATCATTTCAATATTTTGTGTTGTTACAATACAAGGTTGTTCTTTTCTTGCAATTTCTACCCACTGTGGTAACTCACTATAATGCGTTTTTTCGTCGGGATAATAAACCATATCATTATCTATGTCTGCATTTAGTATCTCTTTTACATATTTTTCAACCAAATTATTTTTTCCTAATAACAAAATCATCTGTTTCTCACCTCACAAATTACCCACGTTTCAAAAAGCTTTCAAAGCTATTTTTCATATATGTATAGTTAATTCTTTGATCTGTGCTAAAACCAGAACTATTTTTCTGATACTTTTGAATCCACTGTTCAAAATCTATGTCTTTTTCATTTTTACAAGCATAAGCCATAAGCGCAACTAATGCTGTTTTACACTGCTTGTACACTTCCGAATCAACTCTTACGCAATCATCAATCATGTTTTCATAACATTCAATGTCTTCTTCGATTACATTTGAATTTACATTTTTCTGAACAAACGAAAGTGTAGTTTCTTCTTCATCATCCTCTTCTTTAATATTCTCTGTTTCTTTTGTCGTCATTGATTCGTTGGCTAAAAAATCTTTTAAAAGTGTTTCTAAAATATGTAATTTGTCTGTAATCATTCCTTTATCTTTTGTAGAATTACATGTATCAATTTCAGCAAATGATAAATTGTTTGTCTCTTCAGTTCCTTTTGGTTTTCTAGTGTGTTCTACAACAACTTTTACGTTCTTCAACTCTTCAAAGTCGTTTAAGAATTCTCCAAATTTTTCATCTGGATATCCTGTTTTTTCAAACTTGTCAAAGAGCATGAACCATATAAGTGCGTTTTTCTCACTAAACAATTTCCCTGTTGTCGGTGTTACAATATTGTACAATCTATCAAGATATTCCTTGAACTTATTAAACATCTCCTTGGTTGCATTCTCGTTTAAAAACTTTCCAAGCTGCATTGCATTTCTTTTCCACTGTTCAAAAAAGTTAAGCCCCATAATTGTTTCATTTACAATCTTATCAATAGTTCCATTTCTATCTTTAACATCGGAAAATTTTGCACAATCGCTAAAGAAATCATGTCCAGATAATTCTTTAACATCTTTTGCAACATTGCACATATAGGTGATTGTTTTTTGGGCAACGTTCATTTTCGCTCCACTGTTATATCTAACAATATGTCGCCCCACTTCTTCATCACTACAATCAAGATGTTTTACTATTTCTACTGGGCAATTATTAAAATCTTCCTTTAATCTTTCTGGTAATTGAGCATAACTTTTCCCTTTTAAGTCAAAAGAAACGATTTCATATACTGTATTACCATCTTTATCTTTAACAATTTTTCCATTTTCATCTTTTTTTACTTCTTGATACTCAATCACTGATGGATTTATTTTTTTGCCAAGTGCAAATTTACCTGCTTTATAATTTTCTATTGTGGTACATCTCTGTAATCCATCAATCAGCCACAAGATAACACCATTATCTGTAAGCTGTTCACAAATTTTAATTGGATCAAAATCTTCATTCTGAATAACAGTTACTATAAAATTATCTCTAACTTCTTCTTCCCATTGCCCAGACTTTCTCTGTTGCGGATGATCATTTCTAAGATCTTCTCTTTCAATCATTCCACATATTTTAGATGCCATGCAAGTATCTTTTTTTACCTTATCTCTTATTAATTTCATAGAATTTTTCCTCCCATCAAACTCTTTAAAGGCTTAGTTTTTTCATCAGAAGTAATCTTTTTTAAAAGATTGTCATAATGAAATGGTTCAATATGTAAGATTTCACAAATCTCTTCTTTTGTGTATTTATCAGCAAGCATCATAATTATCTTGTATTGCAAAGGAGACAAACTATTTAAGTAATCATTAACTTCTTGATGCCATTCAGATTTTGTTTCTCTTATAAAAATATTCTCCACACGAAAATCTGAAGCTATCGTATCTCTAATTTCCTTTCCTTCCTCTGTCGTTACATCTAATGTTAATGGTTTAAGAATTACTTTTCTTTTTTTCTTCTCTCCATTCTCTTCGTAGTACTCATAAATAATATCTCCATTTCTATCCCTTGCATAATTAACACGTTTATCTCGCATTCTATCTCTTGTCCAATCTAAATACGAACGTTTAATATTTGTTGTCAAATACGCTCCGAAATTATCATTCCTTGAACAATCATAATTTTCAACCGTTTCAAGTAGTACCTTCATCGCATCACTTAACAAATCATCAATTTCCATATCTGCAACACCCTTCATTGATATTAGCGGCAGACAAATTTTCTTTAATTCTCGTAAATCATTGCGGCAATATCTATCAACTATTGCCAACTGATCGGGTGATAAATTTATTTTTTTTACTGTCACTTTCGCATGTCTCCAATCATTTTTGTCTCTAATATCTCTTTAAAATCCAGTTCATCATCTTTGATTTGACTATGTTTTGTCTCTGAATAACACTTTGGGCATCTACAAAACTTTTCATGCTTGTTCTTTGAGAACGACATAACTCTAGTCATCGGAATATAACAATTTTTGCATACTACCATATATCAATCCTCCAATATATCATTAGCAATTTTCCAGTATTGTGTTCTACCTTTATATTCTCCAGCAGAAACTTTGCTTAGTTCTAATTTAATTTTGTCGATTGTATATACTCTATCAATTGCATCCAACATAACCGTTACATATCTGATACATTGCTTAATTCTACGATGCTTGTCTCTTATGTCATCAAGTAGATAACCTATTTTTGCTACTTTATGTGCTTGTGGTTTCTTTCCACTATGTATTCTCTTGTATTTTTCAAGAGCATGAGTTATGTCGCTTTCTGCACTGTCACATTTAGATAACTCTATATTAAGCAAATTTTTATATGTAATAAGCTGTGTTTTATTCCATCCAGCCAATCCAAGAATTGAATTAGATTCTTCAAAAATCTTATCCAACAAAGAATAATCGAAATCTTTATCATTCATATGAATGCCACCATTCCCTTTATAATAAAGAGAGTTTTCGCATTCATCTCCAGAATCTATATCTATGAGATGATAATTCCTTATCCAAGAATATTTCTTTCCACCCTTCTGCACTAACGATCTAGCCTGTTTATAAGTAAATTCTTTTGCTTGTACAGGTGACGTTGTTGCCAGATATTCTCCAATTTTCATTGGGTTTTCCATTACATAATTTTTCCCGTCTGTTAAAATATACATATGTTCTCCCTTCTATTTAATTAATAGTGGATCATGTCTGACTCGAACAGACGACTTCTCGGTTATGAGCCGAGCGTTCTAACCAACTGAACTAATGATCCAGACCGACATATGGAAGGTATATATCAAATAACGAAACAAAAAGTATATGTCGGTTATGTAACTCGTTAGTGAGTTATTCTCTATAAGAACTTATGCAGCTTATAGACTGCACTTACAGAAAAAATATCTGCGTTCTGAGGACTTACTGGGTAGAAAATCCCCATAACAGGGCATACTGGATTCGAACCAGTGAATACATGAGTCAAAGTCATGTGCCTTACCTCTTGGCGAATGCCCTATAATATTATTCTCCATATTTAATTGTGCAAATTAGGAATTTTAATTGCAGAAAACGCTTGAAACTTGACTTTCTTTCGAAATATATGTAAAATAAGTACAAGCGATATTTCGCTTCTGCAATGGCTTAATGCTGTTGTATGTATTTGGTTGATAGAGTCAAGTAGAAAGCTGTTGGCGCAGCGTTTGAATCGCTTGGCTCTATCTTTTTTTGTTGCTTACAAAAATTATAATACTCCAAACAAATGTTCTTGTCAATCATTATTTCGAACAGGTGTTTGTATCATGTTCGGTTTTTGTTCGATATTTTTATTATATCATATTTTGAGTCCTATAATCAGGACTCTATCTGGGGAAATTTAATATTGTGTACCATAAATTCCTGTACTCCCTCTAATGAAAGCAATCCAAAGAAATCATTATTCTGATAGTCAACTGTATTCGCCTTGTTAATTATTCTTTTCCCCTCATCAATAGTAATTTGTCTTGGTCTTGTATGAATAAAAGTCATTCCATTAAAAGAATCAATCCATATCATACCAGGAGCTTCATCAATTATCTGTTTTGCCTTTTCTTTACTTACATACATTACGCCCTCGCCTCCTCTAATCTATATTCAGTTCCAAAAAACAAGCCGTTGAAACAAGCTTTATCTATAAGTTTTCGTTCATAAGCATCAGTAATATTTCCAAGTCTTTCAATAACTTCGTCCTTGGATATTGTTATAATTTGTTCTCCGAGCACCATAGAATACTCTGTTAAACCATTATCATCATCTGCATTAATGCAACTATGAACAGGCATGTTTATTTTTTTTAGCTTAGTTGTCAAAGGCATCACTGTAATTATAGAAGCATGTTTTGTTCCTATTGGATTGCTTATGATAACATATGGACGTTCTTTAGTCTGGACTGATCCTTCGCCTTGATATTTGATTTTCGCTTTTATAACATCGTATCTCTGTAAATCCATATGTACGTCCTCCTCTCTTTGTTATTTATGTACTTGGATTACCTTTGATACTTTGCATTATAGTCCATATATCTTAAATAGTCAATATATATCTTAATTTTTCAAGATATAATAATGTATAAACTTTTTACTTATATCTTGTATATTTTGTATATATCTTATATAATTAAGATGTATCTTAATCATTTGAAACATAGAGGGACAAAAATGGAAGTAGCTAACACTAAACAAATTCTTCTTAAACTTAAGACCATAATGCTTGAAAAAGATATAAAGAAAAAAGAACTTGCCGAAAAATTAAATATCTCACAGGCTGCATTAACGTCACGATTTAAGCAAGAAAATATTTCAATCAATAATTTACTCGAATTATGCGATGCATTAAATATCTATTTAGATATTAATTTCATTGATAAGGACGAAATCACATAAGTATGTCCTATTTTTTTATTTTATTACATTGGCAATCCTACATTTTGTTAACTAACATTTGCCAGTTCAACATTGATTTTAAACTTTGGGGTACAATTTTTTTGATAAATTGCACTCGTTGAAAAATATTTGCTCCCCGCAAAATCTCGCAATCTTGCTCTTTCACTTAATCCACCATCTACCGGCGAATACCCAACTTGTTTCATGATGAATTTAATCATCCATCCTATACTCCGCCTATTTGGAGCATTGTGATCGGGAGCGTCATGATTCAAAGGAAAACCTTTGCAATTTGCAAATTTCTCTTCGAGATCTTTCACAACTCCCGTAAGCGCGGGTAATCCCAAATCCGACACCACTATCATCTTATTGATGGAATCTGCCGAGGATAAAAAATCCACAATTGCCACAATGTCACTGTTATTCACGTCTAACTTTGTTTTACTTAAGAAAGCCCTACCTATTTGATTCATATTAATCCTCCAATCTTATGTCGTTTATTGTCATTAACTAATAGTTATTATATTCATAAGATTCATAAAAGTCAATAGAATATCACAAACATATTTATAGGATATCGCAAACATATTTATAAAATTCTCAGTTCATTTGCCATATTAATTGCAGCTTGATATTTATCAACATCATCAGTAAGCATTCTTATAATCTTTCCAAAATCATCAGACTTTAATGAGACAACTGGCATATTTTTAACTATCTCATCTCCCTTACCAGCAAGCACGTTATGAATGAATTCTCCATGGTCATTAATCAACTGTCTATTTTTCTCTTCTGTTAATCCAATATAATTCATTGTCATTTGTAAATCAGTATGATTGAACAATTTCTGCAATGACAAAAGACAATCAGGATCAAACGGGTGTGTCTTATGAATCCAATACCCGAAGCTTTTACGAAGGCTGTGACTTGATATAGGATATCGAATACCAACATCCTCAACCGCTTTTTTTAGTTTCTTTCTATAATCATCTGTTTGCCACTTTACAACATCATTGTATTCTATAATATAATATAAATAATCTCCAAGACTCTTGTATTCTTTTTGCTTATGAAAGTCATCCAAAATTTTCTGCTTTCTCTTATCAGAAAAATCTTTATTTAAATAACCACACCATGTTTCAATATTCATATAAAAAGGTGTATTAGGATGTCTTAACAGCCATAATGTTTTAGGTATATAACTGAATATATATTCATTATAATGTTCCATTGGGTCAATTTTTACGTGTGACAAATAATTGTCAACCGCCTCCCAAACCATATTACTTACAGGAAGATTAGTGATCTTTCCAGTTTTCTGTTCCTCGATGGTATCAATTTCACTCTTACGATTTCCGTTCTCGTAATACAGATCCGACCATTTCATCATAACTGTATCACCAATTCGTCTACCAAGAAGCAATTCTAATAATGTAATAAGATATCCGTCCCATTCTTCATTTTTTTCAAACCACTCAATAACATTCTTGATATCTTCCATGTTCCAAAATGGCTGCACCTCTGTTTTACCTTTTTTCTTAGTCGCATAATCTCTTGTCTGTGCCATATTAAATAACCTCTCTTTCTATATGTATTATTCTCCGTTTTTATAGTATCTATCTCTAATTTGTTCGGCTCTATCATATGCCTCCAATAAATCGTCACACCATCTAATTTCTATATTCTTAGTTTGTTTTCCGCAACAAGGTTTATTAAAACAAGCTAGATCCTTTATATGCCATTTTTCACGCTGATGACCTCCACGCTGAATTCCAGATCCAAGTTCATTTATTTTCATACAATTTAAACATAAAAATTTTGAACTTCTCTTTGGATTTCCCATATTCATTTTTCGTCACCTCTTTTCTGTAATAAAAAAAAGAAGCAGTTGATTCCTGCCTCTAATATTATTATACTGTAGTTCTATTTTATTATTTTTTCAAATCTATCATCTATAATCATGTGTTCTGGTTCATCGTTCCATACGTTTAAGATAACAGTTTTATCTTTTTCTTGAGTTAATTCGTACCAATGACAATGATTATCATCAGGATAATCATCTTTATCGGTTACTATATAAATATCTCCAATATTTATTATAAAATCTGGATTACTCATCTCAAGACATTGTGAATTAACTTCACGTTTACATTTTAATTTATCACCAATATTATATAACATATCTACCTCCACTTGAAAGCAATTTTTCTTTGGATTATCAAAGGTATTCGTAATTAATTTCTCTATTATCTATAGTTGTTATTCCATTATCATCAATATAACAAACTATTCCTTCTTTTATTAAGTCTTTTATGACAGCACGCTCGTCTAACTTCCTCTGGTTTATATTATGAGTTCCAGTGATCAAATTATTTATATTCATTTGTACTTCATTTAATAATATCTATAATAATATTATTTTATCATGAATATAGTCTTTTTCTGTGCCATAATACATTATATTGAATCTACCTTCCTTTTTGAAATAACTCATTCGTTTTATAAACCTATTTATCTAAAATCAAAAATATCTTATTCCTTGTTATATCTACATTAATACCATAATTCTTTTTTATGTTCATTTATCCATTCATCCAATTCTGGAATAGATTCATCATACGATGCATGTTCAGTATCATATGAAAATCTACATCTTGGACATTCAAGACAAGAAGCTCCATTAGGACGCCCGTATGATTTATTGATTATTTTACATAAATCCCCATCTTTATTAATTTTTCTACTCCACTTCCCAGTCGTATCGACCGACAATATCAACGGGCATCCACATTCAGGACATTTAGGACATTCATTCTTCATACTTTTCCCTCTAATTTACCTCTCATTATCTATATAAATATAACTATATCATTATTTTCAACAACGTTTTCAACGGCACTAATCGTTGTTGCACAAATTATTCCATCTTTTTGCCTGTAAAAACCACCTGAATAATTATAATATAATTTTGATAAGTTTCTATATTTTTTTATTAAATAAATATTTTAACATTTGCCAATAGCAGCTAAATGAATTTCGATGAATTTCTACCATTTCTTTTGATATAAAATTTTCCCTTTGCTTCTCAAAATCTAATAACTCTGTTTTGTTTTTAAATTCCATATCGCCTCCTCCTCTTTCGTTTGAAATCAATTTTTTCTTTGCTCTATAAATTTTCTATCATCTTCTTGATTCGTTCAATCTCTTCATTTGTATGTGGTGTTCCACCTGCATTCATATCCACATACCACTGAAGAACCTCTTTTTCAGTTTTCAAATCATTTACATTGAAAATTAAATCTATACTTAGTGGTATTTTATCTTCAAAATCTTTGTAATAACTACCAAAAACTTTAATTTCATTTTTTAAGAATTTAGTTACCGCTGTAATTCTCTGTAAACCATCAACACATACAAAATCATCATAACCATTTACGGTTTTCGTCATTTGCCAACTTGGTTTATTAAAATAAATTACCCTCGCTGATTTTCCTCCTCGAAGTAAAAATTCAACAAATAGCATTTGTTGTTTTTCCGTCCATACATGTCCACGCTGAAAATTAGGATTCAATTGTAACTGATAATATTCATCTTGTTCCCATTCTGAAATCGTTTTTAACATGTGAGTTAATGGAATATTCGTGTTGCATGATCCAGCTCTTGTCAATTGTGGAATATCTTTAAATTTTGTTATTTTCTTCATTTAATCATCTCCATTCTATGAATTAATTAAAAATAATTTCTCATCGGGTTAAATATGGAATTAACTTCTGACCACAATATTTGCATTTTGTAGATTCCATACTGACACCAGTTAAACAAGTAGGACAATAAACTCCTCTTGCGGTTTCACTCCATTTAATTTCCACTGGAATATTTTTATCTATTCCAATTTCTTTTAAGTATTCCTCATAAGTCATAGGTAATTACCTCCAAATTTTAAAAGAAATCGTCATTTCTTTTAACAATAGTTATCCATTGCTGGTATGTCTTGACTTGCAACAATATGTTCATCTTTTATTTGTGGAGCTGAATCAATAAACTCACCATTGAAATTAACTAGAGCTATTGTATCACTTTCAATACAAATAATTCGTGCTTCAGGATTATATACCTGAATCCTTTTTAGAATATATTCCATTTTATCAAAGCATTTTTGCATATCACGAATGTCTTTCTCTTTAATGCCATTGGTCATTTTATATCACCCCCTCTAATCTACTTGTATAGAATTGATTCTAAATCATCAATGACAATTTCCAGCTGCCTCTTTACCTCTTCTTCTTTAATTTCTGTAAGAGATATTTTGTAGTCTTTAATCTTCTCTTCAATTTGATCACAACACCATGTAGGATTATTTCGTTTTCTATCCATCTATATCACCTCTTCCAATCTTCCAAGTAATTCATTCTTTCTTAGTTGAAAATAAACTGAAAATCTTTATCATTTATTTCCACTGTGATAAGTTCTTTATTGTTGTCAAGAATATCTACAACTGCACTTTCATATTTTGCATATGCTGGGGTGCATTCATATTCCTTGCCCTCTGTAAAGTGGTCGTCTGTTTTTCTACAAATAGCTTTATTATTTTTCATTCATATTACCTCTTCTAATCTTCCTAATAAATCATTTTTTACTTCAATTATCGCATTCAACCTACCTTTAATCTGTAAATCATATGGACTATCAGTATTTTTTAATAAATCTTCAAGTCTGCCAATTTCTGTATCAAGCTCATTAATATATTCTCTTATCTTTTCTCTCATATCTGGCTGATTTTCATACTGATACAGTTTTTGTAATGGTTCTTGCATTTTTTGATTAGAATCTAAATCAGCATCTGCATATACAAACATACACTGATTTTTTATAAATGGCATATCCCAATTTAATTTCTGTATTAATTTACTAATTGTCTTTCACCTCAATTCCAAATATCTCACAAAAATCTTTGTCCTTAATAATATCAGCTATCTTAAAATATCTTCTTGCAATCTCATTAAACATATCCCTTTCACAAATTGCTTCCGCTGCTTTAGGATGATTGCTTTCTATAAAAGACTTATATTCTATTACTAAATCAGAAAATAACTCTTTTTTATTTTCTCTTTTACAACTAACTCTAATATAACTATCATAGCATTCTTTTAATTTGTCATTTGGAATACCTATAAATAAATTTCTTCTTAACATAATATTCTCCATTTCTATACCAAAAGAAAGTTAAATTTCATTACAATGTATATAGCTAATTCCAACAATTCTTTTTAAATCTTCTATGTTGCAAGCCGACATATTTGATTCTTCTATATATTTTTTATTTTTTAAAACTTCGCAAGCAACTATATACCATGTTTTATCAAGATCTTCTTTATATATATGCATTCTAGTTGTACTGGTTATATTTACATATATATCATTTTGAGTAGTTATGTTAGTAATAACATTTTTAATTGTTCCCGAATATCCCATAGTTTTCCTTTCATAGCAAAATTAAAATTCATTGTCTTCTGGAAATCTAATTCCACCCCATTCAGAGTTCCAAATTTCAATTTTCTTTCCATTTTTAAAAGTAACAAGCATGTTTTCTCCATCAAAGGTAATCCCAGAATCTTTTGAATTTATTTTCCATTCTTCAATAAGAGCTTTTGCGCCTTCAATTGCTTCTTCTTTTGTATAATCATAAAAATCGGTAATTTCTACCTTATCAACAATATCGCCAAACATTTCAATCGCAATGTCTGTAATATCAATATACCATTGATTATGCTCTTGTCTTAATCTATCCTCTATATTCACATTGCTCTCCTTTTCTTTGAAACTTAGATTTCCTTGTATCCTAAAACTTTTAGACAATGTATAAATCCATCAATCTCGTTTTCTTGAACCATTTCCTTTTGTTCATATCCATCATCATTGATATGAACTGCATAATAATTACAAATTTTCATTCCAATATAAAAAGTTTGTTCCATATCAACTACTCCTTTCCTTCCACAAGAAAACTTGGTTTCATTAGCTATTGTTTGTCTTCTAAGTCCAGAACATTTTTTATAGCATCTTTTATATAATCCATTTCAAATTTGTAATTCACCATTTCTCTTAACGATTCTTCTAATTTATACGAAATGGATTCTTCAACTACATTTCTCACATAGTTTATCATAACCTGATCCCATTGATTGTTGCAGCATTTAGACACATCTACATCGGCGGCTGCATCCATATTATAATCACTCCAATCATATTGTGTATTCATAAATGTTGTAGATAAATCATTGTCTTCACACTTTCCATACAACCATTCTGCAACAGAAATCGAATGTAACTCTTTGCCAATTTTATTAAACACATTATCATCTGTAAATAACCAATATTCTTTATCACTTGACAAATAACAGGTTTCTTCATTATTTAATTGTTCCGTTACTTCGTCTGTTAGCCATTCAATACTCACAATTTTCATATATTCTCTCTCCAATCTTCCAATGAATCTATTATTTACTTTGTTCTCTTTGTTGACCATCAATCTCAAAATTAGATTGTTCTTCCATGATAATTCCAATACTTTTCATATAGTCCTCTTCTAACGTAAGCACTGTCTCAATTGTATCTTTGTCAATATTACATCTTTCTGCAATAAAATTTATTGCATCTTCCCATTCATATACTGGCGTATCATTCATAATACTATTCTCCTTTCTACATTCTACACAATATCATTTAACAACTCAATCGCTTCATCAAGTTTTTCACTCGCTTCTTCCATACTATCAATTGCATCTTCAGAACACATTCCTCTATAACTGCTTTGTAATCCTTCTGGCATATTGTCAAATGCATCCTGTTCTTCGCTTAATATAGAAGACAACTCACTTGATATCTGTTTTAGTTCAGATTGTGTACTTTGAAGTTTTGCTTTGAGCATATTTATCTTTTCTCTTCTATTCTTATTCATTTTGCTACTCCAATCTAAAAACAATCAACACCCCATACTTTATTTAATACTTTCGGATCATCTGGTATTTCGCCACATGTTTTTGTCGGGATATTTAACTTATTATACTCATCCTCACTGATTTCAATTCCGTAATCACCAGGAGCAGATTTATTAAAATCATCTCTATAGTGTGGCGATTTCTCTTTATAATAAAATTTATAATAACGCCCATTTGCTCTGTTGTTGTCATATCCCTCACATAATGTAGCGATTACTTTTCCTGTGCTAATTTCTGTTGTTACATTTCTTCGAAATCGTGGATCATACTTATTATAAGCAAGATATCCATGACTTAAGCTCCATTGTTTATTTTTTTCATCATTAGCTGACATTCGTTTTACTTCATCGTCAAAATTATCCCGGTAAACCTTGCCGGAATTTACACCTATTGTAAGATCATGTCGATTTCCATATTTGTCTTCTTGTGTCCATCTATATGTTTCTTCTCCATTGACATAATACTTACCTGTTCTACCTATACAAGTTACATTTCCATTTGAATCTAAGGCTGTCGTATTTCTTTTCGTTTTTGCATCATCAACTGCACGTCCTACGCTTGCAACACCTTTTAATCCTAACAATGCTAACATTTCTACTAGCATATTCATCAACCACCTTCCTATTTATTATACTTATCTGCCTTATTGTCAACATAATCTTTAAAGTCGTAACGGTTTTTTCCATCACCAAATTTCTGATTGTTTTGATTTTCTCCGCTAAACACACCTGAAAGCCATAAATAAATCAATATCGCTAATACAAACCCAATCAACTCTGCCATAATAATTACCTCCGTTTTTCTTTATATTATATCATGTCTTGTATCCTATTAAAATAATTTGAAGTTTCTGATTTATCGGTTAAACATAATTGTAATAGTATATTCATGTTCACTTTCAATCATTGCCATTTTAACTCTAGTGTCTTTTTTAATTTCGTCACACAACATTCTTAATTGTTCTCCATTTAGGTTTTCTTCTGTTTCCATTATGGTCGTCATACCTTTATATGTGTCAAATTCACTTTCAAGCCATTCAATTCCATATTTAATATATTTTTGTGCTAACAATTTATAATCCATAAAATTAACCTCACTTTCTAAACCAAGTAAATCATCGTTTCATTTTGTTATAATGTGGAAAATTTTTCATAACTGTTGATTCTTTCTAATTCCCTACACAAAGAACCATCTGTTACATAGATATCTCCTGTGTCGTCTACCCATTTTCCATCTTTTGCAGTGCTAATGTTGACTAAATTAGAATAATCTTTGTCTTTTGACGCATCGTATTCCTCGTCTTTGTAAATATGAAGAACCAAATCATTATTCTTGCCAAACTCAAACACTTCTAATTTTTCATTTGCAGCAAGGTCGTTACAATAATCAATAATTGTATCAATACTTGGTCTATTTAATTGATATACCGCCATAACATTTTCCTCCAATCTAAATTGCTTATACTACTTTATGCCCAATTTCCGACAGTACCATCTTCGCTTCCAGGGTGTCTTCCACGTAGTCTGACATATTAAACAAATCAAGCACATCAGGACTATTAGCCATTTCTTCACACCACCCATCTTTTTCAATATCTTTTCTTATTTCTGATATTGTACGATTGGTTTTGATTTGTACTACTTTATAATAACTGTCGTCATTTGATGGAGAACCGTCTGCGTTCCAATTACTTTCCTTTGCGTATTCGCATAATAAATCTACAATAATCATTTTTTCTGTAATCGTTTTCATGTAAAATTCCTCCATTCTTCTAAAGAAACTCTTGTTTCATACTTTGCATTCTCTATATTCTTTTTCAGTTAATAGTCCTTCATCGCACATATTTTCAAGCGTTCTATATACAGCATTAGCTCTCCAACTTGCATATGAAAAACCATCAAACTCTCCGATAAGTGCATCTCTGTTTTCTTCACTTTGTTTTTCTAATTTTTCTGCTAATATGAAATTACGAAAGAAATATGCTTTATACATAGCTGCTTTAATTCTAAGATTCTCAACTTCATATTCCTGAGAAACCAATTTCTCTTGAGCTTCTAATAACTGTAACCCCATATTTCCTAATGGGCTTCTTTCAATTCTGTTTCCAAAATAAGTATAATTCATGTTTGTCACTCCACTTCTATATTAATTCATCAACTTCAACTACATCAGGATTATCACTAAACCATGAATCATTCTCTGCAATTTCATTTAACTCAATAAAATCTCTTTCAGAATCAAAGCAATCGTTGTGTTTCAAATAAGCTGCTTTCACCTTTTCTCTTGCGTCTTCATACGACTCTGCCTTTACAATCCCAATAGCCAATTCTTCAATCCTGTATACGTATAAGTTTGTAATATCCAACATATTAAGCACTCCTTTCCGCACTACAGAAGAAATCATCTTCTGTAAACACAGTGTTATCATATGCATCGAAAATAACTTCATCCGAGACATATTCGTTGACTTTCTCTATCATGTCATATGATGGTTCATCAATATCAACATCCATTACTTTTGCAAATAAGCATTCATTGACAAGTTGTACGTAATACATACGCTTTAATTCAATTAATTGATCTCTATTTAATTCTCTTACTGTCATGATTTATTCTCCATTTCTGTAAATCTATTTCTCTTTAAATACTCTATGTAATCTTCAATATCTGATTTCTTTTTAACCTCAATATCTTCTGGATGATAATATCCATAAAAAGCATTCGTATATACCTTATATGTTTTATTTTCCATATTAACAATGAGATTATAATTATTTGCACAATCACCACGTTTCTTCCAATTCTTATCAAGCCAAAATAGATGTAATCTCATGTAACCAACCATCCTTTCTAATTCTCTTCGTCTATGACAATTCTAAATCCATACTTTTCAGCTTTCTTTTTATTAATAACAATTCTGTTTACAATTCCATCTGCACTATCAACACTTTCTACAGATATTATTGCTTTTGAATTGCAAGTCATTTTATCATAAGCTCCAATTGACATTCCTGTATAAATTCCAGTATCATAATTCCACGCTTCAACAACTGAACCAGTTTTTAATTTCTTCTTTAACATAAAAATCACTCTCCAATCTTCACTTGAAATTGCTATTTCTTAACCTATCAATTTTTCTAACTCTACCATCCGTTCATGCTTAAATCCTAAAACTGCAAGTGACTGATTAATTCCTTCTGCATAACCTCTGTGATTATGTGCGGTATTTTCCAGAACATATCTTTCCGTTGCATTAGGATGTCTTGCAGCTACATCCAATTTGTCTTTTGCATCAATCGCATATTCAATAGCTTCATTCAGTAACTTTTCACATTTAATACTTTCTAATTTTGTCATTTTCATTACTCCAATCTATCCCAAATTCCATGTTTTAATAGGTGTACTCACTGAAATATCAAAGTGTTCATCATTCCGTAAATCTTCAACCTCTTTTCTAAGTACAATACGCTCAAATTTATTCTCTTTAATTGCTTTCTGAATTACTCTCATTGCACCTGCTTTTGATTTGTAATTTCTGTTAAAAGTAGCTCTCTTATCTTTATCTGCAAAGCCAACTACTTTATAATAAATTCTATCGGTTGCCTTCCAGAAATTTTCTGCAATGGGAATGAGAACATAATGTTCACGAATCCATTTAAAATCCTTTTCCGTTTTGCTGATATAAGAATTACTACCATCAATAAATTCTATATGCTGATACATTTCAATCACTCTCCTTTATTTGTGTAATACCATTTTCATTTTTCCATCATTAACTGTTACATCTAAGAACCACACTGCTATGTATCTGCCTGTATCATTCTTATGCAATTCATACCATTCTTTGTGATCTACACCATCATTTCTGAAACCGAATACGAATTGCTCTGTATCCATAGTTCCGTCATCTAACTTCTTATCAATTTTATATTTCCATATGATAAATAAGTCGCTCGCATAATGTTCACACCAACGACCTGCTTCTTGGATCAGCTTTGTTAAAATTGAGGAATAATTTATTTCCCATTTACCTTTTAATGGATTAAAATAACCTATCTCTCTTTTTGTTCCTAGCAACGCCTCTCTCAATTCTTTTATCTGTTCATCTCTATATTCAATTTCACATCTATATTCAGTCTTAAAATCTTTTTCCATATTTACTACCTCACTTTCTCTTTAAGAAACAGTTCTTTCCTTTGGAATTTATCCAACTGCTTTCCAATCAACTACTTGCTTATATCCGTCTGCCTGTAAGATATGAATTTCTTCATCCTTATCAAGTTCGTAATGATTTCTGAAAAATTCTTTTAATCCCTCTTCTCTTTCTGCTCTCCATAGTTCATCATGAGTGATTACATCTCCAAATTCTTCTTCGTCCGTTGTTACGGTAATATCAGAGATCTTTCCAAAATACATTGCTTCAAGTAAACCTGTATCCACATCTCCCATGACAATGTAATCTTGCCAATCTCCCTGGCTATACCCTCTGATTGTTCCAGTTTTAAAGGTGTCTTCTGGATAAAGAAGTCTGATTACATCAACAATAATATCTTCTGTACATCTGCATTTATCATACATTTCTTTTAATTTTGCATTCACTTCATCAGATACATCCGTTGGATATTCGTCATAGCAATCAATATCATCCAAGATTTCTTTTGCTTTCTGATACCATTCTGCCTCAGTACAGCCTGCAAAATCTCTATTGCCTGTAAGAACAACCTGTTCATCGAAATTTTCACAACCACAATAATCTTTCCAACTCTGATTGCTATTGTATAACCACCATGTTCCATCGCCTGTGTTATCTATTCTAATTTTTGTCATATCAATCAACCTCCGTTCTATATTTCATAATCACTTATTGGTTCTGTATAACCACTATCCAATTTAATTTCCGTTGTTTCATAGTCATCATAAACACTCTTTCGTGTTCCTCTTGCATGAATAATCTTTGCAAGCTGCATAATTACATATCTGCGTTCACAACCATGTTCATCATAAACTTTATGTGGATAATATAATGCTCTACCATTACAAACTGTAAAATTATCAAACTCTTTCCCATAGAACTGTTCGCAATCACTAGCATGTAAATTCCGTAATGCGTGTTCTCTAATGTACTGTTTCTCTTCATTTGTTAATTTATCTGTGTTATCTAATAATGAGAAATCAAACAAGATATTTCTCTTACCAGTTTCAAATGAATCGACATATTCTAGGTTGTTTTCCTTTGCTGTCTTTTTAGCTGTCTTGTATAATTTGTATTCTTTAATTTTCATTGTCATTTTTCTCCTTCCATTACAAAAGGCAGACACAATTATTTGCATCTGCCTTTATATATTCTCTTATTTCTAATCAATCTCATCACACTCTAAACTATCAACATCCCAATCAAGTTCATCAATCGGCTTATCCCACAATCCATTATCATCCGCAATATAGTTCATAATCTTTGCAAAACTACTTGCTTTTACCTTTTCCATTTCCTCTGTAAATTTATAAGTCGGCTGCATAGCATCGTCTGTTTCATAGATGTACATATCAATTGTGTTGTCACTATTTACGAATGCCTTGATAAAGCCCATCTCATTTTTATGGAAAATGAAAAATTCACATAACCTGTTATTGCAATTCCAATCAAACGGTGTACTGTCGTTCCCGTTCATATAATGAATTGCTCCGTTTGTATAAAGCATTTCATCTGTTACATTAGGGCACATATTTCGTGCAACCTTAAAAATTCTTTCGATTTCTCTTTTAAATTCATATCCATTCATATTATTTTTCCTCCTTTGGAGTAATTAAGCTCATAAGATTCTCTCTAATATAGCCACAGAAAGCATCAATACTTCCATTTCCAATAGTCCAACAACTATCCTCGTCATAGTTCCAATGAATAATTACTTCATGCCCTGCTGTGATATTAGGTAAATCAACATCTTCCTTTCTCGCATATGAACTATTTAAAAGAGCTTTAAGATATACATATCTTCTGATATTCTCAATATCTCTTTCTGTTTCTGCATTGAAAATCTCTACCAGATATTCATCAGAACATTCATCATAAATGTCATATTCAGAAGCTCCATTTTTCTTATTATCAAGTCTCTTTAACTCTTTGCTGATTACAAATAATGCTGATTCCTCATATTTCTTACACTCCTCTTCGCTTCTAAATACTGTGCCGTCTTCTGCAATGTACTCTATTCTTACAAGTTTCTCGATTGTTTCTGTTTTTCTTACTTCGTTTACTCTCATAGTTTTAATCTCCTTTTCGCTGTATTACTGTTCGTTATCTTCAAAATCAATATCATCAATCTCAAAATTATCCGAGTATGGAATATATTCTGCATTAGTAGCAACAGGAATTTCGTCAATGTGTTCCTGTGCATATTTACAAGCAATTTCCAACTGTTCTTCATCTGTTTTACCTTCTAATAATTCCATAGGAATATCAATTCCTGTGTCTCCTACATACGTGTAAGCCATACCAATGTGCAATCTTTTTGTTTTCTTTGTATCTGCCATAAATATTCACCTTTTACCTTTCTAAAATTTCAATGTAAATTACAATTTCCTGTTAATCTTCCAAAGTCCAATTGCCAACTTTATTTCCATTGATATCCATTATGTAACCAGCTTGATATCCATATTCGAGTTTTTCTTTAATCTCTTTTAAATTTCGTCTTAACTCATATGCACTTCTGTCAAGCTCACCATCTTCATCTCTATAAGCTGCGCCACCTGTTTCAATTTCAATTTTCAGCATATCAATATTCCTCCTCATAGAATTTAATTGTTCTTTCCTTTTCAGCTTCATATTTCGTTTTATCAGTAAACAACGTGAGATAAATATCTCCCTCTGTATATGTGAATATTGCCATCTGTTCATCTGAATAAGCATAGGCACTATAACCATCTACCTGCACTAAATCGAATTTACATTTCTTTGCAAATGCATAACTTAAATCAGACATCCAATGTCCACCCAACATATAGTTTCCGTTTTTATCTTCTGTCTCTTCCATAAAGTTTACATTTGCAATTCGCTTTGTATCTTCATTTAATGAATATACTGATAAATCTAAGTCTGCAATTTCATACTCACTTTCTACTTTCTTTACTCCAAGCTTATCAATTAATTCAAAATATTCATTTCTCGAAACATATTTCATATCAATCACGCTCCTTCCTAAATCAACAACATTCTCTTATACTCTGGATTCTTTTTATGTCTATCTCCAACTTTAACGAAAATCGACTTTCCATTGTCAATAGTCACAGCTCCCCAAGGATCTGTCATAAGTGGATTTTTCTTCCAACCTTCAGGTATTTTAGATACAACTTCCATACCTCTTTCTTTTGCAACTTCCATTACATGTTCAAGTTTCTTTTCCGTTGCACTCTTACCTGTGGCAGATTTAAATAATCTGATGCAAGCTTCAATGATTTTCTTTCTGTTTTCTTCTGTATCTTCAAGCAACCAATCAAAGTTAATCACATTTCGTTTCCCATCAAATTTTTCTGTCACATTATATCCACCATAACAACCATTTTCTGAATCATGTACATAAGTATGGCAACCAATATAGGTTTCCATTACTTTATCAGTCCAACCATTTTTATACCACGCATAAGGTAATGAATTTTTTCCACCTGGATTTTCACAATGCACAATTTCAATTACCATTGTTTCCTGCTTTGCATTCTTACCAATTACATGTACCCATGTACTACCAAAATCTCTTTTTTCTATTTCATACTTCATCATACTAATCAACCTGCCTTTCTAATCATCAATTAAATGCTCAATGTGTGCTTTTTCGCTCAAACAAACTGGCGTATCAAGTGTTCCCATAGAATAATCATAATCATACCACTCACTCATTGACGGATTAGGATCATTCCAAATTGCATTACATAAATGACTTGCAATACAAAAGTTGTCTTCATCAATTTTTTCTTTAATAAATTCCTTTAAACTGTCAAGTGTTGTAATCTCATCCAATTCTTCATTAAGCTGACTCATTACATCTTCAAATGATTTCTCTTCAAATTCTGTTCTTGTCATACAATCATCTCCTTATCTCACATATGGAATATCTTTTCCATGCATATAATTTTCACCTCTAAAACAATCACCACAGTATTCCCAAATTCCATCATTCACCTTTTTGAATGTGGAATATGTTGTTCTGCCTTCTCCGTTTTCATCAATTCTGCTTGAACATGGTTCACCAATCTGTGAACAATCGCTTCTCATACAAACTGGTGGTAATAAATCCATAAAGAAATCAACCATATCTTCTGTGAAATACTCACCAACTTCATGTGCATCAAGTCCAAAATAGTGTTCTTTATCTACAACTTCCTTTCCCTTGTACATTTTCGGTTCGCTTAATGGAACACCGTCATATTCGACTTCTTCAATCACTAAATCTTCATTGAACCATGTATATGATTCATAATGCTTTTTATAAACTTCTGCTGCTTTGCGTGTTGGGAAGATTTGTGGATTACCTGCTGATAATCTATATTCTCCGTTGTAATACACAACTTCATATCCCTTAAGTCCTTTTGTCCATCCTGGAATATCAGTTTCGATCACATATCCGTTATCAACTGACCATTCAACTGCTTCATAATCATATTCGTCTACAGGTTCACCAACTGTTTTATACTTGTAACTTGCACATTCTTCTTTGCCTTTTTCTGTAAGTACAAAATGCTTTCCCTTGTCTGCTTTGTACCAATTGTTCCGTAATTTCATAATTCGTTTCCTCCTTGTAATAAAATAGGCAGCTAGGTATTTATTCTCCTAACTGCCTTTGCGTTTGCGTTATTCTGTTTAGTTGCTAAACATTACAGATACTCTGCAAAAATCTGAAGGTTAAATTTGTTACTCAACTCTTCAATAGTCATATCTTTAAGTTTCTTTGCAAGTGATAATTCGTTTGCATTATAACTCCATTCCATTGCACATCCGTTTGGTGTTGCAGGAAATTTCACTTCTACACAAATTTCATTTGTATATTCTGTAACTTCTGTTACTGTACCAAAGAAACTTTTATGTGTTCTTTCTCCATATTCCTTTTCATATTCTGTATCTGGGTTAGATACATACACTAAATCACCAACTTTAAACATCTTAATCACCTCATTTCTTTCCATAGTTTACACTCATTGGATGCCAACTCATATCAAATCCGAAATCATATTCCAGACATTCAACAATTTCATCCTCATTGAATGAAAGGGCTTTCATTTCTCTTATAATTATCTCCTCGAAATCATCTTCGTCCTCAACTATTCCCATGAGATAATTAATAAGATATTTAAGCTTCTTACCATGCTTTCTGTAATCTGCTAACTGTTTCCGTGTATTTTCCGTTATCATTTTCCCTCACCTGCTTCCTAAGAAATCTTAGTTTCAAAATGTTGTTAGCATACGCTCCATATACCATCTGGTCTTAACTGTGCAAACGCTAATAGTCCACACAAGGCTCTTTTTGCATTTCCTTCAGTTGCATCATCTTTTAACGATGATATGATTTTCTTTAACGGTTCAATTGTTTCTGCACCAGTTTTTCCATTAAGATAATATGCATAGCTATATGAATCTTCTTTGAGAATTCCAAGTTCTTCCATCTTTCTGTTTATAATATCAGAATAATTATAGGTAATATTCAATGCCATTTCCGTTGTACCACCGACACAATATGTTCCACCTTTTATTTCATGTTTTTCCTCTGTTTCTAAAACTTTCTTTGTAACTGGATCGCATAAATCAAAATCCCAACTCATATTAAAATTTCCTTTCATTTTCCTTATTAAATGCGAATTTAGTGCCAACTTTCATAATCACAGAGTAAATCTCGTTTGCTGTGTTAACTATTCTTCTCCATACATGCAAATTTCGCACATGTACTGACACTTACCACAATGAGTAGCATACCACTTTTTCCACTCTTCCTGAGATATTTCGTGTGTTACATTTGCCTTTGTCCAATTATCCTGATATGAGAATCCACATGTTTTTGACATATCTTGTTTTGTTTCTGGCATAATATTGTTTCCTCCTTTCCATATGAAACACGCATTTCACGAGTTGAATAAAGGAATACATTTCCCCATCAACTCAGAATTATAGTAACCGTAATTGCCACCTTGTTCACTACACAATATTTCACTATGTTTATCACAAAATCCAGCAATCACTTTCTTATCTATATAATTACCTAAAGCCATTTTGTCTTTTGCAATCACATAACCATGCCACATTTTTGCTGTACTTCCACATATAATACACTTTTCCGTTTTTAAATGCTGCATAATATCACTCTACCTTTCCTAATGAAATATCCATTTACTTGCCTTTACCACCATTCTTCTTCGTCATCATCAGATGTTTCCCAACCTTGATTCGGATCGCCCAATGATGGAGCAACTTTTTCATATTCCATTTCTCTTGTGGTAATCTTGATTGAATATTCAAGTGCTTCATTGTCTTCATCGTAACAAGCCATTACAATTCCAAGCCAACGAAGTTCACAATCCAATTCTTTTCCTTCATAGTATGCTTGCAAGTTTGCAATATCTTTTTCACTTGTACTACAATGCCAATTTTCATTCTTAATTCTACGAATGATTTCAGGAATCATTTCTTTGTTCCATTCTGGAATCAAATCGTATACATCGTATCTTCCGAAATTTCCGTATCCACCATAGCAGCCTTCATAAATTGCCTTTCCGTATTTCTCTTGAAATGGTTTTGGCACAAGCAAATATGTATCTGCTATCTTATTATCTACAAGCTGTTTATTTGTATCTGAATATATCCAACTGAACTGTCCCATATTTATTCCTCACTTTCTTAAACTCTCTTTATCCACAATACAATAACAACCAAAAGCGTCTCCAACCATGTCGTTATCTAAATCAAGTGACTGTAAAATTTCATTGAATGTGCCTTCGCTATAGTCTTCTCTGTAAATTTCAAGATACTTCTGTCCCTTTGTAACATAATTGCTTTCTGTTTTGCTTCTAAAACAATCCAGAGCATTCTGTAAACAATCGGCTTTTCGTTTTGTATCATTCCAATAAGTGAAATATGTTCCATAATTCCACTGTTGATCTTCAGACTGCGTTGGATCATAATCATTTGCTACGCAATATTGTGTATTACTTTCGCTTTGTAGTAATGCATAGCCATCTTTCCGTAAAATCTCTTTCCATTTCATGCTAATCAACTCCTAACTTTTTAATTTGCCTATAACAGTCATACCACCGACAATACTGTGTTTCCGTACTTCTCTTTGCCACAACATCCTGTTAATTGATTTCGGCACACTAATTACTTCTCCGTTTGCATTCACAAATTTCGTATGGCTTCCGTTACAATTATGCCCATTATTTAAAGCAAAATATCCGTTCGCTTCAAGAATAGGCTTGACAATCCGTGTATCATTTGTCCATCTTCTCTTTCCCATATCAACCAATCCTTTCCTTATTATAATGTGACCGTATAGCCGCTATCCCAGCTTCGTATTTATATGTTGTATGTATTTGGTTTGCTTTTCTGATATTTTTCTTACCGATGTTTCATATTAATCACTCGCTTTCTATATTTTTATTCTCTGTTTACTTGCTGATTTCTGCTGAAAGAATATCATACAGTTCTGCATCATTTTTTACGGGTAATACTTTAGCCTCGTAAAATGAAGCACCTTTGCAATTCTGTAACATTTTCTCTTCAACATTGATGCCTTTATTATTTGCATAAAGTTTCTTAATAACTTTTATATTACGTGGGGTAATTGCATTCTTGCTTGAGCCAGTCCAATTAAGGTCTTTTATCAATGCAACAATTTTATTCATCAGTTCATTTTCCTTCTTTGCCATACGAAGCATTACTGAAGATGGATTTAATGATCCTATTGGATTGTCAATAATTTCTTCCTCTGATGGAATCTGAATATCATTTGCCTTACAAATATTCCTAAATGCAACATAATCAGGCTCATTTTCTTCAACAGCAGCTCTATACATGTCATTGTTTGACATTGTTTTTCTGCCTTTCTTCTGTGCAAGAAATACCTTTCTTGCTTCTTCTTCATCGCAATTGAGGACTTCAACAAGAATCATTAACTGCTTTTTCATACTGATATTTCTAAGAATAAAAGCAATTAAGCGATGTGCACCATCAGCAACATACAATTTTCCATTTTTAATGTACACCTTAATCGGATCAAACTGATTTTCGTCAAAGTTAATACTAATTTCCTCTGCCGTAGCAAAATCTGTATCTCTCTGCCATGTTGGAATATGTATAAGTGTCGGATCAATTTGAATGTATTTCTTTCCTGCAATTATAATTGACTGTCCTGGTATTAATTTTGATTCAATTTCGCTTAATTCCTCTTCTTCACTTTTCTTTTTATTTTCTAAAATAAAAGCGTTTGCAAGACTTGGTTTTCTATATCTTCTGTCTTTTAAACGTTTTCTAGCAGCACCTACGACTTTGCTTTCTCCATGAGTAAAATCATATCCAACATCGTGTATCTCGATTTCACCACGGTTGATTTTAAGAAACATGCAGATTCTATTTGCTATATCTGTTGACGGTTCGCTTTTTCCATACTCGTAGTTCTGAACAGTACTCACAGACATTCCCAATTCTTTTGCAAGTTCCTTCTGTGATACGCCTGCCTTTGTCCGTAATTCTCCTAATTTCTTTCCATTGATTTTGCACATAATTTTTACCTTTTTAACCTTTCTTGTTTTAATTTTTTTTGCATAAAAATAACGGCTTGCTTTCGCTTGCCGTTTAGTTGCTAAACTTCTTTAAATACACCAGACTTGAGCATATCTGTTTTCCAACATTCAAAATCGGGATATTCTTTTTTGTCTGCCATATCTCTATAAACTTCATGCATCTGATTTTCTGTGAATGTTTTGCCTTTTAGTGGTTCTTCGTAAGTAATATATTTCATTTTTCTTCACTTCCTTTCGTAATATATTCATTTGCATCTTTGCAACTCTGCATTCCGTGACAACAAATTCTATCGCCACAGTTTACACAAAGGTTGTCTTTGATTTCTCTTATCTGGTCTTCAATCATGCCGTTCATATCTCTTCCTCCATTAAAAGATATTCCTGATAAGCCTTTTCTGTTTCAAAAAGCTGATACTTTCCCTTCGTGTATCCCATATATCCATCTGGGACATAATAGCCTTTACATTTAATCATCTGTCTGCACCTCCTTATTTATATTGTCTAGTGAAATTCTCATCTCAATCAATGCTTCTTTTGCAGAAACTCTTTTCGCTACTGCTAAAAGTAAGGCATAATAATTTGCCTTCAGTGAATATGTTTTTAATAATTCACTCATAATTTTATTCTCCCTTCTATAGCATTCCACATGCAGACATGAGTTTTTCAGCGAATGGATGCTTGTTCCGTTTTAACTGCTTTGCAAGTTTGCATTTCTGTTCCCTTGCATACCGATTTTCAAAATGTTTTGCAAGTGAATCTGCGTTTTCTGCTTCTGGTCTGTTGTCAATTACTTCACAACCATTTGATGCTACTATTATCATTTGCTTATACCTCCATCCTCTAAGTTTTGCATTTATATTCTCCTTTCCGTGCATAAAAAAAGACAGCCTACAAAAATTGTAAGTTGTCTTTAATGATTTAATATGTTATTATATATTTGCACCTAGTTTTCGCTTGGTATGATTCTAAGTGCGGTGGCTGTCAGAAATGGCAGCCTTTTAAATTTCATAGTACCCGATGATTTCCGTATCATCCTCTTCGATTTCATTATAAACGGGTCTGTATTCTTTTCCGTCAGAAAGATAACATTCTCCATTCCATTCTGTGTCAATGAGAATTACACCATTTTCGAGGAACACAGGCGAATTGTGCTCTAATCCATATGTAGAAATTTCCGGAAATTTCTCTTTAAAATTTTCCTTGCTTATTTCCTCAACGATGTCCATCTGTTTGCCTTCTGGTGACAAATACCTTGCGCCATTTGGTGCTTCTGTGTAGTTTATTGTTCTCATATTTTTCGTTCCTCCTTTTTTCTTTTATTCTACCACATTAATAAAGCAAAGCCAACTGTCTTGCTAACATCGCTTTGCTCATATTGTGTGTTTTAATTCCCTGTGGTTTCCGTTTAACCTCGGATCGGACTGAATAGATCCGTGACGGTGATTTTGCCTTTGCTACTTCGTAGTCACAATATGCATTGTGAATTGTTTTTGCTTTTTCTGACATGGTTTTGTCCTCCTTTTATTTTTCCCAGTTATTTTTACAGGCTTCTGTTTCGTTCGGAATATCTTTCAAAAGATCCGTATAACTTGCATTTGCCTTGTTATCAAGTTGACATGTTACATCTTTCAGTTCGACCGTGATATAATCATCTTTTACATACCAACATGCTACGTCCGACAATGGAATTGCCTTTTCTAACTGAATAGAATTGATAGCTGTTTTAGTTATAATCTGCTTTGGTGCTGTGGATTTGCCTATGAAAAAGGCTGCTGTGATGAGTACTGTGGTTGTGATGAAATATAATATTTTGTTTTTCATGGTTCGATTTCCTCCTTGATTTATTACGTGCTCCCTTGTATAATTATTTTACAAAGGAGGCTTTTATTATGGATAAAATTAAAACAAGCGAATTGATTTCAAAATTAGCTTTAGCTTCTGAAGAAGCTTGTAAATGTGAAGATATTAATTTTGAGTTTGCATTTCATGGTGCAATCAAAAAAGATATGAACGACACAATTACAGTTGCAGAAGTTATAAAACTTTTGCGTACTATCAGTGACTTTGATCGCTTTGCTTCTATTCGTACTACTTGTAAAGTATTACAAGAATTAGGCATTATCGAAAACGATGTAGATGTTTTTGATAATACTGCTTTTCGTTCTGAATTAAAGAAAGTATTTGGAAGATAGACTGTCTTAATCGGCAGTCTTTTCTTCTCTCGTAATTCCTGTATAATCAAGCGTTTTCTTGATATCTGTGTGTGAGAAATGGTCAAGAACTTCCTCAAGCTCTCTGTCTGTTTCTGCCTGTGCGACATATGAACCATTGATGTAAGCCATTGTGCTACTCTCCGTATGTGTGATCCCAAAAGTTTCTCCGTTTTTGTTTGTATAATGATACATAATAATTCCTCCTTATTTTTTGTTTTTTGGGTATAAAAATAGCACCCGAAAATTGGGTGCTTTGTTTGGTGTTGGGTGTATTATTTTTGGCGCTTTACTCTTCATCATATTTTGCGTCTATATATGCAATCTGCTCATCGTAATAAGCTCTTGCATTCTCACAACGGAGTTCATAGTTACTTCCGTTTGCTGGATAGCCTTCAGCTTCACACTGTTCAGCTATCTCTTTGCATTCCTCTCTGTACTGCTTTTCGAGTTCGCAGATTTTATCTATATCTGCTTTTGAATATACTCCTGCTTGTGCCATGCTTTGACGCATTTCCTCTATATTATTTGACATAGTTGTATCCTCCTTATTTTTGTAATTCTTTTTTCTTTGCCATCAATTCCGCTATTTGTGCGTCAATTGAGGCAATTTCTTCATTTGCCTTGTTATATTCTGCATCAGGTATCCATTCCATAATTTCTGAAGGTTGGACTTGGAGATATTCGCAGACTTTGTTTAGAGTATCAGTATTCATTGTTTTATTTTGTGAAAATCTTTGAGGCATATTAACAGATATACCCGCTTCGCATAAATCTTTCCATTGCATTTTTTTATCTTGCAATAATTTATCTAATTTCTTATATACAATCATTTGTTATTCTCCTTTCCGTTGTTACACCTCCATTCTACCACAAAGAATTGTGATTAGCAATAAACTCTTCTAAAATCATGCATAGGATTTTTTGTACACTCATAGTCTGTGATTTGATCACAGAATTTACCTAAACGTACTCCACCAGATCCGCATTTCCGTTTACGATCATGTGACATCATTTGTTTATAATTCAAGTGTTTTGAATCGTCTTTGAATTGCTGTGTATAGTTATACATTGTTTTTGTATATTCATTACGCATTTCAGTTTTGAGAAATTTCTTTCTACCTGGAATATGAATAAGCACAGTAATTTTGCCTTTTCTCATTCTAAAATCAGAGCAGAAAATCTCTACTCCGTTTTCACTACGCAAAATGATTGTATTGATCGGGAATTGTTTTCCGTGGTAAAGTTCATTTCCAAGTGTTCGTCTAATTTGCATTTTCATTTTGCATTCACTCTCCTTTTATTAAAATGTACACTATTAAAAGGCAGAACCAAAATTCTGCCTTTCGTACTATACATTTTATTTTGCGTTATGCGAAGTAGTGTTTAATTATAATATTGCTAATAGTGCTTGCAAGTCCACTATAATCATAGGTGATTTCACCTGTTTTGCGGTTCTTTTTTGCCTTTACAAGCGTGTTAATCTGACGCTTTTTAAATGATACAGTTCCCTTTTCATCGTCTACATCAAACTTGTTAGAAAATCCCTTAATGTAGCAATCGTTTAAAAGTTTCTTATCTTCTGCGGTCAGTTTCACTCTTGTCTTGTCCGTGTACGGAGTTTCAAAAGGCAGAGAGAAAGTTTTCTTGATGATTGTTTCAAGTTCTGCGCTTGCCTTTTTATAGGCTTCTTTTACCTCTTTGCTCATTACAAGATTTCCGTCATCCCCTGCTTTGGAGTTAATATGAATTGCCTGTAAAGCTTCATAAAGTTCAGGTGATTCAAAAGCAGGAATAATTGCATACTTTACAAGCTTAGAGTTATCCCATGAACCAAGTACACGAAGTACAGTTTTTACAACATCAGCAGAGTTGCCAAAGTGATCAGCATTTTTCTGTGACATAGTAGAAATAACTTTATTGTATACTTCTAATGTGTCAGTCTGTGTCTCAACAAACTTAGTCCGTGATTCATTTGCAGAGTCTAACTGTACCTGGAAAGCTTGTACTTCTTCATCGGAATAGTTGCTATTCTCATTAGCAATCTTCTTCTCAAGTTTAGCGATTGTATCATCAAGCAACTGAATATTCATGTTACAAGACTCGTGCTGTACTGCTGTCATAAGTTCAGACTTAGACTCTTCTGTAATGTTCTTTGCATAGAAATTGATTGATAATGTTTTCATAAAGTACCTCTTTCTCCGACTTAATGCAATCGGTGCTATAATATGATTTATTGTATTTGTTGTAATAGTGTTATGCACACTATAAAAGAGCAGACTGGTAGTGCTGATCTGCTCTTCTAACTATGTATAACCTGAATTATACAGAACACAGAGGTACAACGGTCATGTGAGTTGGAATTACCCAACATCAAGAATAGTAGGTGTTACCCTACTATCTGCCACTTTGTATTTGTGTCTGTCTCTTATGTATTTCTTCTTACAAGTAAGTTTTTAATTGAACCTTGTAAGAGTACGCTTTTATTTGTTAGCGTAAGTTATTTATCTATGTGTCGGTTACTTGTTCTATTATCAATCACTCCTAGAAAATAATCTAAGAACGTGAACCCTATACCACTAAAGGGAACTACCCTATTCTTACAAAATATTGTAAGTTCGTCCGCAAAGTAATAAGCTGACAGACTAGGTTTTTTCTAGGAAAACCATATAACCATTTTATGCAATTTGTATAGTGGAAACGTTGGATATTAAAACCACTAGCAACCCTACACACTTCTAGTCTTTTGTATCACACTCTAGGAATGTGACGCAGTACCTATACATGGATAGAACTGTTTATATTTTTGGTGTGGAATTAACTTACGAATTGTGATAGAATAGACTTGTTGAGGGACTAGTTCTATACAATTTGTGTGAGTTAGTCGGTTATGTATTCAAGATATTCTTGTTCAGTTGAAAAGAGAATATAACTCTTTTCTTCTGATACATAACCCATATATCCACTAGGTACATAGTACCCTTTTGGATTATACATCTTTCAGTGAATGACACCTTCTTTCAAGTTTTAACGACTAACTTCTGTCGAGTGCTTGTTTATTTGTTGTAATTACTGTATCACATTTTATTGTGGTTGTCAATAACTTGTTTTTAAGGATTGCTAACAAAGTAGTTTAAAGTGTTGTTACTTCCTTATTAAATTGATTATACGTTATCACAATGTATTGTGATTGTCAACAAAAACTTTTGTAATGTTGGTTCATGTTGTCGTTGTTTTGTTGTGACTATAATATATCATGTTGTTTGTGTTTTGTCAACACTTTTTTGTTATTAAATTATAAACTGTTTGATATAGTTAAAAGCTATGGTAAACGATAAAACATAGTTTGAAACTATATCAGATATAACACAAACATATGTTCTACTCAGATAGTCCAGATCTGATTTTATCGAACGTTTGTTCTATTATCATTCTTGCGGAAAAATGTAGAAATACCGCAGAAAAACATGTGTTCGGGGGGTAGCAAAAACTAAAACTGGATATGCTTTTTTCAACAAACCATATAGCTGATTCATCTACACACCAACTCAAAAATCCATCCTTCCCTCAATCGTCAAAATCTCAACAAAATCAAGCAAAATCCCATTTTCCTCATTCCAAACCACTTATCGTACCCCATATCGCTCAAACCCACTAAAATTAAGCATTTCAGCCACTTTACAACCCAAAAATCAAACTTCCATCTCACCAAAATTCACTCATAATCTCAAAAACTTCCTTATTTATAAGCACTTTTACCGATAACCATTTTCCAAGTAAAAATTCCAAATCATATAATCCCAATATAGGGGCTACCATAAAACTACATACAAAATTATCAAGACAGTAATCGTACTGTCTTATTTTTATGCAAAAAACAAATCAAACAGAGAATATTTAACCAGAAACTTATAAATCAAAATAATATAATCACAAGAAAGGACGAAGAAATATGAATACACAAACAGCATTACAAGTAACAGATTTTAATTTTTATGGAGACAATCTTATTGCACTCAAAGACAATGCAACTGGTGAAATCTATACGGCAATTAATTCAGTATTAAGAGGAATTGGTTTTAAAGATGAACAGGTGAGATACCAACGCTCAAAATGGATAAAAGATAAGACTTTATCTAAAGGAGTGTTGAAGTTCAACATACCTACTAATGGTGGATATCAATTAACAGAGTGTATTTCTGTACACAAATTACCATTAGGATTTGCAAAAATTAATATTACAAAAAGATTAGAAAGAGATTATCCAAATATTACAGAAAAACTTGAATTATACCAAGATAAATGTGCAGATGTATTAGCTTCAGTATTTATAGACCGCAAAACTGTTTCAGATATGAATATGCAACCTATAACAGAAACATTAAACGCAATAACTAATACGCTCACTACTCTTACACAGACAATGACATCAATACAGCAAGAAATAAATACTATTAAGGAAACTCAATTGGCTCAACCAAAATTACCTAAAAAGAAATGGTCATATTGGTCAACCAAAATGTACCCAAAATATCAGCTCTTAACAGATTATTTTTATATCACACACAAAGAACTATATAAGAATCTATACAGAGAATTACAGAATACATATCCTGATATAGACCTTAATCAAGAAATAGATGACTACTGCTATGAGAATAAACTTGATTCTGCTTACACATTGGATGTAATAGAACATAATCTCACGCTACGTAAATTATTTGAATCTGTCGTAGACAATCTACTCAATAAATATAATTTGGCAGATACATACAATATCAATACTAGAATCAAAACTATATTTGATGAGGCATCATAGTATGTCTCATCTTCTAGCTTAAATCAACGTTTAGAGAAAAATAAGCCATTTTAATCTCATCCCTAACAAATTATCACATGACATATAAAAATTAAAATTTGCCCTCAAAAACTTATTTTTAATCCCAAGATAGGGTATGAAAAACTATATGTATATGTCTAGTTTAAACTTCTATAAGGCATATTACATAAACAAGTTTTTATTTATAGAAGAGAGAATATTACATTGAACACAAATGTTATAAAGGAGGAAAATCATGACAAAAGGAGAAAGTCTTGAATTTCTAAATAGGTGTATAAAAAAGATAGAAAATACATCTGAGAAAGAAATTAATAGATTTAAAGAATTATATATAAAACATTGTATTCCATCTGATGAAAAAAGAGATTGAATCAACCAATAACAATCAAACAAAAAATTATGAAGTTTGTATGTAGCGTTAGCGAAATACAAACGGAATAGTCTGTCTTATTAATAATGTTATATATCTTCTTTCAGTTCGGCAAAGTGGGTTTCATCCCCTACCAATTTCAAAAATAAAACAAACAGGTGGGGGTTCAGACCTACTTTACTGAACGCTCGCAAATTTCTCTTCTGCTTAATTTCAAATGGAGAATAAATAAATATCACCTATAAAGGAGGAATTTTTATTGCAACAGAAAACAGAATACTTTACTCGTTTTCCAAATAACTATATTCAAGGAAACATTAAAACTAAATATGGAGTTAGTCGTAAATTCTATATTACCTATATCCTTATTGATAAATATAGGTCTTACGAAGACTATAGTTGGATTACTCTTAGAAAAGTTTTAAATTTCTACGGATACAAGACGCACAAACGCAGACCGAAAGCTGTTCAAGAAATTCTTGATGTACTGGAATATATGATTAACAACAAAATGATTGAAGTTCAACAGGATCTTGACACGCTTGGGTATGATACTGGCATTGAAATTAAGATCATTCCTGAAAATTTTGATGCTATTGATAAGTTCTCAAAAATCACATCTTCTCAGCTTGATTTTATTATGATGAATGAATCTAGTATTAATAAAGAGAATATATTAATGGCTTTTCTTTATATTAATTCGTATATTTTCATTCGTCCCAAAAATAAAGATAATGAAGAAACTATGTATAACCCTGAAACTAAACCAGAAGCTTTTTGGCGAAGTATAGAATCTATGTCAAAAGAACTCTCTATGTCAAAAGATACCATTAATCAATGTATTCAATATCTCACATCTTCTATTGGCGACAAAGAACCACTTCTAATTAAAAAAGAAGTTGGTAGTGTTCAACCTAATCCAAAGAAACCACCACAAAATGTACCAAATATATATGTACTTAATAAAGAAGGATATGAGCAAGAAATCGAATGGGCTATTGCTAAGATGTTGGAAATCTATAATGTAGACTCATTTGGAGAAATCAAAAACGGCAATAAGTCGTAAATAAAACAGAGAATAAACATATGTAATCAATCAACGCAGCACTTAAAGGAGCTGATGCAATGAATAAAATATTAAAAATCAAAGGAGAACTATTAAAATATGAAAACAAAAACAAGTTACACACAGAACCATAACACATTTGCAGGTGAAATTGATATTGATGATTTTTCTACAGAAACACCAAACAAAAAGAGAATAAATAAATACATAGAGGCAGATAACCTCGAAAAAACAATTATTAAAAAGGAGCGACAGAAAAAGGAAATGAAAAATTATCAGTCAATGACACTTGAAGAACTTAGAGAAATGAAACTTGTAAGTAATACAAATGGTAGACCATCTTCTACTCTTACGGATGAAAAATGGCAGAAGGAGTTTAATATTAGGAAACTTTTTGTTAAACCTGTATCATGCATTACAAAATTAGGTCAGAATATGCAATATTCAAAAGAAAAAGGATATTGGAATGAAGAAACAATGGGTACATATTATGGCACTACTAACTGGCAGGAATATTGCTCTTTTATTAATGATATGCTCAGAAACATTAGAGCTGGACAAGTTGATTATTGCTATTTTATTTATCAAATTATGGATTTACTTAAGTTTCATTATAATGATTTAAAAACAAAATATTGTGATGGATATTGGGAAGTTTGGTTAGAAAGATAAGCTTGTGCTAGGAGGAAAATATTATGTTAAAAAGAAATTATTTAGGGACTACTATTTCATTTGTGTTACCAGAAAACCAATATAAAGGATATGTTGTTGATTGTACTTATAAATTTATTAAGCATATGAACAAATATGCTGTAAATCTGTGGTTAAGACGTTCTGATATTAGCGACAGACTACCTATTGGAAGTCAAGGAATAAATACTCAGTATATTACAAGCGACAAAGAGAATATCCAGAATGATATTGGAAACATGATTGAGCAAGCTGCAAATAGTACATTTTTCGATGAATACATTGAGAGATTTGAATATTATGTGAAATGTTTTAATTATGGAAATACAATTTTTGAAGAAAAGTGTGTGAATTAATAATGAGATTATATAAACTTTTTAGAAAACATTATAAAACAGGATATACATACACGGTTAGGCTTAATGATATTGTGATCCAAGATGGATGGGATTACATTAAAACATGGAAAATGAATGAGAAAATGGCTTATTTTGAGAAGACTGGTCACTTTTCTTCTACTATTGTTATTGATAGAAATTTCGTATTACATGACGGTTTTACTTCTTACAGAATTGCAAAGTTAAAAGGTATGAAATACGTAGATGTATATTTTGCGGATTAAGAAGTAAATAGAAATTTCATTTGGAGAATATATAAGTTGAGGTAAATAAAAAGGAGGATTCAAAGTGTATTGTTTTCAAAAGAAAGATGGAACAGTAAAGAAATATTACAAAGAAGCCATCGACTACATTCTGACTGCAACAGTTCAAAAACATGAAATAATGGTTGGAAGATCTGATGAAGTTGGAAAAATATATGAATGCTATACAACTAAAAGGAAAAGATTTTTAGAACCCAAACGAAATACAATTCAATCTAAAATCATTGACATATGTGCTGAATTTGGTTGTTATACAAATCCGTGGTATAGCGGTTATCAAGAAATTTCACTTGAATTGCATGGAGATAATGTGGAATTTATGCTAAATGAACTTAGAAAATATTAATAATAAACAAAAGGAGGATTTATGGCTGGTATTAGCGTACCTCAATATGAGATTTTTAAAATTGGAACAAATAAACTAAAGTATTCTAATTGGGATTTACATATTACCAAAGAAGAGGCTTTTAAATATCAGGAACTCATATCACTGTTTGAAGCTCAAGAGTTCCGCATAATGGCAAATAAGATTTTAGAAAAACCTATTTGGAGTATTGATTTTTCAAAGATATTTATGCAGGTAGTTGTTGATAAAAAATCTGATTTTGCAAGAGCGACTGGTAAAAAAGGCGTTACTGTAAATGGTGTTAATTATAAACGCTTTGTTGGAACTACTGGTGGATTAAAAAACAATACTCTTCTCTTCTGCAATTCACAATATATTGATAAATTAAATGAATTATGTGAATGCAAGAGAAATCCAGATATTAAATTAGTTCCTGCAAAATATGAAGCTTACAAAGCATTGACATGTTCTGCGTCACAACCGATTTGTGATCCACATGGAATTTTGGTCGTAAAAGATTGTATTACACAATATTTTGCAGATGTTATATCACTCGATGACGGTGGCGATTCAAAAGAACCGACAAGAGAAATTATTAAAGATAAAGCTCTTGAAAACAATGTATCTGACGGTTTTAATCTTTGTACTATACAATATATGCAACGTGTAGCTGATTCACTTGGTCTTGATTATGTTCCTGGTGGTGTATGTCTTAGAAATGCATGGCTTAAAGGAATGCTCTATCCATTCCCTATTTATGAATTTATTGAAAAATATAATAATGGCAATTATATGATTGAAGATATTTGGGGAAACATGCAAGATATTCGTCAATGCGAAATGATTGTTACAGAATCGTCTCTCAAATTATGGGGAGCATATGATAATATCGAACAGTATGTAAACGCATATAAGGAATGTGGATATGGATTTTCTGTAACAAAAATTTCACCACATGTTCTTGAAGAACAGAGAGAATTAAATTATCAGTATCTTCAGTCGTATGAATTTACAGATGAAGATATTGAGGAGTTATGTGCGCCAACAATCAAATATTTAAAAGATGCAATGTGTGGAGACTACTCTTCTACCGTTAAGTTTCTTGGTATTAATGAAAATACTGATGTAAATTCATGGCAAAGAGCTTTATATACAAGTGAGTATATGCTTGGCGATCCATATATCATTGATTCTACACACAGATACATAAAAAAGAAAATGAATGATGCAAAGATTGGTAAGTTATTTGTAGAAGGCAATTACCAGATTGCAAGTGGTGATCCTTTTGCACTCATGCAGTCAATTTGTGGATTAGAAGTGACTGGATTATTAAAAGCTAATGAATGTTACTCGAAATTCTGGATTAATCGAAACGAAGAAGAGATTGTTCTTTTTAGAAGTCCTATGACAAGTCATAACAATATTAGAATGTGTCATGTAAATTCATCTGAAGAATGTCAATATTGGTATCAATATATGAATACTATTATGATTATTAATGGATGGGATTCATTTTGTATGGCTGAAAACGGGGAAGATTGGGACTCGGATCTAAACCTCTCGACTAATAATTCGGTTCTTAAAAGACGTTATAGATTACTTCCTGCTATTGAATGTGTTCAAAGAAATGCAGAAAAAATAGTTGTTACTGAAGCTGCTGTTAAAAAGACAAATAGAGCAGGTATGGGAAATCAAGTTGGAACAATTACTAATTATGTAACATCCATGATGGAAGTTCAATCTCATTTCGAGAAAAATTCACCAGAATATAAAGAATTAGAATATAGAATAGAATGTGGGCAACTCTATCAACAAAACGAGTTGGACAAAATTAAGGGTATTATTGCAAAACCTATGGAAAGTAGTTGGTATAATCTTGGAGCTTGTGGAGAGAATAAATATTTACAATCGCTTTGTGCATATAGAAAGCCATATTTTATGATTTATGTTTATGATGAGACAAAAAGACAGTACAAGCAATACATTAAAGAAAGCAATGCTAAATGCTATACTATCTATAAATGTTCTATCGAGGATTTACATAATAAAGATACCCTTACAAAAGAACAAGAAGATTTTCTTTTTTGGTATGAGAGAAAAATGCCAGTTGGTATAGGGAATTGTTCTATGAATCAGATTTGCAAATATGTTGAAAGTCAGTTAGATGGTTACAAATCTCAATTACATAAGGACTCTTCATTTGATTATAATACATTGAAGGTTAAAAGACGTTGTACTGAAGAACACAGACAAGCTTTGCGAGAACTTGAACAATATTATTGTGAATGCATTAAAGAATATAAAAAGAAACAGGGAAAAGAAAAAGGAATACAGCTAAATAGAACTGATATCTTTGATAAGCAAGATGAATTCGACAAATATTATCAACGTGCAAGTATGGTTGAAATGTTTAAGAAGAAAGCTGAAGAAATATGTCCAAATGATGATGAACGTATGAATATCATTCTTGATATGACTTATGGATATAAAGGTAATAGACAGTTTTGTTGGGATTGTATTGGAGAACTAATTATTAAACGTTTAGAAGAAATGGAGGAAGAAGTTGTATATACTGAATGAAAAAGAATATATTAGAGAGATATTAGCGTTTGGTAATAAACCAGACAATATCTCGAATGGATATCTGATAACATTGATTGCTAAGTATTATTTTGATAGCGGTAAAGATCCAAATATTCTAATTGATACAGTCAAAGCAAAGATGCTTGAATTCAATATTGAAGGATATCAGGAATATAGATATGCTAACAAAATCAAAAAAACATGTATTGATTTATATGATTCAGAATCAAAAAATCTCTTTAGGGAACTTGAGTATGTTCCTATCTATGAAAAAGAATTAAAAGTCGTGGAATCTCTTCCAAATGATCGCCAAAAGAAATTTATGTTTACATTATTTGCTATTGCAAGATATATGAATAGTGAAGGATGGATAAATAAGAAAGACTCAAAAGGTCTTTCAGAAGTATTTAAACTTGCCAATGTTACTCTCTCATCTGATAAAAAAAATGAATTATTGCATGAGTTATATAGTAATGGTTATATTCATTTTGGGAAAAAGGTGAATAATCTTAATATCAAAATAGATTTAGGAGACACTGATGATGCTATTGCTTATAAGGTAACTCAATTTGAGAATATTGGCAATCAGTACATAGGGAATTTTAAAAAGGGATATAAACAGTGTGCAAATGGATGTGGAAGAAAAATTAAAGTCACTGGTACAAACAATCGTTATTGTAAGTATTGTGCACGAGAAAAAGAATTGGAAAAATATAAGAAATACAATGAGAAACGTTAATTTAACCACTTTTTATAATCCTCAAAACTCCTTAATTTGCAAGGCTTTTTGGCACATTTTCACAAAAAATTCGATTTTCTTAAATGTAGATATAGTGAAATATTTACAAAAATATGATACAAAAACGATTGTCATGGAAGAAACAAACCGACAATCTTTGTATGTCTGCTCTGCTGCTCTTTTGAGTGGCATTGCAGATTTAGAATGAAATCAGCTTTTCTTGGCTAATAAAACAGAGAATATATAATTGTCGAAAGACATTAGAACAACGTCCTGTACGGACACCATATAATACAAATTAAATTCAGAACAGTGATTTGGATCTCGTATCATGCTGAGGCTACAATAAATGCATGTGGTGTACGCAGCCATAAATGCGAACGTTAATGCCTGAGACGGAGAACTCAATGTGAAACTTCCCATCGCTTACTAATCATTGGCGGTTCTGAACAATTCTATAAAAACATTTCTAAGATTGGTACATATTCATATTGTACTCCTCTTCTTATATGTGTCGGTGACTATACTACAGTTTTTGTAGTATGGTTGCCGATTTTCTCTTTGAGTGTGTAGCTCAGTTGGTAGAGCACTCGACTTTTAATCGAGTTGTCGATGGGTTCAAATCCCTCCACACTCACTCTCTTCTGCTATTCAGCAGGAAATAAATTAAAGGATGTGAAAATTATTAAACAGATTTCTAAAAGTGAAATTGAAAAATTATTATCTGAAGGTGTAATCCGCAATACCAAACGAGGATATGTAGACCGCAGAGGCGAACATATTGGCTATTATCGTACTAAAGGTGTTGCAAGAAAACGTTACATCGAAGATAAGTATGTTAAGTAGGTTCTGCCTATGAAAAATAGAATCGAATATAAGGGTTTCTATATAGACAAGACCGAAAATGGCTATCGTATTAGCAAAAAAGAAGATACAGAAAAGCATACTCATCTCTCAAATCTTAATCCATCATATAGGCTTATAGACAATGTACTATCAAATAAAATTCCTACTCGTTGTGGATATTATTATTTGGAGTCACATATTCGTTTGAGCTATGATGAAAATTATATTAGGAAGATTCGTGAGTATATTGAAGTAAAACAGAATAAAACAAAACAAATGTATTACAATCCTGGCAGAAAGCGTTCTGGTGGGAATTTTTAATTTTATGGAGGAAAAAGGAATTATGGTAGATAGTAAGATTAAGAAAGCAACTGTTAGTGCTGCTAAGAAGAATATTACAGCAAGTGGTGTACGAATTGAGAATGGAGTTTTTGTGGACGATGAAGGTTCTATCGTAGAACGTATTGCAGAGAAATTACCAGAAGGTACTACTATTTTTGATATTAAAATAAGTATTGAGATTTCAGACGAAGAATCTGATTCTGCTGAGTAGAGAGTAGGTGGATACAATTAGCACCTATAAAAGATTCGAGAACGAAACAGATGAGGAACTTATCTATAGGATATGCGAAGATAAAGACCAGATAGGTTCTTGGAATGATGTAGCGAATATAATTAATGAACTTACTGGAAAGGATTTTGGGGAAAGTACATACAGAAAGAAGTTCCAGGCATTTAAGAAGATGTTAAATGCAAATCAGTCTAAGTTTGTTGATTCCGATACACAGTTAAAGGAAATACAGTTAGCTCGGAGAGAACTTGAAAAAGAACGAAAGAAAATCCAGAGTGAAAAGATTGAATATAATAAATGGCTTAGAGAAGATGCTAGAGATGAAATGATCGCTGAGAAAATCAGCGAAACAATTTTATCTTTGCCACAGTTATCGTCTCCTATTCGTATTCAGCCAACAACTAATAAAAAATCTTGGATACTTGCCATTAGCGATTGCCACTATGGTTGTGAATTTGAAATCAAAGATTTTTATAATGGAATTATAAATGCGTACTCTCCTGAGATATTTGAGGAAAGAATGACAATTTTATTTAATAAGGTTGTGGATAAAATCGAGGAACTTGGAATTACTGAATTGTCAATTATTGAACTTGGAGATGGCATTGATGGATGTCTCAGAATGTCTCAGCTTATGAGATTAAGATATGGCGTAATTGAGTCTAGTATTCGTTATGCAGATTATTTAGCAAATTGGTTGAATGAATTAAGCAAATATGTGTCAATAAAATTCCAGATGGTTTTTGATTCAAATCATAATCAGTTAAGACTATTGGATGGGAAAAAGAATACATTTCCAGATGAAAATGTTAGCAAAATTATGATGGCTCTTATCAAAGAACGATTGAGAGATAATGAGAATATCGCAATACTCGAAAATCCAACAGGAATGACTTACTCAATGATGTCTACATACTGTGTGGTTGGATTGCACGGTGAGAAGAAAAATCTAAAAAATAATTTATTAGAAATGTCACGCACATATAGTATTCATATTGATTATACAATCTCTGGACACATTCACCATGATACTCTTAAAGAGATTGGGATGGATTCAGCAGTATTATCTGTTGGTTCAGTAATTGGCATTGATCCATATGCTATGACATTAAATGCAGCATCAAATGCTTCTTGCTCAATGTTTGAATTTGAACAAGGACAAGGTAGAACGGCTGAATATGTATTTAAATTAAATTAAATAACAATTGTAGTCAACTGTTCGGCTCAGTTTGGAGTAATTGTGAAAGCAGATACTCACAGCGACAATCAATATATTATTTTTGGCTGACGAAGCCATCATCAGAGGGAGTGTACTCAAATGAGACGCTACCCTCTTTTATATTACAAAATAAAATTAAGGAAAATAAAGGAGAAATTAAAATTATGAACAAAACAGATTTAATCAAAAATGTAAGCACACAGATTGAAGGAGCTACACAGAAGGATGTTGCTGTTATTGTAGATACAGTACTTGAGACAATTGTTAATACAGTTGCTTCTGGTGAAAAGGTATCTCTTGCAGGATTTGGTAACTTTGAGGTTGCTGAGAGAGCTGCAAGAACAGGCAGAAACCCAAAAACAGGCGAGCCATTAGAGATTGCAGCTTCTAAGAGTCCAAAGTTCCATGCATTAACAGGTTTTAAGAACGCAGTTAAGAATGCTTAATCTGAAAGGTTGTGAATTGTTTGAAGAAAAATAAATACGAGGATATTCAGATGATTGACCTTGAGAATAAGGTTGAAGACATCACTAATATTTTTATCAATCGCTTATATCATACGGACAAAACTGTTGGTATTATTGTCAATAAGGAAATTGCCGAATATATTCTTGACGAACTCGTGAAAATTGACGAAACAAACATTAAAGAAGTTGACCTTGTTGATTATATGAATATAGACGAATATTTAGTATCGGTTGATGATAATTGTGTAATCACTGTTGTCCCTATCAAGGACTTTGGAGTTCTTGATAAAACAGATATTTTCTACATTGATATGGATGGTGATATTTCACAGGATATTATTAATTACTGTGTAAACGAGGATAAGGAAGTTATTCTGTTTGGGCAGGAAGATGATGAACGTAATGGCGATTGTAAAAACTGTAATTGTCATGATGTGGCTACTACTACTTCTTCTGCCTCTTACGAGGTTAATGGTAAAGAAGTAACAAAAGAAGAATATGATAAGGCTGTTGAGGATATCTCAGGTTTTCTTAGTTTTGTAAATAAAATCTGGGATATTATTTAAGTTGTTTGGAGTGTGTGGTGTATGCTACACACTCTTTTTGTATGGGTAGGTCGTATAGCGGCAATTACTCCCGACTGTAAATCGGGTGCTTCGGCTTCGTTGGTTCGAGTCCAACCCTGCCCACTAATTATATTAAATATTTATAATAGCGATTTAGTTGAGTAACTACTATCTCGCTATTTTGTTATGAAAGGAAGTGATTTAGTGGCACATGTAACAAGGGTAAAATATTTTACCAAGGATAAGGAGAAATTCATAAATCCTGATAACTTGAAGAAATACAAGAAATATCTCCAATCAAATATTATTAAAAATCAGGATGTTAAAGACACTACATATAAAAGATATGAAGGATTGTTTCGCCATTTTCTTATGTGGTTAGGTGAAAACTATGGTGATTTAGATTTATATTCAGATGAGTTTATGGAGAATGCCGTTGATATTATGGAGAACTATATTATGTTCTGTCAAGAAACACTTCTGAACCATAAAAAGATTATTAACATGAAAATTTCTGCTGTTAGTTCATTCTATATTTGGTCTATGAAGCGTGGCTTTGTTAAGTATCATCCTTTTGACGGTAAACTTGATAGAATGAAGAAAGCTAATGAGGAACATATTTTGAACTCTTACTTCCTTACAGAAGAACAAGTTCAAACAATCCGTAGAGAATTATCTGAAAATGATAAGTATTCAATTCAGGATCAAATTTTATTTGAGGTAAGTTTTGACTCAGCAAATAGAATCGGTGCGTTGTTAAGGTTGCAACTATCTAAACTTGATTTAGAGAATAACATGTTCGTAGATATAAGGGAGAAGGAAGGATACCGTACACAGGTGGTTTTTGGGGATGTTGCAAAAGAACTTATTCAAGAATGGCTTGAAATGCGAAAGAATGATTATGACCACTTGGAATGTGATTCATTATTGATTACAAAATACAATGGAGAATATAAACCTATGGGTGACAGTGCAATCAGAGATAGAATGAAGAAATATGGCGAAATTATTGGAATTTCTGATTATAGACCTCATTGCCAGCGTAAGACTAGGCTAAATCTTGTATATGAGGAAACTGGTGATTTAGCATTGGCAGCCGAGCTTGCCAATCATCGTTCGACTGAAACCACTAGGGAGTTCTATTGTAGGAAACAAACTAAAGCAGAGGTTATGAATAAAATCAATGCTCTAAGAAGCAAAAATTCTGATGTTACTGATGAAGAGACTAAATAGTCCTTCCGAAACCACTCAGATGTATGTAATTCATGAAGATACTGAGGATGCCGATGAAGCTTTCGTCTAACATCATTTTTCCCACTATCAAACAGAGAATATAAAAGTATCACATCTTGGCATTTGCTATTCATGTAGTATTGTAAGTCCTACTTCTTTCCTACCGACATCTAGGATTATCGGTGACTCTCAGCCTTAGAAATGAGAAGATGTTCGTGCCTCTCTACGTTAATGAGAACCCTTAAAATAAACGGTTACTCATATACATATCATGCATTTGACGTGTAAGACACACGAGTTAGGAATGAATAAAATGTGGAAGCATGAATTGAGTTGCTGATAAGCGACCATATTCTAAATAACTGGATGTGTACAGTCCAATATCAGCTAGTTAGTGCTTAATGCTGATATTATTGTAGCATAGTAGTTTTAAACATTTTTAGCTGATGACTAATATGGAGAGAACTTCATCACTTCTCCTACTATGCTTTAATATTGGCTCGTAGTTCAGTGGTAGAACGGCAGACTGTTAATCTGCATGTCGTAGGTTCAATCCCTACCGAGTCAGCTAGAGATACTTGACTTTATATTTTTCAAAGCACTCTGTAAAGGTTATGAAAAATACAACATTGGGGTATCGCCAAGTGGTAAGGCACAGGAATTTGACTCCTGTATTCGTAGGTTCGAATCTTACTACCTCAGTTAGATTAAAAGGAAAACGAAAAATAAAAGAAAGGAGCATTTCATGACTAAGAAATTAGATATTATAGAAAACCAAATTAAATTAGGTCAAGTTAAAACTATAACATCAAATGGTGGCACATTTATTGATTTTGTTCAGTTACTATTCTCTCCTACCACTAAGGCTCAGTTTGCCCCAAGTGATAATTTGAAGGAAATTATTTTTTCTGTAACGGATAATAACTTGGACTTGCCACAATTAGAATGTAATATGTCGAAAGATACTTTACGTGATCTTATTATAAGTTTGAAAACTATATACAATGAATTGGAGGACGAAAATAAATGAAATTAAATGTCAAGAAAATAATCGAAGATAATATTATTACTGTAGATATTTCAGTTGCCTCATTAGGTACATCTACAAGTACAGTTGATGAGGAAAAATCATTATTGGAAGATTTCCCAAGAAGTGTTCGCTTTTCTGATATAAATTTTAAAGCAAATGTAAAACTGGATGAAAATGGTGATCCAATTGTAACAGATGAAGAAGTCAATGATTCCACAATTGTTTCTGTTGAGTTAAAGAAAATTATCAATAAAGAATATCCTATAAACGATGAGATGAATATTGTTATGCCATTTGATGTTACAAAGATTGCTACTACTGAAACAAATACATTACTTGACACGGTAGAAAAAGTTGGCAAAGCGTATGCTACTGTATTTGCAACAAAAGTACAAGCTGAAATTGCAAAGAAACTTGCAGAAGTCAGAAGCTTAAATACTAAGTTTGAAGGTGAAACAGAAGTTATTCTGTAAAAAATAATGGGTGGTACTCTTCCACCCTAAATATGGGGCATTAGTCAAAAGGTAAGACAATGGATTTTCATTCCATGAGTATCGGTTCGAGTCCGTTATGCCCTATTTTTTATGCGGTAAGCCTGATGTGAAAGCTTATCTTTTGGATGCATACGAAATTTAGTGTGTAAGTTCAACACTTACTACCGCCCTATGCCCTTTGCGGTCTTCGGACTGGTACTGTTGTAACAATAGGATACGTCCTATGCAGTTTAGATGAAAGCTCGCCATTCGAGGATGGAATGAGAAAGGCAATATCATTTTGGAATTTTATCAAATATCAATTTTCTTAACTTGAGTTGATATTTATCATAATGAGATTCCCAATCAAATTCTTTTGTATTATCTAAGATATCTTGTTTGAGATTTTCGAGTTGCTGTTTATCTGTTTTATGCTTCATGATAATCGGTAATTCGTTAATCTCGTTCTCATAAAATAAAATGGTTGCAATAATACAATTCTTATTGGCAAACAACGCAACTAATTCTTGTTTTGTACCCAATACAATTTCAGCCATACCTACTACTCTATTCGTAGTCATAGCTTTACGAAGAAGTTCATATTCGATTTCTGACTCCATTTCAGGAATTAAATAATATGATTTATCTATGAGTAGGTCTGATATTTCCTTTGATTTACAGAAATATTTTATTGAAAGTGTTCTATCTTTGTTTGATGTAATTGATTCTATATCATATTGTTCCAAAATAACATACTTATCTTCTGCATATTTATATCCTTTTACAATATCTTCATTGTGGATTTCTTTATTACAAGATGGACAAAATTTGATATAACGCACTCTTTCTTTGGAGTCTTTGCAGAGTTGATTAAGTTCTATAGAACTATTGTGTGATGTTTTTAACATTTTTACGGGAATATATAAATCTTTGAATTGAATTGCAGTTTTATATGAAGCGTTCATGATAGTTTCTCCTTAGATACTTTTGGTTTAGTATATGGAGAAATTTGAAAAATATTATCTGGATATAGGACAATTTGGTAGTCCGCTAGTTTTGGGAACTAGACGTTGTAGGTTCGAGTCCTACTATCCAGACTACTGCTCTATACAGTTATAACCGGTTTGGCGACTGATTGGTAAAAGCTTTAAAGAAAGAGTCATTTCCTTTGGAGGTGGCTCTTTTGTTATGTAGTATTGGCAGAGTTGGTATTGCACCTGATTGCTAATCAGAGGTCATCGTTTATTCGGTGCATAGGTTCAAGTCCTATATACTACGCTCATGCCGTGTGTCCGATTGGTCGAGGGTGCTGTCTTGAAAACAGTCTGGATGTAAAAGTCTTTGGGGTTCGAATCCCTAACACGGCGTTCTAAATAAATTGCACTTTCAAAGTATTTTATAAAAAAGAGAGGCTTGCACCTCTCTTTAAAAACTGAATAGTATCTATTTGCGCTCCCTTTACACCCAGTAAATCCGGATAACGCTTGCACCTTGACACAAAAATTGTGCCAAGGCTTGCTTACCATACTACTTGTTTGAAAAAGTAGAGAATAATTATAAAGAAAAACATTTTTACAATTCCTCTAACTATTTCATCAAAGAAGCCATTCTTTTGTAAAAAATTATAAATGGAATGTTTCTTTGTTTTTAAGTATGAAGCAATTCTTTTTACTGGGTGTTTCATAGAAGTCTCCATTCTTAAATACTATTCAGTTGTCAAGTTTCAATTTATGGGTTAAGTATACACTTTTCTCTACTCAAAATCAAGACAGAAAAGAGAATAAATATATAGCCAACTATGAGAGGATTGTTACTGTTTCGATTGCAGATAGTTGGATTAATGGATGGAAGGCACGTTGAGTAGCTACTTCGTGTTATGTGGTAAATCACTCACACCACTCTTCCATCTTATTAATAAAAGTGGGTGAGAAAGTGAGTGAAATAATTATGGCAAAAAAGAAAACACAGGAACAATTTGAAAAAGAAATACATGAAAAATATCCGCAAATACAAGTTCGTGGAAAATATAATGGATCTAATGAACGAGTTAATGTTCATTGCAATATTGATGAATATGATTGGAATGCATATCCAAATAATTTATTAACATATGGATGTCCATGTTGTAATGGTAGAGTTATAACAACTCAAAGTTTTAAAAATGAAATTGCAAAATCACATCCAGAAGTTGAAATAATGGGCGAGTGGAATGGTATTGATGCACCAATTAGTTGTCGTTGTAAAAAATGTAATTTCGAATGGAATTATAAACCACACTCTATTAGAACTACAGGTTGCCCTAGATGTAACGGAAGTGTTACTAGAAAATGGACACATGAAGAATATGTAGAAAAAATTAACGAATTATTCGATGGTAATATTGTCGTTCTTGGACATTATAAAAATATGAATACCAAAATATTACATAAATGTAATAAGCATAATTATGAATATATGATGAATCCAATTCACGCTTTAAGAAGGCAAGGCTGTAAATTATGCGGTTATGAAATAACGTCAGAAAAAAGAACAAAACCATTAGATGTGTTTCTGCAACAATTACATGAAAAACGTGGAAACGAGTATAGTTACATAAGCGGATACGTCAATTCTTCCACTAATGCTACTTTTCGACATAATATGGCAGATGGTACTTATCATGATTTTGTAATGACACCAAATTCGATGATTTCATCAAAATATAACTGCCCTTGTTGTTCTGGCTATCAGGTGTATAAAGGATACAACGATTTTAATACAAAAAGACCTGAATTGGCACAATATCTTGTTAATTATCAAGATGGTTATAAATATACAGAATGGAGTAGCGAAGAATTAGAATGTAAATGCCCTTCTTGTGGAAATATTATGAAAAAGAAAATATCATATATTAGTAAATATGGTGTTACTTGTCCTAGATGTGATGATGGTTATAGTTATCCGAATAAATTTATTTATAATTCTTTGCTCCAAATTGAAAATCAATTAGATTTCTTAGATAGGGAATATAGACCAGATTGGTGTAAATATAAGTATAAAGATAAAAATTGCTATGGAATATATGATATATATTTTGAAAAGAATAATAAGAAATTTGTCATAGAGATGGATGGTGGATTAGGTCATGGTAATAGAAGTTATACAAATTCAAAAACGAATAGAGATGAGTTAATTTTTAGAGATAAAGAAAAAGATCGACTTGCTTCTGAACATAATATAAAAGTAATTCGTATAGATTGTAACTATGAAACTAATGATAGATATCAGTTCATTTTAAATAATATTCTCAAATCTGAATTATCAAATATTTTAGATTTATCAAAAATTAATTTTAATCAGTCAAATACACAATCCCAACAATCATTATTTATAAAAGCAGTTGAATTATGGAATTTAGGAGAAAATATATCTCAGATAAAATCTGAATTGCATATTCATGAAAGTACCGTAACAAGCTATTTAAAATCCGCATTAAAATATAATATGTGTGATTATTCTGTAAAGGAAAGCAGAAGACGTTCTTATTCAAATGCTGTTGTATGTATTACAACTGGCAAGGAGTTTAAAGCCATTGTTGATGGTGCAAAATACTATAATATTGATCCAGGAGATATTAGTAAATGTTGTAGACGTACTTCTACTTTTGGTGGTTGGTATAATGGTCAGAAAATGATTTGGATGTATAAAAAAGATTATGATGAATATCCAAAAGATAAATTATCTGAATATATTCCTAAAGAAAATGATAATTATACAAAAATTGTATGTCTTAATACAGGTGAAGTTTTTGATGGATTAATTTATGCAGCGGAAAAATACCATATGAAAAAAGGAAGTGGTATAAGTGCTTGTTGTAAGGGTAGATATCATTTTGCAGGCAAGGATGACAATGGCATTCCTCTTGTATGGAGATATTTATCCGATTATAAAAATATGAATCAAGATGAAATTGATTCACTTATAAATTATAAGCTCGAAGGTAAGAAACAAGTAATATGTTTAAATACAAAAGATGTATTTGATAATGCACTTGTTGCTTGTAAATGGTGTGGTCTTGAAAGTAAATTACCTATTCAAAGAGTATGTAGAGGAGAAACAAAGACCGCTGGTATGCATCCATTAACGAAAGAAAAATTGAGTTGGATGTACTATAAAGATTATAAAGAAATTTTTGGAGAGGCAAGTTGATACTTCCTCTCCTATTTTATTGGAATAAAAGGAAGGAAGTGATTACTATAGCTAATTTAAAACAAGCAAAAACAGATGATGAAGTTAAGAAGCTAACTGTAAATTCGGTAAAATCAGCATACCATGAATTAGCTTTAAACTACAATCATCTTCTTAATTTAGATTATGTATACTGTCCTCATTGTGGAAAATGGAAAACTGTAAAGGCATTTTATTCATCTACAGAGACAGCGAGTGGAATTGAACATTTTGCATGTAAAGAATGTTTAATAGATATGTGTACTGATAAAGATAAGGATGGGCGAAGAATTGATAATAAACAAAAAACTATTGATGTATTTAGAAGGCTGGATTGGGTATTTATCGACTCTGATTATGAAGCCCAATTAGATGTATTATCAGAAGGTCTTGGTGAAAAGAATCGTTCTACTGCCGCACAGCAATATATTGTTATGGTTAAATCTCTACCACAATATAAAAATAAACATTGGAAAGATTCTGAATTAAGTATTGAAGATGAAACAGAAAACAATTCAGAAGATGTGAAAATTGTTCAAAAAACATTACGTGCAGCCAAAAAGAGATTTGGTGGCTCATATAGCAATGAAGATCTTATGTTCCTTGAAAATGAGTATCAGGATTGGATAACTAGATATGAATGTAATACAAAAGCCCAAGAAACAATCTTCGAGCGATTAGCATTTAAGAAATGGGAAATCAACAAAGCTACAAAAGCTGGACAGAATACAAAAGATTTGGATAAAACATATACAGATTTATTGGCTTCTATTAATATTTTACCACGACAAAATGCTGATAATGGATTAGATAGTTCTTTGACTTTTGGACAATTGATTGAGCAATGGGAAAGCACAAAACCAATTCCAGATCCAGATCCAGAATTTGCCGATGTTAATCATATTGGAAAATATATTAAAACTTGGTTTAAAGGAAGTTTAGCTCGTTCGCTTGGTATAGACAACGGTTACTCTAAAGAATATGATGACGAACTCCAAAAGTACACTGTTAAGAAACAAGATTATTCAGAGGATGATGAATCTGATGATATTTATAAATCTGTATTTGGGGATGATACCAAATGACAGAGAAAAAATTAACTGAAAGAGAAGTTCGTCAAAATAAGCATGAAAGAATAATGAATACTGTTGCATGGAGAGCCGCTTATTACAGAGCCAATCCAAGCAGGTTCTGTGTTGACTATCTAGGTTTAGATAGTAATTACTTAAGACCTTTTCAGAAAATTTTATTATGGGCAATGATGCATTATAATAAATTCTACTATGTTGCATCAAGATCTCAAGGTAAAACAACATTAGTCGCACTCTTCGCTTGTATTCGATGTATCCTGTTCCCAGGAGAGATTGTCGTGACGACCAGCCATACTTTTAAACAGGGCAAGGATATCGTACTAAAAATAACAGATGGTTTTATGCATAAATCACCTCTCCTATGTTCAGAAATTGAAAAAATAAGTACAGGTATAAACGACTGTGGAATATGGTTTAAGAATGGTTCTCAAATAATCGTAAAAGTTGCAAATGAGAATACAAGAGGAACTCGCTGCTCAATCCTAATTTGCGATGAATCGAGGATGGTTTCGCAAAAGATTGTAGATACAGTTTTAAGACCAATGAACGTGCCGAGAAGTCCTGGATATTTAAATAATCCTAAGTATAAACACTTGAAAGTTATGCCCAAGGAATTGTATATGTCATCGGCTTGGTATAAAGCTAGTGAAATGTTCGAAAAGGTAAAATCATATTTTGCTAATTCGCTTAACGATAAATTAAGCTACTTCATATGTTCACTCCCATATCAGTTGAGTATTTACGAAGAATTATTGCTCCCACAGATTATTGAAGACGAAATGAATGAATCTACGTTCTCAGATGTATCGTTCAAAATGGAACGTGAAGCAATATTCTATGGTGCTTCAGAAGACGCATTGTTTAATTTTGATGTATTGAATAACAGAAGAATATTACAAGAAAGCTTACATCCATTAGAATACTATATGGAAACAGGCACTCAGATTCCTAAAAAACAGATAAATGAAAAAAGAATCTTGTCTCTTGACGTTGCACTTCTTGCTTCTCGAAAGCACGATAACGATGCTGCTGTCTTTACACTTTCTCAATCTATTTTTTCTGATACAAATAATCCAATATGTAATGTTAGTTTTATAGATTCAAAAGAAGGTTTATTAACAGAAGAGTTGGGACTTTTAGCAATGAGGTACTTCTATCAATATGATTGTGATTATTTTGCAATAGATGCTTCAGGTGTTGGACAGGGTACATTAGATTATGTTATGGGTGGTGATAGATTTGATCCACAATATTCCACAACATATAAAGTTATGACCGTTGTTAATAATGATGACCTTGCAATTAGATGTAAGTATAAGGATGCCACAAAATGTATCTATGCTATTAAAGGCAACGCACAATTAAATAATGATATGTGTTTGTCATTACGAGCAGGATTTCAGAATGGTTATATAAATCTATTGTTAAATGAATCAGATATGGATGATAAATGGAAGAAACAAATTAAGAATTATAATAAGCTTTCAGATAATGTAAAGACTATTTTAAAATTACCATACTATCAAACATCATTTCTTATTGACGAGCTTATAAATTTGGAGCATGAAATTGTTAATGGAAAAATAAGGGTAAAAGAAAAGCCTGGTATGCGGAAGGATCGTTATTCAAGTCTGGAATATAACTATTATGTCGTTGACCAACTAAGATTAAAAAAGAAAAAACAACAACCAATTGACATCACCAAAATGGTCGGTGTCTCAAAACGCCCTAAAAAATGGGGATTCTATAACTAAGGAAAGGAGGAAATCAGAAATATAAATGGCAACACAGAAAACAAATAATTCTGCAAAGAAATCAGTGCAGACAGAACCATCACCAACTCGTAAGAATGAGTTGACCACTTCTACTCAGAAGTATGCGCAAATGATTAACTTTCAGGAATTACAACGTATCTTACAGCAGAACATATCCAAGGGTACATCGAAGACATATACTCAATACACAAAAGAGAAACTTCAATCATATATAAAGAGTCCTCTTGCCAATATTGACAATCTTCGTGATATATCTGCTTTCTTATATCGTATCAGTCATAACTATAAAAAGATTATAGAATATTATGCTTATACTCCTATCTTTAGTTATAACGTATCTTATAACACCCCCGATTGGGCAAATCCCCCACAGGATGCATCTGAATATATTAAAGGATATCAAGAACTTTGTACTCGATTAGAGAATATGGATTTGAAAGAAATGGGTTCTCAAATGATTGCAACTTGTTTGAGAGATGGTATCTATTGTGGATTTTGTTACGATGACGGAGATTCATTCTTTATACATCCGCTTGATCCAAAATATTATAAAATCGGTTCTCGTGCAGAAAAAGATACATGGATTGTAAAATTCGATGCTTCTTATTTTGATTCTGGTAACAACAAGGATTTCTTATATGGTACTGGTAGTGAAACAGATTCAGAGGAAGGATTATGGGATGATGTTTTTGTAGAAGGCTACGAAACATATAAATCAAAAGGTAATGACTATAAATGGTTTGAATTACCACCAGAGAAAACTATCTGTATTATATGTGGTGATGATCCAGTTGTACCACTGCCCTACTTCCTACCTGTATTCGTATCTCTCCTAGATTTGCTTGATTACGAAGCTCTTATCCGCTCTAAAACAGAACTTGAAAATTATGTTCTTCTCTTATCAAAAATCCCTATGAATGAAAACTCAGGCGAAGTAAATGATTTTGCCGTAGACCTTGAGATTGTACAGGCTACTCAAGCTGCGATTGATGAAGTATTACCAAGTCTTGTTGGTTCAGCATGGACTCCATGTGAAGTCGAAAAAATTGAGTTTGGTAATAAAAATCAGGTTGATGATACTAATGTATATTCGCAGGCAATCAAGAATTTATTCTCTTCTCTTGGTATATCTGAAATGATATTTAATGGTCAAAAGTCTGGTTCTGTTGGTCTTAAGCATTCTATCACGGTTGATATGACTCTCCCTATGGAATTATTAAAAAGAATAGAAGCTAATATTCAGAGATACGTCAAATTAAACATTACAGAAGACTTTGATTTTTATTTTCATTATGTGTCTGTTTTCGACTTAGACGAAAAGATGTCTCAGAAAAAAGATAAAGCAACTTTGGGTATTGATCCGTTAGATTATGCAACTATGGACGGCTCTTCTCCTCTAAGAGTTATGAATAATGCTTTTATGATGAGGTCATTAGGATTAATGAATTACTTTACTCCTCTCTCATCTTCATATACGCAAAGTGGTACGAGTGATAATGAAGGTGGCGGTCAGACTAAGAATGAAGATGACCTTTCAGATGAGGGACTTGCTACCAGAGAGGGTGAAAAAGATGTTGGCACACAAGCTGGTAATTAAGGAGAAAAAATGATGAAACAGAATTTTATAAAGACATCAGATTCTGAAACAGCTTCTAAGATGACAAATCTTGGCTTTCAGAAAATTGATGAACAAAATGGTATTTATACTTTTCTGAATACTGATAAATTGATGTTTTCAGATGATATAGATAAATCAAAGATTCAGTATAGTAATATGCTGAACATTTAGCCACTCTCCTATTTCGAGTGGTTTTATTTATGCCAAGAATTACAACATAAACAGAGAATATATCTATGAGGTCAGATGGATAATCTGGTAAAGAGTTATGTGGGATGGCTTATGCTCTCCCATCTCTGCCTCCTTTTTGATTGGAGGTATTAAATGAGTTTTAATAAAGAAACTGGTATGTATGAAGGATACATATATAAAATCATAAATGATATAAATGACAAGATTTATATTGGACAAACAAAAAGAGATTTGGAAACGAGATTTTATCAACATTTGTCAAAAACTAGACATAAAGAAGATCATTCAATTTTACATAAAGCAATCGAAAAATATGGCAAAGATTATTTCCATATAGAAAAGGTTATTTTAGTAGAACAAAAGACAGAAAAGTTGTTATTGGAAAAATTAAATGAACTCGAAAAAATATATATTAAAAAATACAATTCATTAACACCAAATGGATATAATATTTTGAAAGGTGGAAATTATTCACCAATAGAACATAGATTACATCCAATTTATAAATTTTCTTTAGAAGGTGTTTTTATAGAAAGTTATCCTTCAATGACAGATGCTTTATTGAGTGTGAATATTACAAATAACAAAAATTCGGTAATAAATTATCATCTAAAAACAGATGCTTGTGCATATGGCTATCTATGGAGCGACAGTTTAACAGAAAATCCTTTATCAAAATATTTATCATTTAAAAATCAAGGGAGAAAGAAAAGGAGAAATAAAAGTTATGTTGTGGCAAAATATGATGAAGAAAATAATTTTGTAAAATACTATCATTCTCAACAAGAATTATTAGATGATAACTTAGATGTGGTGAGTAGTTCATTGTATAGAACATTGTCCTCTCCACAACATAAGTTGTACAAAAACTATTATTGGTTTTACGCAGACGATCCAGAGCAACCAGATAAAACAAAAATAATCGCCTAATGACCTCATCTTTATGGATGAGGTATTATTATACTCATTTTTAAGGAAAGGAGGATGAATAATTAAATGCCAAATCATAATAAACGCTTATTATTTTTAGAAGATCTTTATGATTTTTATTCAAATAGATATAAGCGTTCAACACATTTTAGCGCAGAAAAATCAGGACATCAAATTTTCGTACAAGTACCTGCTGAATTTGAAGTAGATAAAAACGCTGATTATAAAGATGAATCACTTCTATTTTGCAAAGTCAAGTTAATGCATTCTGGCGAGAATAGAAATCATTCTAGCGTAACAGATGAAGCATTAAAGAAAGCTTCAAAGACATTAGCATACAAGCCTGTGTTGGCAAATTTCATGGAATATGAAGATGAAGCAACTGGTGAAACATTAAAAGATTTCACTTCACATGATATGGAATTAAACGATGATGGCTCGGTAAATTACATCGAAAAACAGGTTGGCTGTTTTACATCTGATAAACCATTCTTTGAAGTTGAGGAAGAAACTGGACACAACTTTTTATATGGATATTGTGCTATTCCAGTTGATTATACTGATGCAGCTTCAATTATAGAAAGAAAAAATGGAACAAAGATTAGCGTAGAACTTGCCGTTAATGAGATGGAATACTCTGGGAAAAATAAGATTCTTGAATTAACTGATGTTGTTATTATGGGTGCGACTTTACTTGGCAAAGATCCAGACACCAAAAAAGATATTGGTGAGGGGATGCTAAATGCAAGGTTAGATATTGCTGATTTTAATGCCAAAAATAATAGTCTATTTTCAGACTATGATTCTACTTTAATTGATTTACAAGAACGACTCGAAAAACTTGAGTCTGCTTGTTTCAATAATAAAAATGATATTAGTGGAAAGGAGGAAACAATCGAAGTGGAAAAGGAAAAATTTGAAGAGGAAGTTACTGAAACTGTAGAGGTGACTGAAACAGAAGAAACCACTGAGGAGGAAGTAACTGTAACAGAGAATGAATCTGAGGAAACAGTCGATGAAACCTCCGAAGAAACAACTGAAAATGCCGAAGAAGATCCAGTTGAAAATACACAGGATGAAACTACAGATACAGGTGTAACAGAGAATGAATCTGTAAATCCAGAAAAATATTCTGTAACAATGTCTGATGGTTCTGTAAAAGAGTTTTCTTTATCATTAGATGAGATTACTATGTCTCTTTACAATCTTGTTAATCAGATGTATGGAGAAGCAGATAATGCTTATTATGGCGTAACTGTTTATGAAGATAATACTCTTATTATGTCTGATTATTGGAATGGAAAATATTACAGACAGTCATTCAATAGAGATGGAGACAATTTCTCATTAGTAGGCGATAGAGTTGCTGTTCACTCTGTATGGGTAACTGACGAAGAAGATGCTTCTCTTAATGAGATGCGTTCCAACTACTCTTCTGTTGTAGAGGAATTAAACACATATAAATCTGCTGAAGTATTTGCAGACAAGATGACTGTATTTGATGACGAAGCGTATTCAGAATATCTTGATACAGATGAATTCAAAGCACTTATGTCTGAGGATTCTGTAAACAAATATTCTAAGGAAGAGTTATCTGAGAAGGCTGATGCCACTCTTGGAAAACTTGTTAAAAAGAATAAGACGTTCTCTTTTGCAGGTGAAACACCACAGAAGAAACATGTGAGCAGAGTTGCATTTAATGCAGAAAAAGAAACGGAAGACACGTATAAACCATATGGCGATCTGTTTGATTAAAAAGTGAATAAAGAGATCTTGTTGGATAATTACCAACCACTCTTTTGTTATAAACGGAGAATAAATAGATAGGACTATTACTGCCCTGTCTATTTTTATTGTCCTAAACAAAGGAGGTAGAATGAAGTTTAATAAGGTTTTTTCTGAGTTATTCAGTAATGAATTCAGCTTAGAAAGTGAATACATAAAACAAAATATTCCAATAACAGTAAAACATAAAAAATGTGGTTATAAATTTAACATTCTACCACAAAGTGTTAGTAGAAATAAAAGCTGTGTTTGCCCAAAGTGCAACCCATCTGCTATAAAACATGTTATTAAAGGAATTAATGATATTGCCACAACAAATCCAGAATTGGGTCATTTATTTAAAAACATGGAAGATGCTTATAAATATAAAAAATGGAGTACACAATATACATGGTATATATGTCCTTGTTGCGGGAATGAATATTATTTGCAAATTCAAAATGTAACAAAAGCTGGGAAAGTACCATGTGACATATGTAATGATGGTTTTAGTTATCCGAATAAATTCATGGCAAATTTATTATCACAATTAAATATTACTTATGAAAAAGAGTATTCTCCAGATTGGATATCTCCTAAGAAATATGATTTCTATTTTCAAATTAATAATAAAAATTATATTGTAGAAATGGATGGTGGATTAGGTCATGGTAATTCATTTGGAAAACCATTCCAAAAAGATTTAGATGACGGTATAACAATAGATAAATACAAAGATAAAATGGCAAAAAATCATGGTATATCAGTAATTCGTATTGATTGTAATTATACATCTAAACGTTTTGAGTATATAACTAATTCAATACTTAATTCTTATTTGGCAGAATTATTCGATTTAAATGCTATTGATTTTAAAAAATGTGATTTAGCATCAAATGATAATATCTTTAGGGCAGTTTTAACCGACTTACAAAATGGAATATATGATACCAAAGTTCTATCAAGAAAACACAAGCTCGGTGAATCAACAATACGTAATTACATTAATACTGCAATAGAAAGTAATATTATATCACAAAAGGCTGTAAATCAGTATCGTTTTGAATCACGAAAAAAGAAAATCAGTGATAGCAAAAATCAAAAGGTTTTATGTATAGAGACAAATGAAATATTTGACTCATATAAAGATGCAAACAAAAAATATCGTGCTGCTTTGAGTCAATATTTTAATAAAAATGGAAAATCATCTGGAAAATTACCAGATGGAACAAAATTAACATGGAAAAAGTTAAACGAAGACATTGCATAATGCAGTGTCTTTTTTATTGTAAAAAAATTTTAATTAAGGAGGATTTTTAATTATGGCTAGTACTTTTAGTAATTTCGTAGCTGATAAGCACGGTGTTGCTGAGTCAACTTTACTTAAGGCTACAAAAGTTGGTCATCACTACAACTTAGTAAATGAGTCTAAGGATATTGACAATGGTTCTGTTGCTGTAATTGGTGACAGAAAGAAAGCAGATGTGTTTGAAGCAAAAGTTCCTGCAAAGGGAGACAAGATTGTTCTCATTTTAACCGCTCCAAAGATTTATGAGGAATATACAACAAAGATGCAGGAGGAATCTAACTTCTACAACGGTAAGGGTGAAGTTATGAGAGCTTACGAGATTCAGGACACTGATAGATTCACACTTTCTACAGAAGCTTTCAATTCTGATGCAGAATTAGCTGTTGGAAAATATGTATTCGTAGATGGTACAGACTTCAAGCTTACAACTGGTGAGAAACCAAGTATGACTGAGTATGGTTTTGTAGGACATATCTACGAGGTTGCTGCAAATGGAAATTATCGTATTTGGGTAGATAAGAATGCCCAGGTATATGCGTAATTCGGTAGAAAGGAGGATTAATATACTATGCAGAGATTAAGATTTAATGAAATGAGCGATGTAATCGTTGAAAAGTTTGATGAGACAAAATATAAGAACTTCTCTCGTCTGTGTGTTGACACAGCAAAAGGTACTGTAAAGCAGTATTCTATCGAAGAAGCAAATGATAAGATTCGTAAGACAATTATCGAGATGGCAGGTCTTTCTGAGACTCCGACTCCTAATGAGGTAAGAAAGGCATTTAAGAAACAGTCTGTAAGAGAAGCCGTATTCGAGGTTATCGAGGAGACTGTTGAAGATACTCTTGTATCTGGTTGGACAAGCTCACCTGTATTCCAGAAGTATGTAGAGGTTAAGACTCTTGCTCTTGGACAGACAAATAAGTTCTATACAAAAGATCCTTGCATTATCACTGTTGCTGAGATTGCTGATGGTCATCACAGCATTGAGAGACAGAGACTTGGTGCTGGTAAGGAATTCGGTGTAACTGTTAAGTCTTATGGCGCAAAGGTTTACATGGAAATGTCAAGATTCCTTCAGGGCGTTGAAGATTGGAGTGAGTTAATCAATAAAATTGCAGAAGCTTTCACAAGATTAATCAATACTCTTCTTCATGAAGCTGTTATGAGTGCTGGTACTTCTCTTCCTGTTCCTGCTAAGTGGAATATCCGTGGTGAGTTAAATGCAACTAACCATGATAAGTTTGTAAAGCTTATTTCTGATGTTCAGCTTGCTACAGGTGGTGTTGCTACTATCGTTGGTACAAAGGTTGCTCTTGCAGGATTAAAGAACCTTGGAGATATTCAGTGGGTTTCTGAAGCTGCAAAGAACGATGTTTATAACACTGGTAGAATTGGTACATTTGAGGGTACTCAGATTATCGAGCTTCCGCAGGCATTTAAGGAGAATGACGTAGAACATTATCTTGAAGACGATACAAAGCTTCTTATTCTTCCGTCTAACATCGACAAGTTTGTTAAGATGTACTATGAGGGAATGGATGAGACTAAGGAAGTATCTGAGGCTGGTGATAATGCCGATGATACAAAAGAGTACGAGTTCAAGTCTCGTTTTGGTATCAAGACTATGACTAACACAAGATTTGGTACTTGGACAATCGGTGCGTAATCCATAGAAATATTGGGACTGTATATCTAAATGATATGCAGTCCTTTTTGAATTGAGTGAAAGGAGAAAATATAAATGGCTTATCAGAAGAAAGCTACAACTACTTCTGCCGCAAAAACAAAGGCAGAAGATGCAAAGGTTGAAAAAGATACAGTAAAGGAAACAGTTGCAGAGGTTAAGAAACCTAAGAAGTATGAACCAGATGATTTAATTCCATGTCGCTCTATGTACGCAGGTACTCTTTTATTTACTGGTGACAAGACAAAGATTACATATGAGTTTAGTAATATGGGTGATTTCAGATATATTGAGTATCAGGATTTACTTTCAGCTTTACTTGTTCGTAAGAAGTCTTTATTTGCACCTTATATCATTATTGAGGATGAGGAGCTGCTTGAAAATGTACATTGGCAGGAAGTAAAGAAAGTATACGATGGTTTATATGATAGAGAAGATTTAGTAAATCTTATCAATCTTCCAACTATGCGTTTCAGTGAAGAATTCAGAAAACTTCCATCTGGCTTCAAGAGTACAATCGCAACAATGGTTTCTGAAATGATTTCAGAAGGAACTTTTGACAGTATAAATAAAATCAAGATTATTGATGAGGAATGTGGTACTGATTTAAAGTTACTTGCTGAGTAATATATTGGAGGTGTCTTATGATTATCTCCTATGAGAAAATATTTGAAAGATATTATGGATTAATAGATGACGTTAAGGAGTTATCTATAAATGACAATGATTTGCTTGAATTATGTACAGAACGATTACGTTCCGCTACTTCTTATCCTTATATAAGGAAACTTTTTTCAACATTAACTTTTGACAATGAGATGCAACAGTGTGATTTTGAATTATCAACACCAGTTGACGACTCCACTGATGAAGATTTTGTTATTGAATTATTTGCAGAAGGAATGGCTATTAAATGGCTTGAACCAAAAGTAAAGTCTCTAAAAAATACAGCTAAAATGTTTGGCGGTAAAGAAGAGAAAAAATTAAAAGATGACTACGCAGGAAACAGAGAAATGTTGAAAGAAATGAAAATTGAACAACAAAAACTTATTAGAGATCATGGTTTTGCATTTAAGCCATACTCTTCTACAACGGAGTCCTAACCTATGAAGTACATCTACGGTTATTTTACAAACAAGCAAATCAAAGAAGCTGCCAGTGCCATGCACAATGACATACATAAGCTTCTACTCTATAAAGATAACACAATTGAGGAAACTATCTTCGAGAATGACGAAGCTTTCCTCATATATTTTGATCACTTGCTTGAAAACTTTGGCGGTGTCCATACTCTCTTTAATAACAATGGAATTATGGTCAAGCTAATGTCAACATTGCAAGCCGCAAGAAACGAAGTTGCAAGTGATAATTTTCATTATGGTACTTTTCGTAGAGAAATATTAGATTCTCACAATTATATTAAGCAGATGTTTGAGGAGGGTGATGCGTATGCCAAGTCTGTCAACAGCTAGGCGTATTGCAAACGCCAAAACAAATAATGCAAAAACAATTGGACAGATTTATAAGGAACAGTCTGATTGGATGATGGAGGAAACTTGGGATAATGATATCCAGACTAAAGTTTGTTATATTTATGATTTTTACCATGATGATCAACCACGATTGGCTGAAGGTATGACATATGAGAATACAACAAAAACACACATAGACGCAAAGTTTATTGTTAAATCATATCAGTCTATGGATAAAGACCAAGTTGATTATTATGTGCAGTTCAAGCCATCTCAACCTGTTCGATTTACAGAAAAAGATGAGTTGTATTATTTTGAAACTGACTATAAATCAACATATGGAAATACATTTCCTGTTGGATGTTATCTGGACATTCCAGACGATAGGAATGTTTATCATAAATGGTTAATTTGCCGAGAAGAAAAAGCTAATCAATTCCCAAAGTATCTCGTACTCCCTTGTGATTATGAGTTATGTTGGATTGAGATAAATGGCAAAGATAGAATTAAGCGTAGAATGTGGTCTGTTTTAAGAATGCAATCGTCTTACACAATCGGGCAGTACACGGATCGTGTGTTTACAAGAACTGATAACCAAAATAAAATTTGGCTTCCGCTCAATAAATACACTGAGAAGTTTTGGTACACAACTAATGAAGATACAACAATGCGTATTGTAGTTAGTGCTCCAACTGAACACCCTCTGATATGGGCTTGCACAAAAATTGAAAACATTCAACCTGTCGGGATTCAGAAACTTACTATATATCAAACTGTATGGTCTGATAATCGAGACTATATCGAAAAGGACGAGAATGGTCGTATCATTGGAATGTGGGCTTCATATTTCGATTCAGAAATCGCCCCAACCGATCCATCCACACCAACTCCTACCCCATCGTCTACTACAGCGAGAATTTCAGCATCCACTTCTACTATCAAAGTTGGCGGTTCTTATAAAAATCTTACAGTAAATCTCTACAATGATTCCAATGAAGATATTACAACTGAATATACTGATGCAATCTTTACATGGATTTGTTCTGTTGACGATGAAGATTGGACTGATAAAGTAACATGGCGAGCTGGTACAGAGTACAACCAAAAGAAAGTAAAGTTTCCTAATAACACTTCTGTTATTGGAAAAATATTATCTGTTAAGTGTGAAATTGTTAAGGATAGCTTGCCGATTGAATCTGAAATTTTGTCGTTAGAATTAACTGAATAGGAGGTGTTTTATGGCAGAAAAATTAGTTACAAAGAATGATTTGTTAAATAAGCTTCGTGCATATAGAGCTACCCCTGATGATGAAAATATTCAGTATAAGAAAAAGATTGAAAAAGCACTTATGCTTAATCCATGTCTTTTATATGCACTTAATGAAAAATCATTAGAATCTGAACTTTTTGACGATGATGGAAAAATCAACTGGGAATGGAATGAAGAAACAAAGGAATACGAACCTCTTGGGGAATGGGATAGATATTTTGGTGGAACATCTAATATTCGTCCTTATTTATTTATTCCTGATACTCAGACTGAAGTAAAACATTATATCTGTTACCAAGTATCTTTTGATGAAATGCCTCGCTATCAGGATACATTAAAATACACAAATATTACATTCACAATATTTGTTCATGGTAATGATAGAGATGATAAACTTACAGGTATTCCTCGCCATGACTTGATTGCTTCTATTATAAGAGAACGATTCAATTGGTCTAATATATTTGGTATGCAGACTCATCTCATATCTTCTAAAGAATCCACAACAGATAATAACTATCTTGTTCGTACTCTTGTGTTCCAAGTTGTTGATACTAACGGTATTCATAAAACAACTGATGGAAAAACTTCAATCACAAATTATGGAGTTAGGCGGTGATTGCGTGGATGTATTAGAAACACTGGATAATCTGCAAAATGCTGCTGAAAAAGACTCAGAAAAAAAACAATTTCAGAATAATAAAAAACCAGAATATCACTTTGACAAACTCAAAATGTATTTTGGCGAGGATTATGAAATAAATGGTATCACTATTTCTATTCCAACCATCGGAGAAATTTTGGATATTGGAGAACAGAGATTTTATCAATCACTGTCTCCATTCTTAAATAATCCAACATCTGTAAGAGTCATGCTTTATGATGCATTTAAAAAGGATTGGAATAAGACAAAAGATATAGAAGTATTTTATATTTTGTATCAAATTTTACAAGACAAAGAACCATTAAGATTGATTTTTAAAGACTTTTCTTTTGATGGATTCGAATTAACTCCAGCAAAGAAAAACATTAATGATTCTGAATTTAATCATTTGGCATTATTTAATGGAGAGAAAAACGTAATCATTTACGATGATGATTATCTTGAGATTGCCGAGTTTATTCGAGCGATGATGAATGTACATCCAAAGACAGAAAAAGCCAAAGGTAAAACAACAAAACATTGGATGCTTCAAGAAGATAGGATGAAAGCACAACAAAACAATGACAAAAAAGATTCTTCCACTCTTTTGCCACTTGTGTCTGCTTGTATAAATCATCCTGGTTTTAAATACAAATTGGAAGACTTAAAACAAGTGAATATATGTCAATTTATGGATTCTGTGCAAAGAATACAAAAGTATGAACAAGGCGTAGCTGCTTTACATGGAATTTATGGTGGTATGGTTTCAGCAAAAGACATACCAAACGACTTAATCAATTTTATGGGCGATTTATAATCGCTCATTTTTATTGCATAAAAACAATTTTTAAAGGAGGAAAATAATTATGGCATTTAAATTAGGTGACGTAATCGTTGATAGACTTCAGTTTGGTTACGGTGCAAAAGCAAACGGTACACCTCTGTATGCTTTAACTCAGCTTACAGAAGCCAATATTGATATTACAGCAGATTCTACTGATATCAATGATAAGGATGGAAACCTTGTATATAGAAAATATACGGGTAAAAAAGGCGAGGTAACTGCAACTAATGCATTTCTTAATCTTGCAGTTGTCGAAGCTATCTCAGCCACAGATGCAGAGATTGCAACAGAAGACAAAGGTATTGTTATGCCGATGATTCAGCTTGTAAAGGCAGGTGAAACACTTGATATTACTGGTTATGTAGATGGTTCTGTTGTTGTAAACTCTCTATCCCCAAAAGGTTCTATGGGTAAAGAATTATATACAAAAGGTACTTCTGCTACTGCAACAGAATTTGCTATTGTACATACAGATGCAACTGGTGAACCTGACAATACACCTGCGAGCGATGTATTAACTCCACCAACAGCAGATGGAGAGACACAGTACATCGTTAAATACAAGAAGACAATTCATAGCGGTGCTAAGATTACCAACTCTGGTAAGAAATTCCCGAAAGCGCATGAGTTATTTTTCAAGGCATTAGTTGTTGATAAATGTGATACAGAAACTCTTAGAGCTGCAATTATTCACATTCCATCATTTATGCCAAGTCCAGAGTTTACTCTTGCACTTCAGGGCGGTGATTCTCAGACAATGGATTACAAAGGAGCTATGATGCTTAACGCATGTTCTACAGATTCTGAACTTTTCTCTATTTACTACATTGATGAAGAAGAGGAAGATATCTAAATAAGATTGCTTGGGCAGTTTAATCACTGCCCTTCTTATAAGGAGGATTAATGACTAATAAAGATTTGAGAACCTGTATGTTATGCCGAAAAAAATACAGTTTTTGCCCAGTATGTAATCCAGAAGACAAAAGTAAACCAACATGGTACTTTTGTTGGTGTAGTGATAATTGTCACGAAATTGATAGAATTGCTTCTGCGTATGAAGATGGACGAATAACTGATATTGAAGCAAAAGAGAAACTGTCCAAACTTGATTTATCAAAAAAGGATAATTTTGGAGAGAGCTATCAGAAATCTATTGCTTCAATTATGAAGGCGCAGGTAAAGAAAACTATAAATAAGAAAGAAAAGAAAACAGATAATGAATCTGTTAAAAATGATATTGTTGCGGAAGTCGAGGAAAAGACTGATGGTAATGTTGAATAGTGATTTTGAAAAATATAAATAGGGAACATAATTACTATTCAACGGTTTTATGTTCCCTATTTTTTACGTTATATGAGGAATAGAAGGAATGACTATAGAAAGCAATTTAAAACCAAGGAGTTATAACGAAAAAGAAATTATCCGTATATATAACAGAGATCAGCAAACATTCTATATTGATTCTGGTATATATCCTATTGATTTATATCCAAGTTATAGTCCTAAAAATGATAGAAAAATTATTGTAATGATTTTTCTTAGAAATGACACTAAAGAAGTATACATGAAATGGAAAAATTATGAATAAATAGGTTGTTCAAGACAATGAACATAAAAGTAGATGTCATACCTGTGAGTGAACGATTACGGAATCAATAGTCAGGTCGCTACTATTTCCTATTAGAATTTTAATAAGGAGGAAAGTTATGGATTTAACATTTTTAACAAATTACGCTGTACCAATTATTGTAGGTATTTGTCTTTGCGTAGGATATGTTCTCAAGAATATTGTCACTACTGATACTGTTAATAAATATATTCCGTTAATTATGGCAATTCTTGGTGTAGTATTAAATGTATGGATGAATACTGCATTTACGCCCGAGATTCTACTTGGTGGAATGTTTAGTGGTCTTGCAAGTACAGGTTTATATGAATTATTTACGCAGTTAATTAAGAAGAAATAATGCAACCAATTGAGACTTTTATAAGTCTCTTTTTATTGGTAGAAAGGAGAATTTATGATCTCGAATTGTGGACATGATGAACGTGGTCGATACTCTAGTGGAAAGGCTGGTGACCAGACTGGTACAGAGTGGTATATTCGTTCATGGTACAATCATAAATGGAAATGTGTAATACGCTTTCCAGAAAATATTAGAGAACAGTTAGCTCTCAACGCAGAGAAAGCTGCAAAGAATAATCTTATTGGCTATGACCAGTCGCAGAGACTTACATATTACAATCATCTCAAGGCAAGTAACTGGGATGCAAGTAAAATTACTATAGCTTGTGAAGCAGACTGTTCAGCAGGCGTTTCGGCAAATATTATTGCGGCAGGATATAAACTTGGGATAGATAAACTCAAGAATTTTAATAAATCAAACACAACAAGCACACTTAGAAATGCATGTAAGGCAGTAGGTGCTACTATTCTTACAGATTCTAAATATCTTACAAGTGATTCTTACTTACTTCGTGGTGATTTAATTCTTAAAGATGGAAGTCATGTAACAACCAATATTACAAATGGTTCGAAGGCTGTTTCAAATTCAAATCCTGCTCCATCAAAGCCTAGTACTTCAAGTTCTAGTAATACAAATAAATATTATCTTGCTAATTCAAGAGTTAGAGCATGGCAGAAAGCTATGAATAAAGGTTTTGATACCAATGAGCTTGTAGTAGACGGTAAATTTGGATCAGCGTCCCAAGCATTTGCGTCAAAACATGTTTTGTCAGCAAATCAGAAATATAATTGCATTACTGCGATTAATTTCTTAAGAAAGACACTTCATGACGTATATAGTTTCTCAAAATTGCCAACAACAGGTAGATGGGATTCTTATCTTACAACATGCGTAAAAGTATTCCAGAAAAATCGTGGACTTACTCAGGATGGCGCAGTTGGTCTTGATACAACTTACTACTTATTAAAAGGGTAAGTGTGAAGGATAATGAATGAAATTGAAGAGTTATTTAATCTTAATTATCCCATGATTATTATGGGCATTTTTATTATCATTCTTGGAGTAGATAAAATAGTATTTTTGCTTGGTAAAATCAAAAAAGCCTTCAGGATAAAATTTGGTTATGAACAAGATAAAGAAACTGTTGAAGATAGAATTGCTATCCTTGAAAAACATGACAATTGGCAATATAAAGAAATCTCTAAAATATCACAAGGTATAGATGATATAAAACAGACTTTGATTCAAAAAGACATCACAGATAAAGCAAAGACTGTTGCCACATTACGAAATCAATTGTATGAACTTCATGGAACTTTTGTAGATAGAGGATACGTTGATAAGTCTGGTTTAAAAACATTTCTTGAATTAGGAAATATTTATGAAGACGCAGGTGGAAACGATGTGTATCATGATAAACTAAAACCAGAAGTAATGAGATTACCACTTAAAGAAGATGAATGACCATATTTTTCTATTATACCAAATATTTAACAAACCCTGCTTATATATTTTTCCAGTATTATACAGTTATAAAAGAATAGTTCTTACACATACTTATCGTATGAATAATAAAATTGGAGAATATAGGTATAAAAATAACTTAACACTTAAAGAGCTGTCCTTACGAAGTGGAATGTCTACTACAGCTCTTTCTAATTTAGAAAATGGATTGACAACGGATATATTGCTTAGTCATGCCATTACATTATCAAGAGTATTGCATGTAGATTTGTATGAACTATTCTGTATAAGGAAATGAGGAGGCAAGGTTTATGACGTATTTCAATTTAATTTGTGAGGAACATGAAATTACAGGAGGCAAGGTCATTCATATTGATAAAAATGTAGGAAATATGAATGACGTACATAAAATTGTAACAGAAAACATAGATAAGTACCCTAACGCCAAATGGGAACTTTATCCTATGATTATTAATAACTAACCAAATACATATGACAATTGAATATAAGAATTATAAAAGAGCGGTTTCTTCGGAAGCTGCTCTTTTGTTATGTAAAGTGTCTTTACCACTCGCTAGTCATGTGGTAAGGGCATTTTTATATTTGGAGAGGATGACTAGACCTCTCCTGCTCTTAAACAGAAAGGAATGAATTTTATAAAACTTATTTTAGATATGAATGTTGTAGATAAATATAATCAATTTTATTTTTCACAACATCCGAAAGCGAAAAAGAAACAAATTGAACATCCTTACCACCCCTCTATAAATGTTTGGGCTATAAAACCACGAATACAAATGAACGCATTAAAACAATCATGGAAAGCTTTCATTATATGGTGGATTAAGGATATAGGATTAGAGAATAAGAAATTAGACAATGTAAATATTGAATATGACATTTATCATCCAACAAAGAGACGAACAGATACCGATAATTATAGTCCAAAATTTATCCATGATGGATTTGTTGAGTCAGGTTTCTTAGTTGATGATGATAGGGAACATTTACATAGTCTAACTATTCGTTGTCATGTGGATAAGGAAAATCCACGTACAGAAATAACAATAAATATTTTAGATTAAGGAGAAAAGGAATATGAGACTTTTAGAATTTGTAGAGAGATATAATAACACAGCAAATAACACATTAAAGGAACAGTTATTAAGTAAAATCAAAATCACCCCTTATGTATCATTCATCAAGAAAGAAGTTTACGCACAGTTGATTGTAGATAAGACAACATTTGAACAGGAAGCTTATGATGATAATGGAGAAACAAAATATCGTAAAACAGATAAGATTAGAATTAATTCTGTCGCTCAGTATATACAGTTTTGTCGTGCTGTGATTGAATTATATACTGACCTTGAAATTGATGAGGATGATAAAGGCTTTATTAATGGATATGATGCACTTAAATCATCTGGTTTACTTGATATTTTAATGATTGGCTCTGATAAGGCTGATCCGCTTATTCCTATGAGTGAGTTAAGTGAGTTTAAGACTATTTTAACAATGAAACAGTCAGATACTCAGTTTAATGAGACAACTACTCAGGCGTTTATTAGTAAACAGATTGGAAGGATTTCTGATTTGGCAAATGCTACTCTCACACCGCTTATAGATGCTGTGAGTAAGAAACTTGATGCGATTCCAAAAGAAGATCTGGATAAGATTGTTGAGTTTGCTAAGAAGGGTAATTTTAAAGAGGTGTAAGATATGAACAATTTAAACCATCTTGGAGAATTTAAAATTATTGGAAATGATAAAAAATATGATTTCTTAATTTTTGATAAATACACTTCTGTAGATTTTATCTTAGATAATGATGTTACTATCAAACTTGACGGAGCTTTAATTCAGTCTGTCTCTTACACTTCTAATAGTAATATGGTAATCCATTTGCTGTCATTTAGTCCTCTATTATATGATTGTATGATTTCAGGAAATAAAATAAAGACTATTAGAACGCATGAACTGAGAGTTGATCCAAAAAATACACAAAATGAAATCGAATGTGAATCAATATATCATAATTTTGAATTTGAAAATTACTCAGCAAACGAAGATTATCATAATAATGAATATATTTACATACTGAAAGGTGTATAGGAAATTCAAATTTCAAGAGGTAAAAACCGATATGATATATGGAATATTATATGGACTTTTATGCGGATGGATTCTTTCTGTGTTTGATATAGATGATATTTGTATAAAAGTGTTACAACCTTTGTTCAGTATTGAATTAACAACCGACCATTATTATTTTGTGTTTGGAATATGCGGATTAATATATGGAATAATACATGGTTAGTTATGTTTAGGCTCTATGACGGTCAAATGTCATAGGGTTTTTCTTGTGGAGAGTGGTAATACTGCTCTCCTATTTTAGTGTAAAAATAGTGAAATTATAGTGAAATTTTGGAGGTGATGATGAATGGCAAAAAATATATATGCAGATTTTAAAAAGAAGTTAGACAGAATTGAAAATCATATTGCAGAAGAAGTCGCACCACAAGCAAATGAACTTCTAAAAGAATCTGTTAGATATTCATTGATAGATTGGTACAACGACTATACTCCACAGTCTTATGAAAGAACATATAACTTCATGAAAATTCTCGATTCTACAAGAACACGAGGGAAAGGAAATATTCTTCGTTTTTCGGTTGATTCAGGTGCAATGGATAATTATATTGGTTGGGCTGGATATGGTTGGGGAAATACATATGATGCACCAAGAGAAGACGGAAAATATTCTAATAAAAAAGGTAATCATCAGAATTTAAATGCCAGTCTTGCATTTGATTATATGTTTATGGATGGAGAACATGGTCATGGAAAATGGATGATGCATCAATCATTACCTCCATATATGTATGTTGAACGAGACATTGAAAGTGGATTCGGTGGTCGCTTGGATGACATTATCAATAAAAGAATAGAACAAATTTTAAGAAAGTGAGGTAGGAAATGCCAGGTACATATCAGTATGATTTAGAAATTAAATCAAATGTAGAAAAACTGCTTAAAGATATGAAACAAGTCCAAGACAGATTAGATACTGTTGAGGGTAGAGAATATACAATTAAATTTAATATTGATGAAAAGAAATTATCTAGTGTAATTTCTAATCTCGAAAAGATGCTTGATTCTCTTGGTAAAGGAACAGGTGATTTTAAACAGTTTGAGAATTTATCAAAAGAGTTATCAAGTATTGTATCAGAAGTACAGAGTTTAAGTAAAGCTTTTGGTAAAGTAGATGATTCTGGTGCAAAGACACTACTCTCTTCTATCCAGAACATTGATAAGTCACTTTCTGAACTGAGTCAGAATATTCTCAATGTTAATAAAAACATGAACAATATGGGTGGCAATACGAGTGGTGCTGTCAAACAAGTGAAGAATATTAGTAATGCATATCAAGATGCTGCTAAAGAAGCTGAGAAATTGGCTGATGCAGAGAGTAAGATTGGACGAAAAGCGAATATTTCATCTGGAATGAAAGACATATTTCCTAAGACTTCTGAAAACTTAGAACAGGTTGCACAATCTGAACAAAAAGTACAGCAAGAAGCCGTGGCAATCAAGTCAAAATGGGAACAAGCCGAAAAAGCAATTCAGAATTACATGAATGCTGTTACAAAGTTAAATAATCTTAGAGCCTCTGATAAAAGTACTGGTAAGAAGTCATATGAAATTGCGGGACAAATTGAGGAAATTGAGAAGTTAAAAAAAGAAGCTTATGATGCAAGACAAGTTTTATCTTCTATGATAAATCCTCAGAATGTAGATACAGATACATGGAAAAGATATGTTGACGTGATAAATCGGCTCGATCAGGCATCAAATGGATCTGCTGAATCGGTTAATAGATTAAAAGACTCTTTAAAAAATGTTCTAAATTCAGAGTTGAATTCTTTGCAAAATTCTATTGATAAATATCAAAAAATCATTACTCAAGCACAAACATATCCGTCTGATTTTCATCCAAGTACAGAATACAATACAAAACTTGCAAAATTAGAAAGTGCAAATGAAGTACTTAAAAATTATAAAGTCTCATTGCAAGGTGTTACTGAACTTACAAAAGAACAACAAAATCAGATTAACAGATTAACACAGAATTGCGAAAAAGCTGCTACAGAATTCAAGAATCTTTCTGCTGCTGAAAAAGGAACAATTAAAGTCGGTGTTGAGAAAGCTATTCAGAGAATCAATAAAGATTTAGCAGAGAATACAAAATATTCTGCGGAAGCCAAAGCCGGTCTTAACGCATTGTTAGAACAATTAAAATCTGGTGATCCAAGTATCAATTTAAGAAAAATCACAGAAGAAATTATTAAAATTGAAAATGCTGAAATTGCTGCTGGTAGAGCTGGAAAATCTCTTTGGGATATTTTTAAAACAAAGTCTACATACGGTTTCATTGGTCAGATGCAAAGCTATTTGAGTATGTATGTTGGATTCTATGGAATGGTAAACGGAGTTAAAAAAGCCGTTTCTACTATTACAGAACTTGATACTGCTTTAGTTGACTTAAAGAAAACTACAGCGATGAATGAGAATCAGCTTGAGAATTTTTATTATGATTCTAATAATGTAGCAAAACAGATGGGTGTTACTACAAAAGAAATTATTGACCAGGCAAGTGCATGGAGCCGTTTGGGATATTCCACTGCTGAAGCCGCTACAACAATGGCAAAGCTCAGTTCTCAGTTTGCTTCTATCTCACCTGGTATGAGTGTTGATGAAAGTCAGAGTGGCTTGGTTAGCATTATGAAGGCGTGGTCAATAAATCCAGATCAAGTAAAATCTGAAATTATGGATCCTATAAACAAACTGGGTAAATTATTGCCCAAACATACAGTAATGTATGGTGCTATTAAATATAGCATAGTAGATAACTATATCGGTTAAACGATGGAGACATCGCAGACCGAGGAAAGACTGTAATATTATTTATAGATTCATATATGGGGATATATGAATGAATGGAAAAAATTAAAATTAAAAATAAACGATTAGCAAAATATCTATATTCTCTTGGGTTTGATAGAGAATATGGGTTTGATAAAAATGAATATTGGTTATTTTCAAAATCAAGCGAATTAGACGAATCACTTGATTTTTATTTTTATATGAGAAAGAAAAATAGAAAGTGACCAAAATAAGGAGATGTTATTATGACAAAAGAAAATTTTGAAAAATTTGACAAAACAAAAGATATATTTTGCGAATGTTGTCAACAAAATAAACCAACATTATCATTTAATTATAGAAATATCAAAACTAATATAAGAAGTGCAAATAGGTGCAAAGCATGTGATTGGTTATATAGGAATTATGAAGGTAAAATACCAAATATAAAAAATTTTACTCATGATGAAATTTTGCAAACTATATCATTTATTTTTGATAACAATAACCCAATTTTAAATGAATTGTCTTTTAAATTGAACAGAACGATTGACGAGTTAATTGAGTTAATATATGCATTAAATCTTAAAAATGTTCCTCTAACAATACAATCAAAATGTGCTTGTTGTGAACAAAATATTAATTCTAAAATTAGTGTATATTTAAATAGAAAAAATTTATATTGCTCTTTGGAATGCTATTGGAAAGATAAAACTAATAAAGTTCCACATGGAGAAAATAGTCCATATTATAATCGAATTATTACTAATTGTACTAATTGTAGAAAAGAAATTAAGGTAATACCCAATAAATATAATACCAAAAATCATTTTGGAGACAACCATAATTTTTGTTCTCATAAATGTTATTCTGAATATAGGTCTAAATATTACAAAGCAGAAAAAGCATCTATGTATCATTATAAATATTCAGATGAGCAAAAAGAAGAAAATAGAATTAGAATGTTAGATAGAATGAAAGATGATAACAGATTGGAAACTTCTATTCAAATTACTATCGACAATTTACTATTTGATAATCAAATTAATTTTGAAAGGGAAAAAGTTTTTGATTATTATGCTATTGATAATTATTTATGTGACTCAAATGGAATTATAGAAGTTATGGGTGATTATTGGCATACAACACCCTTGATTTATAATGAAGATAATCGTTTAATAAATGAGATGCAACAAAAACAGTTACATAGAGATAAAACAAAATATTCTTATATTATAAATCATTATCAGATTCCAATTTTATATTTATGGGAAACAGATATAAAGCAATATCCAAATATGTGTTTGGAACTAATAAAAAAAATATATACAAAACAATAGAATTCTTGAAAATTATCATTCTTTTAATTGGCAATTAGAGAATAATAATTTATCTATTAAAGGAAATATTATTGTTCCTTATCAAGATATGTCTGTTAATGAGTACAGGCATCTAATTAAAAAGAAAGTAGGATAATCCCCATCCTTAAAAATAATATTACAGAATCCGTAACGACTACAGGATACATATGGTAACATATGTATTGAAGTTATCCATCCTATATAGATTTAATAGGATGTAATATATAGTCTGAACTTCACGCTATAATCTAATAATGAAACGTGAGACATAGCCAGAAATGACTATGCGCCATAATCAATTATGGTCAGTACCATTAAATAATGGGAAAGTAACAGATTGAACACAATGGCTTTATCTAACCAAGATATTGTTGAAGGTATGGAACGTTCTGCCGCCGCCCTTGCCGCTGTAGGAACATCAGTACAAGATGGTTTGGCTATGTTTTCAGGTATACAAGAGGTATTGCAAAATGCGGAAAAAAGCGGTACAGCCCTTCGTAGTGTTGCACTTCGTATTCGTTCATTTGACGAATCGACAGAAGAATACTCGAAAGATTTAGCCAATATAACAGGGGAATTAATTGATCTTACTAAAACAGCAGAACACGCACAAGGTATATCTATCTTTAAAGAAGGTTCTACTACAGAATTTAAAGATTTAACTGATTACTTTGGTGAAATTGCTGACATCTGGGATGAAATGTCACAGAAACAACAAAATGATTTCCTTCTTAAAGCTTTTGGTCGTACACAGGCTCAGGCTGGTGCTGCTCTTATTCAGAACTATAAAGGCGTTACCAAGGCTCTTGATGAAATGGAACAAAGTGCAGGATCAAGCGACAAGGAAATGGAAACTATTGAGCAATCTTTAGAGTACCGTATCAACGCACTCAAGGAAACTTGGGTTGGTACAATTCAGCAAATGGTCGATCGTGGAGATCTAGGTACTATTGTTGATGGTTTAACTAAATTGTCTGAAGGAATTGGTTTTGTAACAGGCAATCTTGGATTACTTAAAACGGCTGCATTAGGAATCGCAACTGCATTATCTTTCAAAAATGTCGGTGAATGTAATTATATTAGTTAGTAGCATTCCAACAATATCATTTGTTTATTGTTTGAATGTGCCGACAATACAGTTTAACCTATATGGACAAGGCATACAAGGATTCTGTATCTATTATGAGACATACATAATAGTAAATAAAATTCACGGCTCATTCGCTGTGGAGGTCGATATGGTGTGATAACACACTCATAGGAATAATACTATGACGGGGAATCTTGTGTCGTATATCATATGATATATCTAAATGAGATCCGCAGGGAAGCCTCTCTTCTACTCATTTGTAGATGATGAACCCTCACTGTAATGAAATGGCTACAGTCGATTAGTTGAAACACTGTCGAAAGAATATACATTCGGTACTATGCTGAAGTGCAAACAGTATATTATTGGTAGGATACTTATCTCCTTTCCTTTTGCACAGTTTGACCTCTCAGTTCCTAGAGGTAGATAAGGTGGAACAGTTTGTATGTTTACATAAACATACCTCATTATTTTCTTGATAAAGTAATGGGTATAATAGAAAGGTTAATAATAATGGTTATCTTTTAATTGAATAAAAATATATATGAAAAAATTGAAATACTTGTTACCTACTATGGGTTTATTGAAATTATTTTCAAGGTTATCAATTTTTGTTATATAATATTAAAATGAAATCTCGATTTCAATCGAGTAAAAACAGAGAATAAATATATGACAACATAAAAATAACATCGCATTACACGATGTTATCTTTACTACATTGTTGGTGTGTACAATGTAAGTGAAAAATTATATAGCGGAATACGAAAGTATCCGTTCGCAGTATAACACACAGTCTCTATAATTGAAAGTAGTTTATAGATATTTTGTAAAATAAATAAAATAGAGGACAGTCGTGAGACATGCCCTCAAAATAGAGAATATATAATTGAGATGAATATGAATACAATTGGAGAATGATAATTAATTAGCTTTCTTAAAGATTTTATGTTGTTTTGTCGAAATTCTTGCGATAGCGTCTGCTTTCTCATCGGACATTTCTGGATGATTAGCAATCTGATCAATGGCATGATCTTGTGATTTAAAATATCTACGCACCGCAAGTAATCCGATGATTGCACACAATAATATAACAATGTACAATCTCTTCTACCATCCTTTCCTGTAAAATAACTTTTCAGGAATTTGTATTTGCCCAGAACGGACTGCAATGTGGTAATACAGTCGCAGTTTGCTTGGTATTATATTACCATATTATTCTAACTACATAAATCCAGAACATTAGTTTTGTCGAATTTTGAGTTACGAAAAATAATTAAAATTTTTCAAAAATCTTTACAAAAAATTTCATCTGTGTTATCTTCAAAATATGAAAATTTTTCAATTTTTGAAGGAGGTAACACGATGAAAAATTCTAGCAAAGAAAGAACTTTACAGTGGATAAACAATCAGAATAAAAAAGGCAATATATCCTTTGAACACCGCTTACAACGTCCGACTGGGCAGTGGAATACTCGCATGAAAAGCCTATTGATTCATAGCTTATTAAGTGGTATCCCAGTTAATCCAATTTATGTCGTAGAAGAAGAAAATATAATTTATCCGTTAGATGGTTCTCAGAGGACATCAACTTGTATTGATTACATCAACGACGTATTCTCATTAAGCAAAGATACTCCAAATGTATTCATATCTGTAAAAGAAAATGGAGAACAAGTCATTAAGGAATATGAAATAGCAGGAAAGAAGTTTAAGAAACTCGATGACGAAGTAAAAGAAACACTTCTTGCTTGTACTTTAGAATTTTGCACATTATCTGATTATACAGATGAAGAAGTAAAAATCATGTTTGCACGACAGAATTCAGGTAAACCTTTGAACGGAAAATTGCTACGTGTAGTACATGAGTCAGATGAATTTAGTGAAATGGTCTACTCTCTCGCTAATCATCCATTTATGGATAAAATCATGTCAAAGACACAGCGTAAGAATGGAACAGACAGAGATACAATTATCCAAGCTATGATGCTTATTTCTTCTAATCAGGAACAGGAATTTACATCTTTTAGAACAAAAGATATTGATGCTTATGTAACTGATTATGCAGATCAGTATCTCGATAGAGCTGACACATTAAAAGAAGCTATGGATAGATTTAATGAATCATTTGATGGCGAAGTAAAAATCCCATCTACAAGTATCCCACAAATTTTATATAGCGGCTATAGGATTGTTAAAGATAAGAAATCATTCTCTCGTCTTGCTGAAAAGGTGTCTGAGTTCATTACAACATATGATTTTAACGAAGAATATAAACAGTATGTCCAGAGTGGTACAGGTAGCAAAGAGAATGTCAAAGGACGTTTCGATTATTGGCGTGGAATCGTAAAGACATTACAATAAAAAAAAGATAAAGAGTAGTCGGTTGGCTACTCTTTTATACAACAAGTTTGCAAACACATGTTCTTATGGTATTTTGTCGATTATTGGTATATAATGGTAAAAAAGCAATACAAGGAGAGCATAATGTCGAGCAGCTTTTTTATTAAAAAGAAATTAAAGAAAAAGATTCAAAAAGATATTAAAAAGCGTGAAACCATTGAGGAGCAAATAAATCGTTTGCAAAATGAATTAAATGGATGCAACAATGATATAGATGATGATATTTTGGAATTTTATCAGGAGGTAGATAAAACAACAGTAATTTCAACTTTGGAATTTTATGAAAAGAATTCCCCAAAGAGAAAAGAAGTTGCATGTCAGATAAAAAAGAGGTTCACGGAAGAAAAACTTTTAATTGAAGACACACTTAATCTTGTTGATTGGTATGAAAAAATGCATGACGATTACAATGATAAGATTTAAGAAAGTGATAATACTATTATGAATAATTACATAATTTTAAACAAAAGAAAATATATAAAAAGAGTACATAATATTTTAGATAAATATAACATGGAAAAAACATTTAAAAATTTCCGGACAGAAATATGGGAAAATGATGATATTCAAATAAGTATTGATAGAACTATAATTAGAGTTTTAATTTTTAAGTCAAAAGACATTTCGTATTACAATAAATTTTTCAGAGGAAAATATTATGAAAAAAGAGATATATGATGAAATTACTCAACATTTGATCAATGTATTTAAAGGTTCAAAATTAATTGAATATAAGGAAATTGAATTTGATGATGACGAAGATATTAATTTTCTTGTAACACCTAAGATAAAGTTATCAAAAATCAAAAAAAATATTGATTTAAAATTAATTGTATATTGTTCTGATGAACACCAATTGACAATATATTGTCCTACGTTGTTTAGATTAAAAGATAATGATAGTGTTATGTACACACTAAATGCGCTAAATAATGTAAACTCCAAAATAGCTTTGGGTAAAATATATTTAAATCCAAACAATAGTTCTGTTATAAGTTACATAAATAGAGTTTTATTTAATGATATCACAAATGAATTAACAACAGATTTATTTGAAGATTATATTTCGTCATTTATTATGGCATCAATTCAATTATATGAGGAAATAAAAGATAGATATGAATCCTAAAGATGACAAAAGTAAAAGCTCGCCAAGAAATTTTATTATGTTAGTTACCGCATTTATTGCAGCTTCATTCTTTAGGGTTGTTTTAAATAATCAAAAATATATAAATAATGTTATAGCTTTTATAAATATTATTTCCTTACTATTTGTTTGTTATATAATTTTAGATTTATCTTTTAATCATTTTAACGATTTATTAAATGCGGCTGATGATGTATTCGGTGAAAAAATAAAGAAAAAGAAAAGAAAATATTTCAGAAAAGTTTATATTGTTTTTAGTATATTTTTATTAGTTATTGGTGTATTTTATTTTTCGGTAATTGCAAATCCTATTATTAACGATATTATAAGTTTTGTGTCGTTGTTTTTATCAATAGAAACAGAATGCATTGCGAATACAATAGGCGAATTTTATTTTAAAAAGAAATAATTAAGAGCAGGACTAATCTCCTGCTCTTTTATTAATCATCATTATTCTTTTTTTTATCCGATATCTTTTTCATATATGATTGCATTCTTGATACGGAATTAATCATTTTTATCATTTGTGGGTTTGTAAATGTATCTACTATACTTTTTATTGATGGATCATTCAATTTAACGATTGCATTTATTACTCCATCATTGCTGAACATGTTATCAATGTCTTGTGTGGTTGGTATATTTACATTATTTAAATCTCTACGAAATTCTTGTAAACTTTTAATATTTTGTTCATTATATAATTTTTCTTTGAAATTTTCTGCTAAATCCTCTGGAATTTTATTTCCATATGATCTTTTGATAGTTTTATAGAGTTCTAATAATTGAGTTTGATCACATTCTTGATAAACAGGTTCTGTATTTTCATCTGGCTGAATAAATAACTGCCCGTCGTATTGTTGTATTGAATTATGGTTGATAATAATGCTGCTTTCTAATGTGATAAAGCCATTATCATATTCTAAAACAAAACTATCAATTCTTCTATTATCTCTCGGATAATCATTAAAATTTTTTATGCTATAATCAATATCTATAATAGTTTTATAATTTTCATTAATATCGCACATAAGGCAACTATTTTTCCATTTAACATATCCATTTTTCGTCATTTGAATTAATGAATATACAAACTGGAAATTGTTGCTTTCTGATGTTTTTTGATTACGCCCTATTAACTCGTCAATGGAAACGTTAAAGTAGTCTGCAATATCTACTATTTTATCAAGAGATGGAGAACTCTTTGTCCATCTACTTATAAGACCTGCTCCAAATCCTAATTCTGCTTCTAATTGAGATGGAGTAATATTATTTGATTTACAAATTTCTCGTATTGATTTTACTAATAATTCATTATCCATATAAGCACCCTTCTTTGATGTTTATTACAGTTTTTGAAAATAATGCATTTTTGTATTGACTTTAACTGTTATTTAGTATAGTATGAATATATCACATATTTGATGTTTTCGTCAAATACAAAAATCCTTACTCCACCGACCAAAGTTTAGTAAGGATTCAGGAACGTGTATATCACGTTTTCACATTACATATTATACACGTTCCTTTTGAAACATTCAATATATTTTTCAGAAGGAGGATATCATTATGAATGATGATACAACTTTAGCAGTTATCCAAGAGACTGAGATTCTTGGAAAGAAAATTAAAGTGTATAACAGTATTGAGTCACCACTTTTTCTTGCGAGTGATGTTGCTGAATGGATCGAACACTCGCAAACTTCTAAAATGGTAAAGTCCGTAGAAGATGATGAAAAGCTGATGGGAACATTATTCCTATCAGGTCAAAACAGGGATGCATGGTTTTTAACGGAAGATGGACTGTATGAAGTGTGTATGCAGTCCCGAAAACCTATAGCAAGACAGATGAAAAAGGAAATCAAAAAGTATCTCAAATCAATACGCCTTACAGGTGCAGCTATTCCAGAAGGCAGAGAACAGGAAATGGTAAACTATTATTTTTCTTCTCTCTCGTCAGATTTACAAGGACAGATCGTGAATGAACTTATCGAAAAGAATAAGCAACTTCAGGAATTTTATGATGATTTGATGAACACTGAAGGTCTTATGCAGATAAACACCGTGGCAAAAGAACTTGGTATTGGAGAATATACACTATTCGCTTATCTTAGAATGAAGAAAGTGTTCTTCTATGACAAGGATATGGTGAATGTACCATATGAATGTTTCCGTAGAGAAGGTAAATTTGCAGTAAAAGAAACACCTTGTCATGACGGTAAAATGAGATCCGTTACATATGCTACTAAGAAGGGATTGGATTACATTAGAAAACTACTTCGCAAAGACGGTTATTATAATGCGGAGGTGGCTTAGATGGATTACATAAAACTCATCGCATTAAAAATTGATGACTTCTGTTCTTCTATCTATTTCGAGGATAACTACGCCAATAGTGATTTAGGAGTCGCCAAGAAAGATATAAAGCATTTAGAGGAACAAGGATGCGTTTGTTTCTTACTGAATGTTAAAAGCAACATTGAAACCAATACATACGACAATTAAAGAGAGAATATATAAATAGACGAGTCCGTAGCTGGTGATGAACTACGGACTCGTTGATTGTACTACTCTCCTACTCTCTTTATCAATCTCTCAAAGGATGTGAATTATGAAAAATTAAAAATGAAGAATCCTACTCTTTGTAGAACGAACTATCAACTTCAATTCCACACTGGTTTGCAGATAAATGAAAGTCTTTAGTCTTTTTGGAGAGGACACTATGTACCAGATAGTAGCCTAATCCTAGTCCGACAAGTTTCAGAATAAATGTAAGCACAAGTTCTACCATTTTTCACCTCCTTTCCGTGATATAGATAACGGTCGGGAATTTGGTGTGGAGAACCCACTAGATGTTTTTCTTCCAAGAGCGTTACACTTACTTTCCTCCTAAGAACTAGGAATGTGAAATTAATATGTTACATGACAGAAGCTCTACGCACAAGGCTGTAGTGCGCTCACAGCCATGCTTCTATACATGTCTTATTTTAGCACCTATTGGAATTTTTTGGTAGTCGGAACATTTGTTTAGACAAATAATTGGAGGTATTAGATGAAAACATTAAACGAAATTAGAGAAAGAATTCGTACAATAAATCCAACATTTACAGATGAACTATTAGATTTATTGTACGAATATATGTTTGTAAAATATTTAAATGACTATAAAGAAAAAATTGGGACAGATGATTTAAAAGATATTATTGATTATGTGTTAAATCCAATAAACTATGTGAAAGACGAGCACTAGTTCTGCTCGTCTTTCTGGGTTTCTTGAGACATCTGGAGTGCTTGTGTTGTCATTTCTGCTATAAGATTAACTATATCTTTATTAAGATCAGTAGTTAATCTAATATCTTTAAAGTTAGATATTAATTCCTGTTTTATTTTTCGATTTTCTTCTGACAATTTTACATTCATAATAAACCTCCATTTGTATGTTTTTTTAATAAAAATATTTTATCACTTTAAAACTACAAAAGGAATATAAAACATATGTTTTGTTAAACATTTACAAATTTTACCACTTACTTCCACAGCTATTACACTTCCAAGTTTTACCCAAATCTCCTGCTCCAAATATTCCGAATAAACCAACTTTTGCTGCTTTGCCGATATTTGAAATTTTAGAGAGATTTGTAGAGCCACATGTGGGACATTTTGGTACTCTACTCTATTATTTTGATTTGGAAATTATATATTCCTCAATAAAAATAATATCATTCTCCCAATCTTCTATTGCAGTTGAAAAGTCCTTATTATATTGCTCGTTCCGCAAGAATATTAATCCTTGTAGATGCTTTATAATTTCATATCCTCTCATGATTTTATTATCAATAACATATTTAAGAATTTTATGCCTTTGTATCTCGTTTAATCCATGAGTTCCAACTTTATACCCATATAAAGCCAATTTAGAAAATTCTTGGAAACCATCAGTTATCATGGGAATAGAACCATCATTGCACATATTGAGAACAATTTTAGGGAAGAAATTTCTTTTATGCCAGTATTTAATCTGAGTCTCAGAGATATAATATTTTCCTGTTATTTTATTATATGCAACTAAAATAGTACTTGTTCTATTTGTGTGAAGATCCTTAATTGTCATCTCATAATCTATCGTCTGAGAAGGGTTTAATTGTAAGAACCCTTTGAATACATATAATTCTACAATACTATTATCAGATAAAGTAGTTATGACTTTATTTGAGCCATGTCTTTCATCTTCATACAAGTTATAATTTGATCTATTGGTAGTTGTATTTGTTTTATTGGTACTTTCTGTTTGGTAATAGAAGATATTATTTTTAAATACTTCTTTATTATATTTACATTTTAAAGAATATGGGACACATTTCTTATCAGCAAAAATGCACCATCCTTTTTTATTACAAGGACAGTTCTGTTTTATTTTTTCTTGATTTTGATTGATTTTTGGTATTGAAACTTTTTGTACAGGAATATTTGTATTATTTTGTTTTTTATAATTATTTTGCTGATGTTTTTTCTTCTTTTTATGCTTTGATTTAGGGGTAAATTTCATAATATAATCCTACCAACTACTTCCACAGTCATTACATTTGTGTGTTTTACCTATTTTACTACTAGCAAGACCAAACATGCCGACTGATATCGCCCTATTAACTGTACCGATTTTAGAAGTGTTCATTGAATGACAATATGGACATTCTATTAGTATGGCAGATTTACCATTTTCCCATCTTCTACTTTCTCTCTCTTCTATTTCAGTTGTTGTATTTTTTTCTTCTACACAGACCATTTCTACATGACACTTTGGACATTCTGTTGAAAATTGCGAAGACTTGTCAAAAAAATATCCTTGTGCACAAATTGGACACATATAACACACCTTAATATATTTCATAAATTTAAGCTCCTTTTTATTTATAATTATACTCTTCAAACAAGTATAATGCAAACAAATATAGTATGATATTCAGAACAATAAAAGATGATATTTCTGGAGCTATTAAATCTATTGGTATATTTGGTTTATCACTAAATGATATAAAAACGAGATTGTATGATATTCAATCTGTTGGTTTTAAAAATGCCATTTTTAATACATCGAAAATAGATGTGCAAGCCATAGTAAAATACAATTCCGAAATAGCAAAAGGAACAGAATTTCAACAAGCATTAGCAATTGCAAGCAGAAATACTAATAAAGAGACTGTTTCACTGATGACATCTGCACAAGGGGCTGTAATCTCCACAGAAGAACTTACGGCTGCACAAAAAGCATCAACAGTTGCGGCAAAAGCACAGTCTGCTGCATATATGGCGGTTTCTATTGCTGCTAACATGATTGTAACCGCTTTGGCTATTAAAGGTATCCAATTAGCCGCTGATGCGATTGACCATTATGTAAATCGTGCGAAGTATGCTGCTGACGCAATGGAAGAAGCCCAGCAAAAAATTGATGATGCACAAAGTACGCTTCAAGATATGTCTTCTACTATCTCTGAAAATAAAGATAGGTTTTTAGAACTGTCAAAAGGAGTAGATGAATTTTCAAATAACCTTTCTCTTTCTGAGGAGGATTATAAAGAATATTTAAGCATATCAAACAAGCTTGCTGACTTGTCTCCATCTCTTGTCTCTGGATACGATGATCAAGGAAATGCATTATTAAATATTGGAGATAGTGCAGAAGAAACAAGTAAAAAATTAGATAATGTTCTTAAAAAACAAAAGGCGATTGCAGAGCAGATTTTGATTGACAACATGGACGATGTTGCAAACGGTATTTATTATGAGGTAAAAAATACCGAGCAGTCGATTTCTGATTTAGAATCGGAATTGTCAACAATACAACAACAGTATAAAAATGTAAATGTCGATATCATTAATTCTGATGGTTTGATCAATTTTAATGATGAAGATTTTTCTAAATATGGGAAAGCATTAGAAGATGCATTGAATCGTGCTGGCATTGAATTTAAAGAACTTTATGGAATGTATGATACATCAGTTCAATTAATAACTGCTTCACCAGCTCAGTTATCGAAAGCGCAAACTTTTTATGACACATGGTTAGAAACCGAAAATGAATATTATCATGCCTCTGAAAATGGATTAAAGCAAGATATTGAAACAAAAGAAAAGTCTATAGAAGATTCATATTCCAAAATGACAGCAAATCTTCAAGCATGGGTAAAAGATAATTATGATTATCAATATTTATCAAACGATTCTTCTGCATTAGTAGATAAAATAATACCTGAAATAGATTGGAGTTCTTTAGAAACACCACCAGAAACAGCTTATGATTATCAAAATTACGTCGAAGAAAATATTATAAAACCACTAATGGAGATACCTTCTGAACATAAACAGGAAATTAATAATATGTTTAATAAACTCCTGTCATTTGAAGACGGTGATTTAGATGTATTGTCATTTGCAAAGCAATTACAAACAAAACTAAATGAGTATGGAATTACAATTGACATAACTCCAATAATTGCTAATGAGCAAGAAGTCAAAGACAAATTGCAAGCTTCTATTGAATCTATTTCACAGGGTGGCAGTGCTGATTTTACAACTTCTTCTGGTAAACGAGTTGATGCTAAAGATTATAAAGAACTTCAAGAGTATACAAAAGATTTTACTGATTCTCAGATAGAATTATGGAATAAGGTAACGTTAGGAACAAAAAATGCAAAGGACGCAATAATTGCTTATGAAGATGAATTAAAAAATGTACCAAATGAAACTCCAGATTTATCTCTGACAGAAACCATCGCAGAACTCGATAAAGTCAAAGAAAAGATGGACGTTGTTGATAAAACATATGCCAAATTATTTGACAAGGATGAGAACATCGGTTTTGAGGATTATTCTAATATTGCTGAAGCTTTCAAAGATGTTTCTGGTATAGAGAATTATATTGATAAGCTCCAAAAAGCTGGTCAAAACACAGAGGAAGTTAAGAAAATCATGTCTTCCTTAACAGGGGCTTATATCGAACAGTCAGGAATTTTGGATAAGGTCAATGAGCAAAATGCCGGACTTATCGAACAGACTTTAACAGAGATGGGTGTTGAGAATAGTCATGAATTAGTTCTTCAACGATTATCTGCGGCTAAAGAAATTGCTGCTCTGAAATCTTTTGACTTAGCAAACGCAACTACAGCAGATATCTTAAAATTAGTCGAAGAAGGTAAAGTTTCCGAGGAAACAGCAAATTATCTTTTACAATATGCTTTGAAAAAAGAACTCGCAAACGGTACAACTCTTACGACTGATAGTGATATTGAAAATATTAAGAAGTTGGTTTTAGCTCTTGGTGGAGCTATTGATGAATTAAATGCTTTTCAAAATGCTAAAAATGGTGTATTAAGACAGCTTAAAAATCCAAATAAGACGAAAAAGCATACTGGAAATACTAAAATATTTGATGAGGGATCTTATAGTACAGAATCACAAGAAAAAGCACAGGATGAAATTGATAGTGTTCTTACGAAACAATATAATTATTCTGGTGGCTCTGCTACAAGTAAAGCGGTCAATGATGCTGCAAAAGCAGCCAAGGATGCTGCAAAAGATGTAAAAGAAGCTGTTGCAGAAACGTTTGATTTTATCGAAAATGGCATCAATCGTTTTGATAAAGCACTTTCCAAGTTAGAAGATAAAGCTGCCAAAACTTCTTCTTCGTTCACATCTCGCTTAAATGCATATAAAGAGGCTTTGAATGCTACAACATTTGGCATCGAACTTCTTACAGATGATTACAACAAATATATGCAGAAAGCAAATGAAGTTGGTCTTAATGAAGATATTGCTTCTGCTGTTCGTGGTGGAGCTTCTAATATATGGGATTATTCAGATGATACTGTAAAACAGCAAATCAAGGACTATCAGAGTTGGTATGATAAAGCGCAGGATTGTTTGGATAAAATAGATGAGTTAAAAGATAAACAGCTTGAATTAACTCAAGCAAGTATCGAATTACTTATCACTCAGTATGAAAAACTTTCTACAAAAGTTGAAAATGCGAATGATCGCATGGAGAAATGGATCTCTTTAAAAGAGTCATGGGGATTTTCTGCAAATACTAAGAATTATGATAGTATGAACAAAAATATCCAAAAGCAGATTGATTATATTAATAAACAAGATGAGCAATTAAAACTGTTACAGAAAACAGTGACAAAAGGTTCTGAAGCTTGGTATGAGTATAATGAGCGTATTGAATCAAATAAGGCATCTCTGATCGAATTAAAACAGCAAATGCAGGAAAATGCTACTGCCGCCGCTGTGTTGGCAAAAGCGACTGCTGATAAAAAGACAGAAAAATATGATTCACAAGATGAATTATATGATGCTAAAATTGACAATGCTACGTCTGCAAAATCTAAAAATAAACTGATTGACAAAAAGATCTCTAATATCAATAAGATACAGAAGGCTTATAATACTGCTGTTTCTACTGATAACAAAAATCTTAAATCTGCAAAGAAGACAATTAGTAAATTCAAATCTACCAAAGAGAATAAAAAGATCCTTGCTTCTATTAAGAAAGCTGCAAAATCTGGTAAACGTATCTCACAGTCTTTATTAAATAAAGCATCCAAGCTGAATGATAATGGTAAGCTGTATAACGCATGTGTGCAGTATAACGCTTATTTAGATGCGAAAGAAGCCGACAAAGCTACTGCTGATTTATACAAAGAAACAGCAAAACAGGATAAGGCTACTCTTGCAAAAGAAAAGTTTGATAATATTTCCTCTGATTATGAGAATAAAATTTCTAGTAATGAGCAGAAAAAGACATCTCTTAATAATAAGATTTCTCTTGCACAGGAACAGGGGAAACAGGTAAGTGCAGCTTACTATAAATCTCTTATTTCTGCCGAAAAAGGCGAGAAAAGTAAACTTATTAAAGAAAGAAAAAAACTTCAGAAGAGTTTGAATGATGCTGTTATTAGTGGTTCTATTAAAAAAGGCAGTGATGAATGGTTTGAAATGGTCAGTGCAATCAATGAGGTAACTAATGCTATAGACGAGTCAACTCAGTCTATTGTTGAATTTCAAAATGCCCTTCGTCAATTAAAATGGGATACTTTTGATAAATCTATGGAAACTGTAAAACGTATCAACAGTGAAAATGATTATTATATTGATCTTATGAGCCATAAAGATATGACGGATAAAGACACTGGTAACTTTACAAAATATGGCACAGCTACTATTGGTCTGCATAAAACAAATTATGATAATTATCTTGCACAGGCAGATGAGTATCAACGTGAATATAACAAGATTATGAGACAGATAGAAAAAGGTGAATTATCCCTGTCTGACGAAAATGTTGTTCAACGTCTGCGTGATTTACAGGATGCTCATAGAGATGCGAAGAAATCTGCTGAAGATGAATTGCAGTCAATTCAGGATTTGGTAAAACAGGGTTACGAAGCTCAAACTGATGCATTGAGCGAGTTGATTGATAAATACAAGAAACTGAAAGACTCCGAACTTGAAGCATATAAGTACCAAAAGGAAATTGCTGAGAAGACAAAGACTATTGCTTCTTTACAGAAACAGTTGACCGCTTATAATGGTAATGATTCTGAAGAATCTCGTGCTCAGATTCAGAAGTTAAAAGTACAGCTTGAAGAAGCTAAAAGCGATTTAAAAGATACACAATACGAAAAATTCATTTCTGATACTGAGGATATGCTTGATGATTTAATGAATGATTACCAGGAGTTCATTAATGAAAAACTCAATGATACAAATAATATTCTTGATAAGATTAAAACTCTTCTTGGCAGTGATATTATTGAAACAATTAAGGGATTAGATTCTAGTCTTACAAATGATACAAAAGATCAAATTGGTTCTAGTACCACGAATGGTGGCGATGGTGGTCAAGCCGCAAAAGATTACGTTCATAATACTGTGACTAATGATCAAAATAAAGTTAATTCTAAAACTGATACTAGCAGTTATGATCCTGCGAAAGAGGCTGATATAGCTAAAAAGAAAAACGAAATCGCACAAAAGAAAAAAGCAATTAATGAACAAAGGCAGTCTTTTCAAAATCAGATTAAGGAACTTGAAAGTCAGTTAAAACAGTTATACGGTGAATTGAATTCTGTAGAAAATAAATACCAGTTTGAAAAATCTTCTACGAAGAATAAAGATAAACTACAGGATTTAAAAAATAATTATATCGAGAAAAAGAGTGGACTCAATGCTATGATACAGGATGTAACTCATAACAAAGATGTGTTGCAACAATTCATAGCTGATCTTGATAAGCAGTCGGCACAACTTGATACAGATTTAGTGAGTCTTAAAGGTTACGAAAAAGGTTCTGAACACATAGACAAGAGTCAATTAGCATGGACACAAGAAGATAAACGAGAAATGATTTATCGTGCTTCTGACGGTGCAGTTTTAACAAAACTCAATCCTGGCGATAAAGTATTCACAAATGAGATGACTGAAAATCTTTGGGAACTTGCAAAGATGAATCCTGCACAGATGTATGCGGGGCAGTTCACGCCGGTTACACCGGATTTCTCAAAGAGTGTGAATAATTCAAGTAATATTGAGGTCACTTTTGGAGATTTGGTATTACCTGATGTAACAAATAGCGCAGAGTTCGCAGACAGCGTTGAGTCTGTTATGCGTGAAGCTATTTGTAAGAACGGAAAGACAACACAATGTATTACTGAAGCAGTTTCTGCCAAACAACTTGGTAAGAATGGTATAGGTAATGCGAGGTTATATAAGTAACCACTTTATCCCATGTAGGTATCACAGCCTATGTGGGATTTTCATGGTAAATATGCACAAATATTTTATTGATTTTTATAATATTTTCTACTCCTGTTTTTCTCATAATTGTGTATAATATAAGTAAGAAATCAGAAATGGTTTCGATTGTTGGTGTATCTCAACCATTAAGAGAGAATTAACAAACTTGAGTGTTTCGCTACTTAATGCGAATGTTAAAACTTGGTGTATCTCAGCCGAAAATGAGAATGATAAAACGGAGAGATTGAAATATATCTCTCCTATTTTTATACGCAAAGGAGAAGTGATGATTTCTTTTTATGAAATTGATGATAATTATATTGATTATTTAAGACAATTTGATAGTAAGATATTATCTACTAAAGATGGAGATAGAAAATATTTAAGAAAATATATCGGTATCATAATGCATAATCGTGATTGTAAATATTTTATACCTCTTTCTTCATACAAACCTAAAACATATGATAATATGTATGAATCAAAGAGTTTAAAGAAAATAGGCAATATGGCTGTTTTACGAATTAATAATATGATACCCGTTATTGACAAAGTAATTCATAAGATGGATTTCAATTCAATAATGGATCAAAATTATAAATATTTACTTCAATCAGAATATCGTATAATCAAAAGCAGAGAGAAAGAAATCAGAACAGATTCGAGAATTATCTATTATTATAGGTTAAATGATAAAAATAAAGACAAAGGATTATATAATTTATGTTGTGATTATAAATTATTAGAAGAAAAGTCAAAAGAATATTTAACAAATAAAGACACCAACTAAGGTGTCTTTTTTGTTATAAAAATTTAAAAAGGAGGAGAATAAGCAAATGCCAAAAATAGTTTTTAATGAGAATTTTGGTGTAGATGAAATTACTATCTTACTAGAAAGACGTGACTTTCATAAATACGGAAAACTTATAGATACAACTGACATCGAATATAAAGATACGTTAAATGCACCAGAGTTATCATTTACTGTATATAAGACAGAAAATGAATTATGGGATAAAATTAACAATTATAATCTGGTATATATTCCTGAATATAACGAGCATTTTTCTATTACTGTAAATACCACAGAAGAAAATACAACTCAAAAATCTGTTACATGTATTTATCTTCCTGTGAATGAATTGCAGAATGTGAAACTTAGAAATATTGAAATCAATACAGAGGATGATATTGCGAGAGATGATTATGATGCAAATTATCCTACTATTTTTTATCGTGATTTGTCTGCTTTCCCAGAAGGCAGTGAAATGTATAAGAAATTATATAACTCTTCTCTCTTACATCGTATTTTAGACAAAGCATCGAATTATAAAATTGGTCATGTTGATACTTCTTTGAAAAATTTAAAATCATGGTTTCAGTACTCTATTAATGACAGCAATGTATATAACGAATTAACTGGCGAAATCTCAGATGATTACCAATGTTTATTCACTTTCGATTCAACGACAAGAACTATAAATGCATATGATCTTTGTAATACATGCAAAGATTGTGGGTATCGTGGAGATTTTCATGATAAATGTCCTGAATGTGGAAGTACAAATATTGGTGGTGCTTATGGCGAAGATACAACAATTTATATTTCAAAAGAGAATCTTTCTACTTCTGCTTCTATTGAAAGTAGTGATGATAGTTTAAAGAATTGTTTTTATATTGTTGGTGGAGACGATTTAATGTCTTCTGCTGTTGCTATCGCAAATCCAAGTGGTACAAATTATATTATCAATTTTTCTGATGAAATGTATGAGAATATGCCGAGTGATTTAGTCGAGAAAATCAAAGCATATAATGCAAACTATCAAGAATGTATAAATAGCAGAGCATTTAACTTTTCTTCGAATGAAGTTAACCAATATAATCAGATTGTCAAATATGTAAATGAACATTATCCAAAAATAGATGATGACGGCAATAAAGTTGATAGATATAATACTATCTCATCTCCTATTATTGGATATAAGAATATAGCATCTTTATGTTTCGACTGTATTGATGTTGGTTTAATTTTGCAGACTTCTATGGGCAAAACAATAGAAATGGACAATCTTACAATTCAGGAAACAATGAATTTATTGACATTCGCCAATTTATCGCCTGTTGCAGTTAAATCAGATTTATCAATGGTTGCAACAAGTGTTGTATCAAATACTGTGCTTGGTTCTTGTAAAGCATTAATTAATACTGCATTGTATAAAGTGGAAATTGTAGATGCTTCATATGACAAAACAAATCATGCTTGGAAAGGTAAATTTAAACTCACAAGCATTGAGGATAATACAATTACTCTCACAGGAAATGAGATATCTATTATTGTAAATAATGATATGGAAACATATCTCAAACAGAATATCCAAAGATGTTTAAATAAGCTTGATACGAATTATAAAGACTTAAAAGACTTAGAAACATCTGATGCTGATTTTAAATCTGAATTGGCTTATTACAGTTTCGACTATTTGAGTAGTCTAAAGGATTCTTTTGGTAATGTTTTAGGTATTATTCTTGAATCTGAACAGGAAGAATTAAAGAATAAATATCAGACTTGGTATAGTAATCGAGTTGGGTGGCTTGAATCAGAAATGAATAAAAGACAGTTACAAATTGATGCTGTCCATAGATTATATAACTATGATAATAAATCTGGCACTGTATATGATATTCAAAATTCTCTGCAAGATGAATTAAACTTAGAAACATATCTTGGGAAGGATATGTGGACAAAATTTTGTGCGTTTCGTATGGAAGATACCTATCAGAATGATAATTATATCTCTGATGGATTAGATAATGGTGAGCTAGTAACTCGTGCAACGGAACTGATTGACGCTGCAAAGAAAGAGTTATATAAAGCAAGTCATGTACAATATACAGTTACTTCTACTATCAATAATCTTCTTGCACTTCCAGAATTTAAACCTATTGTGAATAAGTTTGAAACAGGTAATTGGATTCATGTATGTGTAGATGAGAAGATATATTATTTAAGATTACTCTCTTATAAAATTTTATATTCTGATATTTCAAAAATTGAGGTTGAATTTTCTACTGTTGAAAGAACATGGTCTGGTTCATCTGATATTCAAAGTGTCATTGAAAATGCACAATCTATGGCATCTTCATTCTCATATACAGCTCAAAAAGTAAAAAATAATGTTGCTGCTTCTAAGTATGTTCAAAACTGGGTACAGGAAGGAATGGAAGCTACTACAACAAAAATTGTAAATAGTGCTGATAATCAAAATGTCGTATATGATTCTAGTGGTATTTTATGTAGAACATATGACGATTTAATTGATACATACGATTTATGCCAGTCACGTTGGATTAATAGTGGTTTATACGTGACTGATGATGGTTGGAAATCTGTTAAGGCTGCTGTAGGCAAGTATATTTATATTGATCCAGAAACAGGTAATGAAGTAACTACTATGGGTGTTATTGGAGATACTATTGTTGGCAAATTAATTATTGGGGAAAATCTTGGAATATATAACCTTAATAATTCTATGACATTTAATATTGATGGCTTAAGAATTACAAATGGAATAAACACATTTACTGTCAATCCAAATAGTGTAGCAAAATTATTGAAAATTTCTAAATATAATACAGATATTTTTTATGTAGATGATAATGGCAATTTGAATTTGACAGGAAATGTCAACGGCTGTAGCTTTGATGGTGGAAAGATAAACATAGGCGATGGTAATTTCGTTGTAAATGAAGACGGATCAGTAATCTCCAAATCAACAATTACAGGAGCAACTCTTCGTGGTGGAAGTATTGGGATTGGTGGAAACAATAATGATAATTTTGTCGTAAATTCTGATGGAAATATCACATCAAAAGGAGTCCTTAATCTTGCTAACGGTGGAGTTACATATAATTCTAAAGATGGATTAAAAGTTACTGGTACAATAAATGCTAACGGTGGTACATTTTCTAATACTATTACTTGTACTGGCACTATTTCTGGTGGAATTATCAAAGCTTCACAATTTTTAGCAAATAAATTTAAAGCAACATCAGATGGTAATGCATATATGATTTCACCGTATATATCATCTTCTATTTATATGACAGGATTAGGAGATTTTGATGATAATTCAAATTACAAAGAAGTAATAGCGTCAACATTTATACATGGTGTATTTTATCCAATATTGTCTGGAAAATGGTATGCAAATGATTTATTTGCGTCTAGTTTTCATATAGATGCTGGTGACGGATATGGTGTAAATATAACAAATTCTGAAATTTCTATCGTTCCATTTTCTGTAGGATCAGCCACATCTAAAATTAATTTTAAAGGAATTGAGACAACAGGTAATATCACATGTCTTGGGACTATAAATGGTAACTCTTCCACTGCAACAAAATTAAAAACTCCACGCACTCTTACGATAGGTCGTGCTGGAAGGGTTTTTGACGGTTCAGATAATATCGGGTGGACTTTGGCAGACATCGGTGCTGCAACACAAAATGAAGTCAATAGTCTAAAATCGAGAATAGAAGCATTAGAAGGTAGAATAAATAGTTAATTATAATAATAAAAAGGAGTCAGAGGATGAAATTAAAAGGAATTGATATCTTAAATATCAGTGAGGTATTTTCGTTTCTTGCTACTAAGGAAGTAAACTTAAATACCGCTGTTACTATTGTGAATAATATAAAAATATTATCTGTACCAAAACAGGTATTAGATGAGAAAAGGAATAAAATTGTTGCCGATTGCGCATTAAAAGAAAATGGACAGGTTGTTACAAACGATGATGGTTCTGTGAAAGAAATTATAAACAAGGAAGAATTTAATAAAAGAATGTCTACTTTGTTTTCAGAGGATGTAGATTTAGATGAATTAAAATCTATTGATATGAAATCATTATCGAACGTAACTATCTCTCCTCAGATGCTTGCAGTCTTAATGAGTTTCAATTTAATTACAGAGGAATAAAACATGAAAGGATGTACAGATTTTGAATATGCTGGTGAAATGCTATCTGATTATGGTATGATGCTCTGTTCTTTTGATAGTGGAGGCGGTATAGAAACTGTCTCTTCTGGAGCAGATGTTACCTTTAATCAGATAAAGCCTATCGGCAGCAATCGCTTTAATTTATATTCTTCCACTTACGATACAGCTTTATCAGCTACTTTTCAGATTTGTAAGAATCCATGTCGATTAAAAAATCAAGAAGAAATGAGACTTTCATTTGAGGAAGTTTCAGCTATACAACGATGGCTGTGTCGTAAAGATGGGTATAAACGCTTTAAATTAGACAAGGAAGGCTATGAATACGTATATTGGAACGGAACATTCAGTTCAAAACAAATTGTCTTAAATGACGCTATAATGGGTTTAGAACTGACATTATATACGGATGCACCATTTGCTTTTATGGATGAAGTATCTACTGAGTATAAATGCTCGGCAGGTACTTCTTTTAATTTGTGGGATAACTCAGATGAGACTACAGATTTGAACAATTCTCTTAGACCAGATATGGAAATTACTATTTTATCTGAAGGAAATTTTAAGTTGACAAATTCTATGGATACAAAATCTTTTATATTAAGAAATTGTAAATCTGGTGAGGTAATAATAATTGATGGGAAAAATCAACTTATTACTTCTTCTCTCTCGTCTCATAATTTAGCAAATGACTTCAACTATTTCTTCCCACGAATTATTAATACTTATGAAGAACGGTGTAACACCTTTACGCCTAATTTAGATTGCAAAATAAAAATAACCTACTCTCCTATTCGGAAAGTTGGAATTTAGGAAGGAGATGTATACAATAAATGAGTTTAGTTTTTAATCAAAAAATCACATTGGACTTGACAATATCAAGAGTGCAGAATGTGTATTGTAGTCAAGATGATGCAGATTCAAGAAATATACTTATTACTTTGTCTGACAATGGGAAACCATATAGTATTCCTTCAGAAGTAAGAATACTTTTAAAAATTTCAAAACCAGACAATACATATGTATATATAGATGAAGATGATGTTGATCATTTGTTTAGGAATGATGATGGTACAATATCCATTATATTGTCAGAACAAGCAACATGTGTACCAGGTATTTGTGAAGCAGAATTACAGTTCATAACTCCAAAAGAAACTATATCTACAAGAAAGTTTAATATTATTGTTAAAAAATCAGTAATAAATGATGAAGAAATAGAATCTGTCATCGAATCTAATATTATTCAAAAAATGATTCGACATTTGATTGATTTTATGAATCCACATAAAGTAAATAAAGAACAAGTTGGACTCGGCAATGTGCCAAATGTTATAACAAACGATCAGACACCAACATATGAAGAAGCTGAGGAATTTGAAAATATCTCTAGTGGAGAAAAATTGTCTATTGCGTTTGGAAAAATTCAAAAAGCCATCTCTTCATTACTTGGACACATTAATAATTTCGATAACCCACATAAAACAACAAAAAGTCAGATTCAATTAGGGAACGTTGATAATACTTCTGATGTTGATAAACCTGTTTCCACAGCACAACAGAAAGCAATTGATGGTGCTTATGCCAATTCAAATAAATACACAGATCAAAAAATAGCAGATTTAATCAATGGTGCTCCCGAAACAATGGATACATTGAAAGAAGTTGCAGATGCCATCGAAAAAAACAAATCTGTTGTAGAAGCATTAGATAAATCTATAGGAACAAAAGCAAATCAAAATGAATTAGATACTCATACAGGAAATGACACTATTCACATTACATCAGATGAAAGAACTAAATGGAATGACGCAAATAACAAAAAACACACACATTCTAATAAATCTGTTTTAGATGGTATTACTTCGGAATTGGTTCAAAAATGGTCTAATGGAAGTTCTTTAACTGGGATCAAAGGAGACGCTGAGAAAAATTACAGAACAGGAAATGTTAACCTCACACCGGAAAACATCGGTGCTGCCACATCAGCTGATTTAACAGCGCACAAAAAAATAGAGGCAATAACAAGCATTGGCAACACTCATCCGCTTGGACATGTTATGGTATATGATGAAAAAGAAGAAGTGACTGGTACAAATCAATGTGCTGTTCCAAGTTTAAATCTTTTCCAGAGTGAAATAAATTTATTAAGCAGCAGTTTAGCAAAGGGTAACTACTTACCATTATCGGGTGGAACAATGACTGGCACTATTATTGGACAACATAAGTTACCAGGTAGTACGGCTTCAGATTCCAATGGAATGGTTCTCGGTGTTCAGACAACAAGCAATACAGGAATTTTTAATGGTAACGGAGATGGAAATGGGGCTGACGTTGCAAATCTAATCATCAAATCATGGTACGGAGTTGGATTTGTAGACGGTTGTTCTGGTCAAGGAATGACTGTCGGAATAGATTGCAGGAGTGGAAACATTACATGCAATTCTATAACAATAAAAAATGTCGGAAGTGTGACAGATTTATTAAATTCCAAGTTATCAACGTCTGCATCCTGTAATAAAAACTGGAATTGGAGTGGTAAAAATGAAACCCCAGCCTGGATATGGGGTGGTAGCGATGGAACTAATATGTATGTCTATAATCCGACATATATCCTGGTTCAGGGAATAAGAAATAGAGTAACAAATAGAGCAATGACTATAACAAATGATAACCATGTTAGAACATATGAATCTAATGGTGTTGGAATGAACGGAGCTATTAGCCTTGGTTCTGGAAATTATAGATTTTCACAATTATACGTTACATCAAGTTCGATATCAACTTCTGATAAAAATTATAAAGATGATATTAAATCACTTACAGATAAGCATTTACAGTTTTTTATGAAATTACAGCCAGTATCATTTTTATTTAAAGATGGTACATCTGGCAGAACACATATCGGTTTTATAGCACAGGATGTAGAGCAGGCAATGTCAGAATGTGGCTTAACAGATCTCGATTTTGCTGGATTCTGCAAAGATCAAAAAATTGACAGTAAATTGGTTGATGGCGAAGAAGTCAACGAACCTATCTTAGATGAAAATGGCAATCCAGAGTATATTTATTCATTAAGGTATGAAGAATTTATCGCATTGAACACATATGTGATTCAGGAGTTGTGGAAACGTGTTGATGCAGTAGAAAAAGAAAACATAGAGACGAAAAATCAGATCAAATCAATGCAGCAGGATATTGCAGAATTGAAAAAAATAAGAGCCTAAGAGCCGATTACATGACCATGTGTTGTGTAGCCGGCTCTTTTAATTCTATTCCAGAAAACAGGGAAAAAGAGAGGAAATAGGGAACTACAAATTAATGTAGTTCCCTATTTTTTACGATTTTTATAATATTTTTCATACCAACGTTCCTTACGAATATATCCGCAATCAATTTTAGGATCAATTTTTTCTTGAAAACTACATTTTGATTTTGATATGCACTCCTCTTCTGCCGATAGAAAATATGGACATTTGTTTATATCTTTATCAAGAAAACATTTCATTTTAGGAGTTCCTTTACATAAATAAATTCTTTATTTTAATTTGTATATATCTCATATAAAAAAAACAGTTTTAACATCAGATATATACAAATAATTAGGTTTGATCTTTTGCACCAATTTTAAAATATTCTGCACCAATTTGACACCAATTAATGCCTACAAAGTAGTATTTTATAGGACAGTATAGTAAATATATTAAAAAAGGAAAGTACAGAAACCTTTGTATTTTCAATACTTTCCTTAATTATACATCTTTTTACAGATTC